GCCAAATGCAAGCATTACAGCATCATGGGCTGCTGCAAGTGGAGCAACTGGATATTCTTGGAGTTGTTCTAATGGTCAAAGTGGAAACGTTACAAGTACTAGCAAAACTATAACCGTATCTTCTGCAGGATCATATTCATTTAGCGTTGTTCCTTATAATGGAAGTGGTAACGGACTTGGGCAAACACAATATTTCACCGTTTATCCTGCACCAACTCCACCTACTGGAACACCTTATGTAAATGCCAATGCTTATGCTGGTAGACTTATTCAATATACATTCAATGATGCAAACGTAAGTGATGCAACCGGATATAGAGCATGGTTAAATAACGGATCAACAGACACATACTTGGGAGAGGTTTCGCCATATACTACTTATCAAGTTACGGCTGGGGCTGAATGGTTTAACTATGTAATTAAAATTATTCCATACAATGGTGTTGGTAATGGTAGCACAGGTACAGCAAGTGTAAGAACATTGGATGAGACGCCTCCAGTAGTTAGTGCTAGTGTGACAAATATAGCTGATACAACGATTAGAGTAAATTATTCGGCAAGTGATTCTGGAAGCGGTGTAAATGGATATAAGATTTCCGTTGGTTACGGATGGAATCTTGCCTTTGAAAGTTTAAGTGAGCGTTCCACGGTTTATAGTGCTGGTTATTTGGATTTGGGTGGATTTGCAGCTAATACAAACTACACAATTGGTGTAAGAGTAACAGATGTATCTGGAAATTATTCTACATACTTGACGAATATAACAACACTTAGATCAGTTCCAAGCGCTCCCGTAACAATTGCTCGTTCAGAAGGTGGAATGACACTAAGTTGGTCAGCGGTTTCAGGAGCTACAGCATATCAACTCGACTTTAAGCCAAATGTAAATAGTGTATGGCAAACAGTGCAAACAACTGGAACATCTTATGCATTAACTGGTTTGAGCTATGGATTGCTTTACAATTTTAGAGCAAGAGCATATACAGACAATTGGTCTAGTTACTCTGGAACAAATAATGCTACTGTAAATCCAAAAACTCCAACTATTAGTGGTACATACAACGGAACAACGGTTTCCATATATACTGCTGGATTATCTGGAACAACATTTGACTCAATAGTAATTGAAAGATTGACTCAAGCGGGAGCTTATGTTGACCAACAAGTCGTAACAACAAGTGGAGCAGGAGTTGCTTGGAATCTTTCATCTAGTGTTGTTGCACAATATAAATTTAGAGCGTATTCGGTAGTCGGATCATTAACAAGTGTGAATTACTCTAACTACTTAGAGTTTACAAGACCGCTTGATTTCAACTGGACTGGTGGAAATAAAGTTGCTGGTAATCAAGTAATTATATTGGCTAGTGATTGGAATACTTTGCAAGCAAGAATTAATGAGTTTAGAGTTTATAAGGCGTTAGGCGTAACATCATTTACATCTGTTTCAATTGGAAATACAATTACCGCAGCCTTGTATAATCAATTGGCAAATGCCATAAATCCAATGGGGTCAACTGGTGGTCAAATAGCTTTGGTTTCTCAAAATGAACAACTAACAGCATATGCCATCAATAGATTGACAGCATGTCTGAATACGGTGTATTAGACTTGACAAATGACAGATAAAATGGTATAATAATATTATAATAAAGGAGGTTTGTTTAAATGGAAAATTATTTTATTTACAATGATCCGATTCGTATTGTATGGAGAAAAGGAGACTCATCTGAACCATACGTTGATAAAGTAGAATCGCAAAAAGTAATAAACAATATGGTAGTGTTAACAGAAATTCCAGATGAATTTACTCATGTGTCTATAAGTGGATACACAGAAATTTATGAAGGAACACCTTCTACATATCAATTCATTGTAAATTATGAAAACGGTATCATTACCTTCCATGCTTCGCAAGAAGGTTTGACAATATCAAATATGACATATAAGGGAAGAGGGTTTATCCTTTATCCTGCTTCACGTATATACGGACATAATGATAATCCAGATGTTACTATAACGTTACAACAAATAATTGATTTAGGAGTAGAGGCTTTAGATGCGTTAGCTCAATTGATTGTTGCTATTGCAAACGCAGAAGCAGCTACTGCTCTTGCAATAACCCAAGCTGATTATGCGAAAGCTCAAGGAGATTATGCAAAAGCAGAGGGAGATTATGCTAAGTTCTCTGGGGATTCGTTAGTATTTAAAGGGACTTATGCTGCTGGAACGGAATATGTTGCTAGAAATATGGTTTATTACAATGGTGCTACATATATGGCAATTGCAACAACCACAGGAAATGTTCCAACAAACGTTACATATTGGAAGAAAATAGGTAGCATGGTTTGGAAAGGCACATATGCTTCTGCTACAGCTTATACATATGGCGATTTCGTGACTGATGCTAGTAACTACAATTTGTATATGTCAATTTCCGAATCAAATACTGGTCAATTGTTAACAAATACATCTTACTGGAACAAGATGATAACCGTACAAGGAGTTGTAGACGCTGCAGTTTTGGCAACTACAAATGCCAATACTGCAACAGGTTTAGCTAATACAGCTACCGCAAACGCTAACACGGCTAGAGATGCTGCTAACGTAGCAACAGGTTTAGCTAATACAGCAACTAATAACGCCAATGAAGCTACTACAAATGCCAATATAGCTACTGATGCTGCCAATGATGCTGCTGATGCTGCAAACATAGCAACTACAAATGCAAATAATGCTACAATCAATGCTAATGATGCGGCTGATGCTGCTAATACTGCTAAGACCAATGCCAATGAAGCTACCGAATTAGCAAACGAAGCAACTAATAGTGCTAATATAGCCACGGATGCTGCCAATGATGCGGCTGATGCTGCCAATACTGCTAAGACCAATGCTGATATTGCCACATCTCTAGCTAACATAGCTAGAGATGAAGCGAATGATGCAGCTACGAATGCTAACGCTCAAGCTGAATTTGCACAAACACAAGGGAATTATGCTAAAGATTCTGGTGATGCTTTTGTTCACAAGGGAGACTATAGTGCAGCTATAGTTTATATGCCTAGAAATATGGTTTATTACAATGGATGCACTTACATGTGTATTTTAACAACTACATTGGGAACATTGCCAACAAATACAACATATTGGAGAAAGATTGTAGCCTTCAATTGGAAGGGTGTTTATAGCACATCTATAACTTATCAATACGGAGATTTTGTAATTGATTCTACAAGTCAAAAAATGTATCTTTGTATAAAAGATTCAACACTTAATGTAGCATTGAGTGTAGTTGCAAATTGGGCACCAATTTTAGATATTTCAGCAATTGTCACTGCTACAATAACTGCTACTACAAATGCGAATACCGCAACAACTAATGCAAACACTGCTACGACTAATGCTAATGATGCCACAGCATCAGCAACTAATGCTGCAACATTGGCAAATAACGCAGCGACAGAGGCAAACACAGCTAAGACCAATACGGAAGCGGCAACGATTGCGGCTAATACGGCTACAACCAATGCAAACAACGCAGTAGATACCGCTAATTCATTGGTAGAAAGAACAGTATCAAAGGGAGTTTATAGTGCTTCAACAACGTATTATCCTAATAACGTTGTAACATATAATGGTTCAAGTTATATGTGTACAGTACAAGCACTAAATAAAGTGCCAACGGACACTGGATATTGGCAATTGCTTGCTTTAAAAGGTAACGATGGTACTGGTTCTGTTGTTAGTCTCACTTCACTCAATGATGATATAGTAGTTGCTGGAACGGTTCAAAATCCTGACTTAGCGATAAGTTCTACGCTTAAAACAATTTGGAATGACAAGTATACAAAAGCAGAGATAGATACGCTTATAAGTCAAGCAACTTCCAATGTTGAATGGAAAGTAGCAGTAGACACATATGCAGATATTGATACATCGTATCCAAATCCGCAAGATGGATGGACTGTAAATGTCAAAGATACGGATTACACTTATCGTTACACTGGAACAGAATGGATTCCAGTTTCCGCGAATTCGATTCCAAATGCATCTTCAATTGCCGATGGTAAAATGTCGATTAGTGATTTCAACAAATTGGCAGCAATTAGTGTTCAAGCGAATAAAACGTCACATAGTTCAGTTAATGGACAAATTCTAATTGATGGCGCAGAAAATGTTGTTTATGTTCATCCAACTACCGCAGGCAACAAACACATTCCTGCTGGCGGAAGCGCTGACAACTTCTTAAAATACGGATCAGATGGAGCAGCAATTTGGGCAACTCCTACATTATCGAAGCTTGCCGATGTAGCAATTACAAGCCCATCATCATCTCATGTATTAAAATATAATGGAACTAATTGGATAAACAGTAGACTAACATTTGATGATATTGGAAGTGGAACATCAAACGGTGATTTGGTTACAAATTTAAATGCTGATATGGTCGATGGATATCATGCATCAGATACGGTAGCAGCAAACACAGTTGTAGCAAGAGATGGTTTTGGAGATGCGCAAATTCGTAGACTCAGATTAACAGCAGAACCAGGAGTTGCACCTTTAATAGTTACCTCCGATGTATTTGTAGGAAATTTAAATGCTGACATGGTTGATGGGTATCATTTAAATCAAAATTTAGTAACTTTTGCTACACCAACATTTGTTGGAGTAGAAACTACCGGAAGCTATCCTATAGTTGCAAAAAAGACTGGGTTCAAGAGTTGGACAATTCACCATCCCGAAACAGATGATCTTGTTTTTGCACCATCATTGTCTGTAAATGATGTAGATTGGGACTGGGGAAATTCCTTTACTCTTAGAGAAAATGGTGACTTTGATGTTTATAGTGTAACTCTAAGAGCAGAAGAGGGCATAGCGCCATTAGTCGTTTCGAGCACTACTCTTGTAGAAAACTTGAACGCACATATGTTAGAAGGACATTATGCAAGTACAATGCCATCTCCAGATACAGTTGTAGTTAGAAATGCATTAGGGGAAGTGTATGGTCTCATTGCATCTTCGGCAACTTCATACAGTTCTGGCATAGCTTCTGGAGTAGCGTGGAGAAGACTAGCTGAAACTGATATTACCACTGGTCAAAAAACAGCAACATTTGAAATAAATTGGTCTACTGGTTCAGTGGCTGGTTATGCAACTATTCAAATAGGGTTATCCGGAATATCTGGACCTTCTATTACACAAATTTCATTTGGATCATCAAACACAGCGATCGGTATAGTAAAAGCGAGACTTGTATATCATGCCACATCAACAGGATACATTGCTGCATTTGAGGTTTATAAAACCACACAAGCAATTATTTCTTTCAATGTCAACATGATAGGGTCAACAGGATGGAGTCTTTTAACGAATGGAGCAGTAGGAAATTTGCCTACAGATTATACTTCAACTGAACTTACTTTCGTACATGGATTTGCTACTGATGGAGTTTTGTCATCTGGTCTTGTTAGTAGTACAGTTGCACCTTTAAAAGTTGCAAGCAATGTAATGGTTGCTAATCTTAACGCACAATACTTATCTGGATTCCAAGTAAGTTCAAGCTCTACAGCTTGGAATATCCCAGCACGTGATGAATATAGAAAGATTGCAGAAGTTGCTGCTACACGTGCTGTCGTGAAAGACTTACAACTAGCAATCACATCTGAGGTTGTGGTAGCGACATTTACAGCGCCTACATCACCAACAACAGCTATTTATACTGTAAAAATATATATGAGATGTACTGCTGCTAGAAATGTGTCTATTACTATTAATTACACTGATGCATCTGGAACACATAATCGTGTAGTTAATTCAATAAGTAATACAATGCCAATTGATGTTTATGACTTTATTCCAATTACATTATTGGTTAATGCGTCTAGCGCAATTAATGTCGTAGCTAAAACAACAGTTGCAAATTCGGTTTACATTTCAGCAGTAATATCAGAAGAGGGGTAATTTAATGACAAATATAGTATCTGGACTAGGTGTAGCTAACGCTACACTTAGTGATATAACCTATTATGTTCGCACTGATGGAGATGATAGCAATACAGGATTGGCGAACACATCAGCAGGAGCCTTTAAGACAATTCAAAAGGCAATTGACTCAGTTCCAAGAGTAATTAATCACATTGTTAATATTATAATTGCAGACGGAACATATGCAGAAGATTTGAAGATTAATGGACTTGAAATTGGAGGAATGAGTAATGGTAATTTCGCATCATTTACTTTAACAGGCAACGAAGCAAATGCAACATTGGTAAAGGTTAATAGCATATACATACATTCATGTTTCGGAGCATTGGGAATAGTTGGATTAACCGCAACAACAACAACAACTGATGGGATTATAATTAATCGTTGTGTAGGATTTAGACTCAACTTCTGCCAAGTTTTAGCAGCAGCTTCTTTTACTGGAGTAACAGTTTACTTCTCAACTGGAGTTATTTCGGGAGGGATATATAGCAATAGAAGTGTAGGTGTAAATATTAGTACTAGTTCGCAAGTTACTATAGGATATGTTAGCGGAACAGGTAATGTCATAGGCGTAGGTTCGAATGATGGATCATTTACAACGAAGACTGAAAGTACCATAACTGGCACAACGCCAGAGGCTATTGTTAATGGGACACTTACATCAGGAGTTCTTAATCCAGAGAAAGATAAGACAACTGCAGACATCACATATTATGTGCGAACCGATGGAAGTGATAGCAACACAGGTCTTTACGATACGGCAGGTGGAGCATTTAAAACGATTCAAAAAGCAATTAATATGATTCCTAAGATCATTAACAATACCGTTTTCGTTTATGTTGCGGACGGCACATATGCCGAAGACCTTTCTGTTAGAGGGTTTAAATGCGGAGCTGGCGGCGGGCTTCAAATTACGGGAAATGAGGCTAGTCCTCAGTCAGTTAAGATCAACAGTATGGAACAGCATTCAAACTTTGGATTGGTTACTGTAGTCGGTTTTGCAGCCACTACAACAACCGTCACGGCGTTCACCATTAATCGGTGTGTTGGATTCCGCCTCAACAGTTGTCAAGCCATTGTCGCGACCTCTGCAAACTATGGGGTTATTGTTTACTTTTCCGTGGGCGGCATAGCAAATTGCGTGTTCAGCAATAAAAACATAGGCATAGTCGTTGACATTTCTTCACAGGTGGACATTGTTTACACTGGCGGCACAGGTAATACGGTTGGCATCAGTTCCCAAAACGGGGCGCTTCTCACGAAATTTGCAAATACCATAACTGGCACAACGCCAGAGAGTATAGCCGGGGGTACAATAACCTCTGGCGTGCTTAACCCATGGGGAGATAATACAAGTAGTCTACGTGCCAGCGGAGAATTATCAAGGTCATTAGCAACGGCGACACAGAGCATAGCGGCATATACCGTGACCAAGATTCTATTTTTAAATACATATGCCAATCAAAAAGGAATATGTGATCTGCCGAATTCAAAATTTATAATCCCCGAAGACGGCGTATATTTAGTGTCACTGCGCGTGGGGATTGATTTCGCCGCTTCGGCATATAACAACAGGCTATTAGGCTACATTGCAATTAACGGCGGTATAAATGCTCAAACGGGAGATGGGACAATACTAGCAGGAATTGCTGGAGGGACTGTTTCATGCACATATCAGATAGGAATAGCGAAAGGGAATACGGTTGAGTTTTATGTTAATTCTTCAGCCGCCGCAACAATTAGTAACAATGATAATTATACACATGCAAGCATTATCAGAGTAGCGTAAAGGAAGGAGAGTTGAGAATGAATATATCACTAGCGGTTATGCATCTATATCCACATTTAGTCTACATGCAAGACTTTATTGTTCAAGATGATGGACCAGAATGCGTACTTCGCCCTGAATATGATGGCAAAGGTAAAGTACGCTATGAAATAAAAGCACCAGAAAATGAAGAGGAATCAATTGAAGGAGTCCACTATTTTTACAGAGTTGACTATAGTTTACTTGTAGAAGGTGAAGATTACGATATTGTAGAGCGTGGACCTTATATTTCTGTTTGGAATATTGATGCTCCAATTCCTACACAAGAAGAATTACAATCTGCTTGGGAGGCATACTTAGAAGCAGAGAACAATAAACCATATGTTCCAACAGAAATCGAGTCACTTAAAGATGAGCTAACTAATACTCAAATAGCTCTCACAGATACGTATGAACAGCTTTTAGCTTCACAGGATGAGACGACAAGTGTTCAAGAGGCTTTGGTTGATGTGTACGAACAATTATTAGCATTAATTGATTCAGTAGGAGGAGGAAATTAATCATGGCAAAAGTTTATGCTGATCTTATTAAAAAAGGTATAAAGACAATAGAAGACGTTCCAACAATTCTTAGATCACAAGTTGAAGAATTGTTGACGAATGTTTAATAAGATAGGATTACTACTTGTAAGATGTGGAATTTCGCTTTTGAAAGGAGGTGATACAATGTCAGTAGTTTATGCATCACTTATTGTTAAAGGTATAAAGACATTTGCTCAAGTTCCTGAAAAGCAAAAGGAAGCGGTTCACAACTATCTTTTTGCACTTGATTTAGATGACAATGGAAATCCTTTAGTGTAGTTTAACTTTACAATCTTTGACAAATACAAGATAAAATGGTATAATAACAGTAAAAGGAGAGCGGAACTTTGCTCTCCTATTTTTTATTATTTTACAATGGAGGGTAGAAAATGTCTGAGAATTATACAACAAAAGAATTGATGGAAGCGATTTACGAAGTAAGAGACAGAGTTACACGTATTGAAGAAAAGTTAAATCGTGCTGAACGTTTAGAAGATAAGGTAGACGAAGCTATTGATAGTGCAGATGATGCAATGAAAGTAGCAGATGACGCTTTGGGTCTAGCAAAAGCAAATAGAGATGAACTTAATAGCATGAAATCAAATTCTAAATGGGCTTGGGGATTTGCTATTACGTTAGCTATTGCATTGATAGCTGAATATTTTGGAATCAAGATTACGTAATTGGTAGAAAAGAGGTGATACGATGTTTAAGTTTTTCCGTCATGGGTTCTCACTAGATGAGTTCAAGGTAAGTACACTTGTTATTGGATTTATAGCTGTTCTTGTATCATCTATTTTTGCTTACTTCATGTTTGGTGATATAACAAACAACTTACTTTCGTTGCTAGAAACGCTAATTTATTCAATCGCTGGTGTGAATGCTGTAAATGGAGTTGCTTCAATCGTAGACAAACAAAAGGCAAAGACCATTGTTAATGTAGATACTGACACTGTTTCAGTTGACACAACAACATCGGTTGATGCAATCAATGAATCAAATGAAAGTCCGCAAGACGAATTTAAAATTTAAGGAGGTGCAACAAAAAATGAATATTGTACAAAGTTTACTGACCAAAAATAAATGGTCTAGACCTGGAACAAAAATAGGAAAAGTAAAAGGGATTGTTATTCATTACACGGCAAGTCCAATGGGAAAAGCTGCGTCTGTTAGAAACTTTTTCGAGAATCGTAAAAGTGGAACAGGTGGATTCGGTAGCGCTCATTTCATTGTCGGTCTTCAAGGCGAAATTATTCAATGTTTGCCATATGAGGAATTAGCTTATCATGTAGGATCAACGGAGCAATACACGAAAGACGCGCTGAGTCGTCTTAGTACGTACCCTAACAATTGCACTATCGGAATCGAAATGTGTCATCCTGACGCTTCTGGCAAGCCTACACTTGAAACGTTACACGCAACTATCGAATTAGCTGCATTTTTGCTTAAGAAGTATGGTTTAACATACAAGGATTTATGGACTCACAAAGAAGTTGTTGGCTGGAAGATATGTCACAAATACTATGTAGAGAATCCGTCAGAATGGATTAATTTTAAAAATTATGTAAATGAAGAAATGAATCCTGTCGTTAAAGCCCCAATCACAAATGAAGGAGGAGTTAGTGTGTCTATTACAAAATCACAAGAAACAATTGGAACAACAGCAATTAAAAGTCTTGTTACCGAAGGATTAATTGATAGTCCTGACTATTGGTTGCCACGTTTAGGTGAGTCTACACAAAATTGGTTATTCTTTGAAATGATGCGGAGACTTAATGCAAGAATCGAAGAAGTAAAGAAAAATAAATAAGGGGGATAAAATATAATGGAATTAGCACTTATTATTGGTGTAGCTATTGTAGTTATTTTAATTGGATTCATTGGAGTACCTTGGCTTCAAAAGAAAGGGTATTTGACAAAAGCCTCTAATGAAACTACAAATCAAATCATGGAACTAATTGGTCTTGTATTGAAAAACATTGATTTTGAAAACGACAAAACAAAAAGTCAAATCGACACTGTATTTGATGTATGTCATAAAGTAGTTCAATATGTAGAGCAAATATCTGTTAATGATGACAATGAAATTAAGAAAGCATTAGCAGTAAAATTAACGATTGGTGTTCTTGAAAAGTTGAACTTAGAACTTACAGATGCCAATAAATCATTAATTGAAATTGGAATTGAAGCCGCAGTTAATGCATTGCCTAAAAAATAAGAGATGAGCGGAGGTGTTCGTTGATGTATTGGAACGCTGATTCTATTGTTGACAAACTAAGAGCTGGTACTATTGACGATCCATATGTAGACAAAGATGAATCTCTAAAAATATCTAGTGGTCAAGTACAATTAGATGAGTTGCCATATACTCCTTATGGAGTATTGGTAACTTCATATGGTGAAAGCAAAACGCCAGTTAATTTGACCAACACTTTATTTTATGTTGATTACAAAAATGGAATTGTTTATTTTAACGAATCGGAAAATGGAAAGTTTGTAAATGTAAAATATAAAGGTATAGGTTATCAATCTATTCCTGCAAGTAGAATTTGGACACAACAAAAAGATGGCAATATATCTCAAACATTACAATCAATTAAGAATTCAACTTTAGTGTCCTTATTTGACTTTGGAGCCAAAGGTGACGGAGTAACGGATGATACTGTAGCAATTCAAAGATGTTTTGATACAATATCACCTTCAACTACGGTATTTGTTCCAGATGGAGTGTTCATTGTTTCGGGAGTAAGAGCTTATCAGAAGTCGAGATTGAACATAGTTAGTAATGGTGGAACATTTAAGTTGAAAAATAATTCAACAAAACCTGTATTAAAATTGGAAGAATGTCCATACTCCTCAATAAGAGGATTGTCGATTGATGGCAACAAAAACAATCAAACGAATTTAAATGATGGAATTGTATTCAAAGCAACGTATTTCTCTTTGATTTTACATTGTAGAATTGTTGATTGTAAAAGGGATGGATTACAGATCATAGGATACTATGATAGCATAGATACAAGCTTATTTAGAGGTTGTGATGAAGTGCATGTAAACAATTGCTTCATTCAATCAAATGCAAGATATGGGTTATTTGTGGATTCCGTAGCTGATTTATCTATCAATGACAATAACATTGAATTTAATGGAGATAATGGAATAACATTAACACAAACTACTGGAATACCATCTGGAAATATATCAATTGTGAACAACCAAATATTAAGCAATGATGGTCATGGATTTGAAATATTAAGTGATACATCTAGAATGATGATTGGCTACAATCACATAAGAAACAATGGTAAGCTTGGATTGAGATATATTGGAGGAAAACAATTCAACATATCAAACAACAATATTCATTTAAATGGTAGGTTATTCCCATATTCTGCTGCAATCATAGTAGGGTATGCAAATAGTGGAATAATTATGGGGAATATGATATCGTGTACTGATTTTAGTCCAACTCAAGGATATGCAATAGAGTTGGTAAGTGTTAATTCGATTATAGTTACAAATAACTTGTGTCAAAATAACCTAACTGCAGGAATTAATCTACAAGATTGTACAGCAATTAAGATTGCTATGAATATTGGTCTGAGTGATGCAACAATAGCATAAGAAAAATGCCCTTAACTAATTTGTTAAGGGCATTTTTTTGTATTATTTTTTAAGTTTAAAACTAGAACACACTAAATTGTTGTCAATTTCATCTTGAATGCGTCCTTCTTTGGCTTTGACAAGCAATGAACAATTTCTAGCATATCTACTACAATTCTTGCAAGCGCTTTCAAATTTGTCTAAAGCTAATTGATTATCAAATATCCCAATGTAATCTACCGGATGTATGTGTAGTTCCATGTGTGGGTTATCTGCATCATAGTATATCCGTTGTGTTCGATTTAATACACGACTATCATTGTCATATGCAATTCCCTCTAAAGCATCACAAAGGAGTTTCAATAGATTGTTGTCATCTCTTCCCTTTTTGTTAAAATATATAATGGAGTCCATATATATGTAATTTTCTTTCGTATAATCAAAATCCCACATTTGACTCTTCATTTGATTTTTAACTGCTTTTTGTATAAGTGCTTTAGACATCTTCCCTTCGGCGCTTAATACTCTTGCTCCAGTAGGCTCACTCTTTCTTGATTTAGCATTGTACTTGTACTGATTGACGTATAACTTGTTTAGTGAAGTTGGTAACGGGATACTTAATTTTAATTCCATTGTGATATTCTCCTTTTATTCTACGAACAAAAACAGAGAGGTGGAATAAATCCCCTCTCTACTAGGTACTTATATTATACCATTTTATCTTTCATTTGTCAAGTCAAAGTTCTGAGAGCCTTCTTTTTATCAGCCTTCATAACTTCTTGATTTAAATATTTGTCAAGATGATCTAAATTAGCAAGCTTTGAAACATTCCACATTTCATCAATGCTTACATATGCTCTTGGAATCAGCTTTTTCTTTTCATTATCCATATGAGTACCATGTCTTGTTGCCTTTTTGCTTATTTCTTTTACCATACGTGCTGATATCATATATAGTCCTCTTGTTTCAAAATGAGGACGATAATCAACGTAAATAAGAAGGAAGGCATTTTTGCCATGTTTCAAGTAACTATTGATCTTTGGGAGATCAATAGTTACTAATTTTGAAGGTTGAAGTCTATGATATTCCATTGCCTTAAAAAAAGGTGACTTTCTTACTTTTGGATCAATTGGAATTTGCAACATAAAGTCAGCTTTTGTTAAATCATTTTTGTCATTTCGTTCAATTTCAAAACCATGATGTTTTGTGTATTGCATGAAATACTTCTCAAAAGCAAAGCCATCACTCCTATTTTGAATTCCTTTTGCCATGTTTTTTTGTTCCCTTCGCTTTCACAATAGCTTTGATGATTTTAATAGTGTCCTTGATTTTTCCATATTCATTCGTAATAACATAGTCGTATTTAGTACGATGAGTTTGTTCTAAATCAAATGTCTTCATTCTTTCTCTAACGTTGTGCTGTGAGTCTCCACGTGCAAGCATGTTAGCAATTGCATCTTCTTTGCTTGTGTAAATCCAAATAGTAACACAATTATCGTGAATAGCCTTCAATTGTTCCATGCCATTTGAATCTACGATGATATATGCATCACCTTTATTTAACTTTTTCTTAACTTCATCCCATGAAACTCCATAAAAGTTACCATTGGGATCATTTGGAGGATATTTAGTTTTTTCAATCATGTCTCCTGTTTTATCTATTTCTTCAAAGCGTTCTTTTGATATGAAGTGATAGTCTACTCCATCTTTTTCGTTTTCTCTGATTATTCTAGTTGTATAGCTAAGAGTCTCTACTTTGCTACCCATAGCTTTCCTCATAATAGTTGTTTTCCCTGCTCCAGAAGGAGCAGAGATTATAAATAGCGTATTCTTAGACTTCATCAATCATGTACCCCCAATTCTTTTGCAAGACTATTTAAATAATATTTTATTTCATGTTTTGTCATTGGGGAAAAAAGATCAATATGAACAGTCTCTCCAATATTAGGTCTGCCCCAATCATCAACTGGTTTCATAATTTGTTCCATCTCATTGATAAGCATCATAAGGTCAATGTATTTGACTTCCTTGTAAAATTCATCACTAGGCACGTATCCAAGATATTTCATGTAAATTGCATTTTGTACTTCTTCTTCAAGCTTCATATAGTCTGGAAGAAGTTTCTTAAACGGAGATGCAATATCATTAAGATATGCTTCCGAAAAATCATGTAGTAAGAAGCACTTTTGGACTTCTTTACTCATTCTAAGCATACTAGCCAACCAAACTCCACGTACTGTATGTTCGCCAACTGTATAGTCTCTTGTGCGTCCATGAGAAGTGAATCTGTTGTTGCCACTTAAGGCATGAAAAATGTCTTCGAGGCAAAATGATTCAGGTGTAGGATTTTCAGCATAAAACTTTTTAAGTGTATAAGTAAGGATATAGTTGTGAACGTTATTTTGAGTAGTCAATATAATTCCTCCAATATTTTTAGAGAGAGGATAATCCTCTCTCATTTTAATTTTATCTTACTCTTGTACTTCCTTCTTTCCATTGTCAAACCAATTGATAGGTCCATCAAGAACAAAGTCACAAATGCCAAGACTTAATGACTCTTGAGCATCAATAAACCAATCGTCTTGTTCTTTTTTAACTTTATTTAAAGTGTCTTTATTAATCTTTGTTTTGTCTTCAACGTAAAGATCATACAAAGCTTGAAGATTTTCAAGGTTTGTAACTGTCAATTGTTGTTTTGTTAACTTTCCTCCATTCCAACTTGCTACTTCATGATACATAGCATAAGAATGTGCGCCCATAAATCTAGTATGACCTGCCAAGAATATTGCGAATCCCATAGAGGCACATACTCCATAGCAAACAGTAACTACGGGAGTCGTGCTTGTTTCAATGGCATCAACAATTCCCCAACCGCTATACACTTCTCCTCCTGGAGAATTGACAATAAGAATAATTGGAGGTCTGTCGTATCCGATTTTTTGAGATTCCATAAGATCATCATACACATTGAAGTGTACAATTTTATGAATGATATCTCCTACACTATTGTAATCTACTTCATTTGAAAACATGATAATACGCTCTAGGTGATTATTTGACATGTTGTTAGCTCCCTTTAGGATGATTTATATCTTATAATTCGTCCCTTTCTATTGATTGTAATTGGCGCAATATGAAAGGAATAATTTTGATTATATTTCTTTTTAAGAATTGGACGACAAATGGCTTCTTCTTTTTCTTGTTGAGTACCATATGACCATCCTATTAAGATAGGACTGCCTTTCCCTCCTGTAGCATATACCATTGCTGACGGCTTATCTACACACATAACGGGCGTAACTGACGGTCTTTCGCAACACACATACTACTCCTCCTCTTCAACATACCTCAAAGTAATATCGTAAGATATAGTGTTTTTCGAAACAACTTCAAGTAACAAGGCTTCAAATTGAGCTTCGTTCTTGTGATTGTACATTGTGAATTCTTGTCCTTCATACGGTTCAAGAATAAGCATGTTTGGCAAATTACCATAATTACGCTTATCAACTTCTCCTGTAGGAAGCTCGATCTTTTCAACGTTGTTGTGTTTGTTGAGATATATTTTTATCATTTATTATTTCTCCTGTATTCGTAATTGCATTCTTTTGAAGTCTCCATCATATGCAATAATATGGAAGTAATAACCTTCTTCGTTAAAGCTTTGTACTTTTGCAAGATAAACACACGACATTTTATCTGTATTGTCAAAGTGTTTAGATAGTATTTCGTAATAAAAAGAATCGTTACAATAAACTTCTCCAACCTTATAATCGCCATAACAATTACAAGGATATTTGTAGTGGATAGGAAGATGACAATTTGGACAAACGCCAGCTACATGTTCCATTACACAACAACCCAAGACTTTGAGTTAATAAGATGTAGTACTTCTGTTTTTTCGTAAATAGTAGCATCAATAATTCCGTTGAAATCAGTCCATAACACAATGACAATGTCGTTGCGTTGATCTGTTTTAGCTGTAAATTTTTTATCTTTATTGTTGCCTACTATAAATTCAAATCTTTCTTCAGGAAGTTCGGTGATGTAATGTCTTTTATTCCATTCGTCTTGCATAGCAACAAGTTTAGCAACAATTGTATCAATGTCACTTAATCCAATTCCTATAGTTTCACCACGACTTTCAATTTCAATCAAATCAAAATGTTCTTTGTATGCCTCTGGTGTATTCTTTGGACTTCCATAAGTCCATCTAAGATTAAGATCAATATTCATTATACATTCTCCTTTTGTGTGATAATCCATGATCCTTTTTTGATACGATTAATAATAAAGTTATTGCTTGCTCCATAACCGAAAATACTATAAAGATCAGATTTCATCAATTTGCTTGTTTTAGGATCAATCCAAGATGCAATTACATTTCCATCATTACAAAAACGACAGTCATAGTTGAGGTCTACGCCCTCATTCATTAAATCTTGACGAAAAAATATAAACTCTTCGCCATCAAGCAATCTTCTAAAATCAACTCCCCAATTGACTTTTGCGATTTGAGGATACGATAATGCTTCTTTGTGATTGTTGACATAGAACACTTTCTCATATTTGAATTGCTTGAAGTAGTGATAATCAAAATCAATCATAGATACTACTTTACTTGAAAGGCGTGACCAATATCCTTTATCATTAAAGATAAATTTGTCACCTTGTTTACATGTTCTTCCAACATACGTTTCACCTTGTTTAAAGTAGTTAGAAGATTCACCCTCAAATTTAATCAAGAACATTTTTACCATTTTTACATATCTCTTTTTTGTCAATGTTAATAATCTACTTGAGATGATACAAAAATTTGCAAACCATTTTTACCGCCATAATCCCACATTTTTACCCATGGATATGTTCCTTCGGGGAGGATAAAAGTTCTCATTTCACCATGAGCAATGTCACCTTGTTTATCCATTTGAATACCATGAAGAATTGTCGCTGGATGAATGCCAACAATGCGGTTTGTGTCGTTGTAGTATTTGAATTTCATATGATCACCTCATTTAATAAGTGGTTTTTTAAGAGCTTCAACAACTTTGTCAACAAAAATATTGCGAACTGCTTTTTCGAATTGTTTTATCAGATCATTTTCTAATGTATCAATTTTTGTCATAAGTAAATCAAAATTATCAAGGAAGTCGAGTTTGTATATAAAATCAAGTTTACTTCTTAAGATCATAAAATCCATTTTCAATCTTGTTTCATCAAGTTCCAAGATGTTTTTTGCCATAATTTTTTCAGTCCATTTAAGCACAACTTCCTTCATGTCTTTGTTGAAAGTTTCGATTATCAACAATGTAGTTACGCTTCTTTCTTTTTTCTTTATGATTTCATTTAACCAATCGCTACTCCGCACATAAATCCATCCTCTCAAATTTTAATTTACATAGATAAAATATAAATTTTATCTACCAGTAGCGACCCCTCAAATGTCAATAAGATATTGGGATTTAAAATGCAACTTACTTAAAGTAAGCATCTCAAATCCCAATAAGTTTGTTAGTCCATCTTCAAAATAATTGGAGTTTTTAAATGTGCATCTTTCAAATCTTCATACAACAATTGAATTCTTTCTGATTGGAGCGACATAATAGATTTAATCATAGATTTCAATCCATTTGCAATAATCGTATCATCAAGAAAGTCTTTGCTTACACGTTCACCAATCATTTCCATTCGTGCATCTACTTCCGCAATCTTTAGAAATGTTCCAATAATTATATCATTTTCTGCAAGTTCTCTTATAAATTGTAGCAATTCCTTTTCGTCTTCTTTGTTCATAGTGCCTCCCGGTGGTTGTTTCTTTTTTCATTTTATCTTACATTCGTTAATTTGTCAAGCGATATCTTGAACATTTTTCCAAGTAATATTCTATCTCTCCCGTTTTAACCCATTTATCATCCACCTTTTTATTCTTCTCTCTTTCAGAGATAGCCAATATTTTAATCATATCTCCAACTTCAAATGCTTCAATGTCCTTTCTTCCAAAGAACTTGTCTTTCTTAACTTTGAATTGGAATATTTCGCCTGACTTAAATACGTAACAGTCAAATTTTGGAGTGTATTTCATGTCAATGTTCAATACGCCTACAATTCGACCTTTCATCTCAGGAAACTTGGATAGAATAAATCCGTAATGTTCTCTCTCAAACATAATTGTATCCATTGGAGAGTATGGTGCAACTTCTTCCATGTTGGATTCAAATAAGTGCAATCCTTCAATTCGTTTTACTTTTGTTGCTGGTTTGTGTTTCTTGTCATATCTTACCTTGCCCTCAACGAACTCATCAACAATGTCTATCAACTTTTCCGGTTTGCCAAATTCATTAAAGTATCCAAGACGAATCAAGATATCAAGTTGTTTGCTATTAACAATAGTAGTTTCTTTTAGGTCTACAAGTAAGTCAACAAAGTACTTGTAATCTTTATCAAGAGTTCTCACCTCTTCTCCAATTTGTCTGTTGCAATGTTTAATGAGAGAAAGACCGTAAGTGATTCCACCATTCTCAACTACACACAATGGAGTAGTGTTTCTAAACGATGGAGTGTTAAATTTAATACCTAGTCGTACTGCTTCCTTATATGCTATTTCGAATTTTTCACTCTCCTTGCCTTCGAGTGAATTCAACCATGCACACATGAATTCAAGTGGATGATTCTTTTTGAGGAATGCGCAAATGAAAGCTATGATGGCATACGCTTGTGAATGAGCTTTGTTGAAAGAATATTTGGCGAACTCAAGCATATCCGCCCACAGTTGGTCAACTTGTTCTTTCGACCATCCACGTGCATACAACCCTTCGCGCAATTCTGGTTCTGCTTGTTTTAGCTTCTTAATATCTTTTTTACCTGTAGCTTGACGCAAAAGATCAGGATTTCTCATATGTGCCAATCTTCCAATCTCAATTAATTGCTCTTGGAATACAATAATACCATACGTAATTCTTAACACTTCTTCGAGGTCTTTGTTTAAATACTCAAACTTCTCAAGTCCATGCATACGATTTATATAATTGTCAATATACTTCATACTACCTGGACGATATAAAGCATTAACTACTGACAAATCATCAATGCCTGTAGGTTTCATCTTTTTCATGGTATTCTTCATTCCATCTGATTCAAACTGGAAGATGCCATCTGTATATCCGCCCTTAAATACACCAAGAACATCTAAGCTCTTGTAGTCAAGGTCTCGAATGTATTCCGTATCTTTCCCAATCATGTCAAGACAATCATAAATAACATCCACCGTTCTTAGTCCCAATAAGTCAACCTTAACCAATCCAAGTGCTTCTGCGTCCTTCATGTCAAGTTGAAGAACCATTTCGCCGTTCTTCTTGTCTTGTGTTAATGCGGTATAATAAACTGCCTTGTCAATTGTAATTACTTTTCCACATGGATGCATACCATAAGATCGTGGTAGCCCTTCAAGCTTTCTTGCATATTCAAACAACTTAGGATATTTCTTTTCATAAGCTATAATTTCATGATTATTACTAATGATAGCTCCATCAATTGTGTCATCATCTAATGCCTTAGTGATTGCATTAGTTATTTCAAAATCAATACCCATAACTCGACCGACATCTTTGATTGCACTTTTTGACCAAATATATCCAAATTGACCAAGTGCGGCTACATACTCTTGTCCATGTTCACTCACAATGTTTTCAACTACTAAATCACGTTCTTTTGTTCCAAAGTCTAAATCAAAGTCTGGAATCTTTAACTCTTCGCGTGTAATTACTCCATCACGTAACAAGTCAAGTTGTGCAACGTCAATAAAACGTTCAAAGTATAATCCATGTTCGATAGGATCAATGTCAACGATGTTGAGCAAGTAGGCAACTAGACTACCTCCACCACTACCACGTGCAATACCTCTACGTACAACACTATTGGCATATCCATATACCAATAAGTAATATCCTTCGAATCCCATTTCAATGATGGCATTAAATTCATACATCAAACGTTCTCTGTATTTTTTAACCAATCTTTTATCTTTACGATTAATCTTACGCATCATCCATCCCTTGTTGCACAAATCTTTCAAGAAAGCCTCTTGTGAATCAAATTGCATAGGTACTTTAACATGTGGGATTAGTGCCGCTGACAATGGTAAAGGTGAATTGCATTTGTCAAGAATAATTCTAGTATTCCGAATTGCCACATCTCTTTCTTCCTCCGTTAGTGAGGTAAGTCTAATCCATGCATCTCTTTCACTTTGTATTTGTGTATCTGCATAAGTTTCATCTTCCTCATATTCATCTTTGTTACGTGCAATAGCAATAAAAATCTTGTGCAACTCCAAATCTTCCTCGTTAACAAAATGAGAGTCTGCGGTTGCAACAAATTGAATATTCATATCTTTGCCAATATTAACAATTGCACGATTTAATTGTTGCTGTCTACTATCTCTATGTGATTGAACTTCAAGATAATAGTCTTCACCAAATACATCATGGTAACGTTTTGCTATATTTTTTGCATTCTCAATATTGCTTGACGTAATTTCAATGTCACCATTGCCAATCTTTCCTCCTGCAAGTGCTTGTTGCATTTCAGATGCCATACATCCACTCATAACAATTAAGCCATCTTTGTGTTGTTCAAGTAGCTTAAAATCAATTCTAGGTTTAAAATAAAATCCTTCGATGTTCGCTAGAGTTACAAGTTTATTGATGTTTTGTCTTCCTTGTTCATTCTTTGCTAAAACGGTAAGATGGAAATATTTCTTGTCTTTGTCTTTTGCAAATCTATCATCTGTAATATAAAATTCTACTCCATAGATAAACTTAATTCCTTCATTCTTTGCCTCTTTGTACAATTTAACCGAACTATGCACATTACCATGTTCCGTGATTGCAAATCCCTTTTGACCTAATGACTTAACCTTTGCTACAACATCTTTGATCTTACTCATTCCGTCAAGCAAGCTATAAGCCGTGTGAAGGTGTAGATTAATAAATCTATCCTCTTGTATTACTTTTAGCTTTGGATGAGTGACGACATTACTTTCATTACATTGTTGACACATTAAAGCACTTCCTTTATCTTATATTTGTCTCTTGGCTATCAAATTCTCATTGAGAATTTAAAGCTTTCAAGTTGACATCTCCTTTAAACAAAATTAGGTGTACTGATATTATATCAGAACACCTAACATTTGTCAATAGTTATTTTATCTTCTATTTGTCATCGGTTAATATTTGATAAAGTAACCATCCAACAATCGACAGGATTACAATTGCTAGAATAATAATGAAGACCTTTATCAGCACTTTTATCAAGAACACAATAATGAAACATGCAACAACTACAGCTAAAACAAAAATTAGTAACTTAACAAATAAGTTTAAATTATGCAACCAATTCCACATTATTTTTCTCCTTTCTTCTCTTTGAATTCATAAAGCTTCAAGGAAAATATTTTTCGCAATAATGGGAAGAACAATCCAAGAATTGCTGAAGGAATATCAATAATCATACGCAGAAGATGATATAGTCTTAGCGTTCGTCCATTGTGTCCAAGGAATACAATTTTATACCCCTTGATAATTCCATATTTATCCGTGATTTCCCAAATCTCATATGCACGATAAAGGAAATAAACAAGGTAAGCAATCCATAAAATAGTTGCCCACCAAGGCAATGCAGCAAGTGTTGTATAAATCCATGATTCCTTCATAATTAACCCTCCCATTCATATTCTTCATATTCTTCTTCAATATTTTCTTGAACATTTATAGTGAGATTTCCGAACATAAGAAAGTGCCACGGAATAGCTAGAATTACATTTTGAGGAATTAAAGGCATATTCTCTTGTGTAATTAATATTCCCACTCCTTCTTTAATGTGTACACTGCTCCTCAAACCTTGCTGATCAAACACTTGTTGTTGCAAGCTAATTACTTGTTCGTCAATATTAATTTATTTCACCTCCACAATGTACGCACAATTCGTGCTCTGTTGCACATGATTTACATACATGATCAACATCGGAATTGTGATGCATAAACGTTTCATTGCATACAATACATTTAAATTCCGTAAATGCTTGTAAAGATACTACTGAAGGCTTGTAATAACAATATTTACACGTTTGAGCCTTAACCCTATTTATATATAAAGGATCATTATCAAACCGCAAAACCCAGTGTGACATATCATTGATTTTATTAAGATTAAAACGAGAAATTCTTTTCGCATTATCCTTAACATTATTCACTTTGATCATCACACTCTCTATTCAACTTTACACCATAAAGAATTGCTCTTAGAAGAGTGGCATGTGCATGATTTCCCTTAATTCTTCCATCAACAATCATGTCCTCAAGATCATAAGATGGAACTTCAATTACATTAATTTTCTCATCTTCATCTAAATCTTGATTTCCTGGTTTACCATGAACATATGCAATAAAATGATGAACTTTTTCATTAGTAAATCCAGCAGAAGAATTGGTTGTTCCAAGATGATAAATATTATCTACTTCATAACCAGTTTCTTCTTGAACCTCTCTGATCGCAGCTACAGTTGAATACTCTCCATCGTCAACAATTCCCGCAACAAAGCCAACTTCAATTTGATTTGTTCCTGCTCTGTATTCCGAAGTTAGAACTACTGTATCATTGTCTACGTTATGCACCAAACAAACTACAACGTCATTCTTTGTAACAACGTCACGATAAATAGTTTCTCCTTCATGGACAATCTTTCGTTGTTCAACCTTAAAAATTCGTCCATTGAATTTAACGTCTTTATCAACAATATTAGTCATTTTTTTCCATCTCCTTATATTCTTCAATATCAAGTAATCTATCTCTCAGTAAATCAAACTCATCGTAAAGAATGGGGTTGACATATTGTCTCCATTTGAAACGATTATTTTTCACAATGTACTCTCTAAGCTTGGTTGCGCTGATGTCAATGGCATCTCTTGTAATAATAAGTTTCGAGAAATTATTTTCATCTTTAAACCAAGAAGCTCTCTCTTCATCATCTCCATAGATAAATAAATCTGGATTTTGTTTGATGTTATTTTTATCAAGAACCTCCATCAATCTGTTTAATAAGAAGATTGACCATTCTTGACTATGATCATCTTCATGGGTTAAATCATCAATAGATGATACAATGATATTTCTATCATTGACAAAGATTTGACCAATTAGATCAAGTCTTGTAGCAATATCGAATGGGTTTCTTAGTGTGTCCTTTGCTTGAGCAGATCCAACAAGAACAATAAGCGTGTCGCAAACGCTAGATGCTTTGCGAATAAGCATCTCATGTCCAATGTGAACATGTTGGAATCTACCAAGCATAAATCCAAGCTTGAAAGGCTTTGATTGGGTAGAAGAGAACGATTGCGGTGTTTGAAATGGCTTGCCTCTTGATACATCTATTCCAGTTCCATCATATCCATATGGTCCGTCAGAAGCGTATGGATTCTTTATAATTGAACCATTCATTTTTATTGCCCCCTATATGTCTTTTCAAATTCGTTTATCATTTTAACAATTTCCGAAGAAAGATAGATACGTGTTTGAGATGCATTTTGTTTGATTGCACGTTGCTGTGTTTCTTCCCAATCAGCAATCTTAATAAATGGCGTATCAAGTTCCGAAGGATTAAAATAATAAATTGTTCTAAATACATCATCATTATAAAGCTCATGTGAATCTGGTGTTACGAATAAATCGTCTCCTTTTTTAATAAGAGCAACCTCACCTGGAACGCTTCGCTTGAGTTGAACCATAGAGAATTTCATGCGCGGCTTTCCATTGGAAAAAGCTGTTTTCATAGCCCAACCATGTGTATCACGTTCGATGTGTTTGTGAAATCCTCCACCAATCCCATAAAGAATAAAATTAAGTGGAACACCATTTTGAAGCATGTATTCGTCACATTTCTTTGCGTTTTGAAAGCTCATGCTTTCACCAATCAGAACGGATACGTTTTTCAAATTGTTCTTTTGAACAATTTTGTAAATTTCAAGAGCTTGTTTCCAAGTATCTCCACTATCTGGACGACAGCTAATGTCGATTCCTTTATCAAACGCATAAATAGCAAGTGGCAGCAAATATTCTTTGATAAAGCGATTCGAATCATACGTATCAATCAAGAGAGATACAACTTTTTTACCATTTGCATGAGTCTTGTCGATAGCACGTTTAAAGCTATCAAATTCTCTATCAAATTGTTGAGTTACCTTGTGAGCTTGTGCTGGAATACTGCCAATTTTAGCTTTTGGAGTGTGTTTCTTGCTGTGAAATGTATCCGTGCCACACAATGCCATATTCCATGCGGTAGAAGCCCAATAGGAATCTTCTGGAGAACGATGAGAGCGAAATCCGAAATCATGGAATCTCCACATAAAGGAATCGTCATAACCGAATTGTTCTTTGCGATAAACAATGTATTCACGCATTTTCATAGCTTCTGTAAGACATGCTGATGGGAAATAAGCCATCATAAAGATTCCTTCATACCATGTTACAAAATCTCCGAATCCTTCTTTGGTATTTGACACTTGAGCAAACGGCGTTCCATTTGGACACCAAGTACCTTCTGGTACACTTTCAACATGAAGTGGGATATATCCATTACATTCATCAATGACACGCATCCACATATCATATGGGAACCAAAGTCCCATATCTTCTGCATTGTCTTGTGCCTCATCAATCATCCATTTTTCAATTTTAATGGATAGAATTCGATTAACAATTTCGGAAAACCCATAAAGATACATGCCGCCATAGCCTTGTGAATCGTCACGATTGTACATATGTGAAATCTCCCAATCAATACTCTCTTTAAAGTCTGGATGGGAAAGGTTGTAACAATCCGTCATTGTTGCTGGGTTCTTGAAAATATCTTGTAACATTTATAACATCCTCTCTTTTTTATATTTCATTTTATCTTTCATTTATTGAATAAATAGCTTAATGCATTCTTGATTTTTAATTACATCGGAAACATGAACACTTCTTTGAGAAGTCATTCCGCCACCTTCTAATGCAAGATATCTAATATAGGAATCTGAAACCTCAAGCAACATCGACGGTTTTCCATTAACCGTCAAAAATGAAACATTTTTAAAAGCTTTTGCATTAAACATTGGTTTCGAAATAACAAGGTCTTTTTCGGTGTCTTGATTTTTCAATGTCTTATGAAGTCTTGAATCAGTAAGATTTTTCATCTTATTGTAAATGGTTTTATAGTTGTAGTAACTACCTTCCAAAATGTTCTCGATGTCCATTATTTCAGCTTTGCTCATGCCAGATTCAATTAGCTTAACAACACGTTCTCTTTTTGTTTCTCTTTTCTTTTTTACATTGTTTGAATTTTGTTCGTTTTCACCTTCAACAAAAATAAGAACATTTTGATTAGTAACACTAAAATTTGCTTGACTTTTTTCATTAAACTTGTTCATTTAATTTTCCACCTTTTAATAGTTTAGTTTGTTTAACAACTTAGTCTTACCTTTTATCTTCTACTAGTCGGTTTGTCAACTACTTTTTTTCATAAGTTGCATTCACTCTTAAAGAAAATAATGAAATAACAAATGACAACAATGCATAAGTCCAAAATCCATTGATTTCAAATCCATTGATATAATGAGATGTTAGGATTAATTCAATTGGAACAATAAAGATTATTGCCAATATAGCAAAACATCCAATAGGTGGAATAAGCACTAATAGTGCAACAACAATGATTCCCGCAACTGTTCCTATGATAAACATTGTCAATGTTGCAATGATTAATGTCTTTGTGTCTTGCGCATAAATATGTTCAGGGAAATATTCACTCCCTATAAAAAATAATGCAAGAATTACAAAAAAGTTTATAATGTTTCTGATCATGCCAACATCCTCCTTTTATTTGTTCAAAAATTGTGTAACCATTCCATTTACACTTGAAATAATGGAATTCAATCTATCAATCTCAGCTTGATATTCTTTAATAGCCCACAAATGAGGTTCGATTGATGTCTTAGCTCCGAAGAAATATGGTGCATAACGTGGAAACTTATTGCGCCACTCCTTGAACACAGGAATAAAGTATGTTTCCGTTTCAATTGCTTGCCGCATACGTTTTTCAAATGTAGCATCTCTTAATGTTGAAAAATTATGTTTTCTATCTGATGCCTTAATCAACGAAGTCCACACACAAAATCCAATATTTTTAAGGTAATGTTTCATTATTGTATCATCTTTATAATCCTTTTCGGGGTCTTTTGATAATGCTTCAACGTACAATGCAACCTCTGATCCAAATGACGCATCAATCGTGCGACAAGTAATGTCTGGCACATCCTCCATATAGTCGTGAAGTAATGCCGCAACAATACATGGTTCATATCGTATACCATGATTGATAAGGTCTTGAGTCACATCTACTAAATGATAATAGTAATGATCTCCATTATGGCGTGTAAATCCTTTCTCTGCACACATCTCCTTACGCATTAGATCAAGAGCACGTAAAGCATTGTCAAATCCTAATACATGCAATTGTCCTTCAAGAAGTAGTTCCCTACTTTCAATCATCTTGTTCCCTCCTTTAATGTAATTTCATTTTATCTTACATTGGTTCTTTTTGTCAAGAGATATTTTTTCATATCTCATCTCGGTGAACTTTGTAATGTTATATTATCATATTATCTTTCACTTGTCAACAAAAAACCCTACCTTATATTATATAGGTAGGGTTTCGTTTTTAATTTGACAAGAAAGCAAGTATTTTGTCAGCTTTCTCGCTGTATTGTGAATCAACTACACCGTTAGATGTAATAAACTTATGAAGATCAGTAAATGTATTGTATTGATCAAGCAAATTATCAATGTCTTTAGGCGTTAAATCTTCTCTTCGCTTTGCCGACAATACGGGTAGTACATCTTCTACAATTGTACGCTCAGAACCATCAGAAGATTCATATAGTTCCAATTCAGATTCCAACATAATATCAAGATATATTCCATTATTAATTCCAACTAGGTTGTAGGATGTATGCTCATATCTTCCCTCATCTTTGCTAAAAGATATTTCATAAAACCACTCAACGACACGATAACGTTCCTTTTTTCCTTTTTCGTCTTTAACTAAAACAATGTCATCAATATTGAACTTATTGATTTTTTTCTCCATAATCTTCACTTCCATTCTATTCTGAGTTTTATTACTATTTTTTAACTTTTCTTGATATTTTCTTTTTTCTATTTCTAAATGACTTTTGACAGATTTTTCCCAATAACCTTGCATCTTTTTCACCACCACGTTTTAAGGTATGGTGTAATTCATCAATCAAAAATATCAACAATATCTGCTATAGCTTCTATCAAGTCTCCCCATGGAATATATACAAATACCCAAAATATACTGTGAACTATAAACGATCCTAACATTCCTATGGAAGTTGGGAATCCTATCACAAACAAAGATACTAATATTCCAATAAACAAGTAAACTAATATACATATTGTAATTATCATGATGTTTACACCTCCTATGTTTTTATAGGATTTATACCTATATTATACTATTTTATCTGTCATTTGTCAAGGTTTCAGTATTCTATCATATACAACGAAAGTGTAAGGATAACTGTCTTGTGTATAATATTCGTGATGAGATAAATACCATTCTTCGTCATCCAATGTAGGAAAATATGTGTCACATTCAAATGTGTGATCAATTTCGGTTGTATATATTCTATCCACATAAGGCAACATTAATTTATATATCTCACTACCACCTATTACCCACACATCTTTATCTGGATTCATGGACATGTACACATCCAATTGAGCTAAATAGTTTATGATATAACAATTGTCCGCACGATAACCTCTATCGTGTGTTAGAATGATATTCTCTCTATTCGGCAAGACTTTACCAATGCTTTCATGTGTCTTGCGTCCCATAAAAACAGCTTGCCCTTCTGTGAGTTGTTTAAATCGTTTAAGATCGCTTGGCAAGTGCCAAGGAAGCTCATTGTTAAAACCTATTCCTCTTGAAGTGTCATGTGCTACGATTAGATTAAGCATTATCATTCTCCTTTGTTTGGTTTATAAATTTTTCAATTGACGAATCACTATATCCGAATAATTTTCCTAATATCCAATGATCATAAATTGTTTTTGGTTCATTGGGAGAATGTATAATAATATCAAGGATATGATTATATTTGTAAATCCACAAAGTAAACCATTCTTCTGAAAGTTCTTCAATGTAATAATTTACATCATAATTTTTCATTAATTCCTTTGTATCATCATAATGTTTAAGCTGTATTGGAATACAAGATGCTGGCTTTACATCTCTTTCTACCATATAACAATTTGTAGCTATATCCAATTCGTGTCCTTTCATTATTAATTCTCCATTTCATTAATCAATTTTATAAGCACATCACCATGACAAGGCAACGGGTAACATGTACACCCCAATATTTTGCCTCTCAATGTATGAAGCTTCTTCATAAGATGTCGCTGTGTTACAATCCATTCTTCATATTTTTGTATAGCTTCATCTCTTGTGTCAACTTTAAACTTAGCTTTGGTTCCTTCCATATGAGAAAAAGGATTTCCCCATATGGATTTTCTGCTAATATCAATATCATAGGGAATATTGTGATACTTGTTCACCAAAGTTGTTGTCATATTGCAACCTCTCCCTTGATTGCTGGATGATGTTCATAGTCAATGACTTCAAAGTCTTCAAATTCATAATCGAATATTGATTCAGGCTTTCTCTTGATAATAAGTGATGGAGAACTATAAGGAAGTCTAAATAGTTGTTCTGAAACTTGTTGTATATGATTATTGTAAATATGAGCCACACCAATAGTATGCGTCATAAATCCTGGTACTAGATCACATTGTTGAGCTATCATGGTTAACAATGTCGCATATGAAGCTATATTTACAGGAACTCCCAAGAACATGTCTCCACTTCGTTGATAGTGATACATGTCAAGGTACTTGCCTTCTCTTACATAAAATTGAACAACAGTACTATGGCAGCAAGGCAATGCCGTGTCTTCCCATTGCATCTCAGCAGCATTCCATCCAGTAAATAGTATTCTTCTGCTGTTTGGATTTGTTTTTATTTCATTGATAACGTATTCTATTTGATTGAAGACATTACCTCTAGCGTCTTCCCATCGTACCCACTGTTTACCATAAATATTTGGCAATTCTCCTTGTTCGTCAGCCCATTCCCTCCAAAATTTCACACCACGTTCCTCAAGTTCTGTATTGGAAGTTGATCCACTTAGAAACCATAAAAGCTCTTGAAAAACTCCTTTAGTAAACATTTTTTTAGTTGTAATCAATGGGAACCCAAATTCTAAATTGAATTTCATTGTTACACCAAATAAGCTTCTCATGCCAGTATTAGTTCTATCTCCTGTGTCTTGACCAAGTTTTAACACTGATGAAAGTGCTAATGAATAAGCTTCTTCATTTTCGAATTCAAAATCTTGATGGGAATCTTTATACATTTTTTGACATTCTACTTTCATCATTATTCTTCATCCTCTTCTTCGTTATCCCAATCCTTGTTAACTTCAACCCATTCAACATCTACCGTCTCTCCTAGATAATCAAAAGCAAGGAAAAATCCATCAATAACTTCATCAATTTTATCGTGATACCAATCACCTTCCGTGACTATGTTTCCTTCGCCATCATATAAAATTACATAACGTGAATCTTCTCCTTGACTGAAGTCTTCGACTGCTTTAAATCTTCTAATATCACTCATCGTTCATACCAACTTTCTCCACAATCTTGACACACAATATTCCAATAACTTCTTCCTTCGTGATAATCAGATTCTCTATAACTCTCTGTCTTTTCATGCTTACATCTTTTGTAGATTTTATTAATTCTATCAGTTAGTGACACATATGCTTTATATTCACTGATATACTCTTCTCTTTCCTCTTTTAAGTCTTCGATTTGTTTCTTTTGTTCATCCGTCATAACTTTTCACATCCCTCTCTATATCTTTTTTTGACGTTTCTTACTGTCCGATATGATACACCGTATTTTTTGCATAGATCACTTTCTGTTAAATTGCTTAAGCACAATTCAAGTTTTTTATCCTGAGTCAACCTAACTTGACTTTTAGGTGTTCTATTCTTTTTTGACTTGTCTTCCATATTTTCCTTGTGTGTTCCAAGTTCCATGTGATTAGGATTGATGCATGATGGATTGTCGCATGTATGCATCACAACTAATCCGTTATCAATTTTTCCATTGTGTAATTCATATACAAGTCGATGAACTCTAATATTTTTTCCTTTTATTTTTACTGAAATATATCCATCGTTTCTTGTATAATGAGATATACAAGTGTGACATCCGTTTTCATCAACTTTATATTGGATTGGCTTAGACCTGATATTAAGGTCTAAGCCAATAACTGTTTTAATTTTATCTTCCATTTATTAACTCCAAACTGTGAAGACAATTACTTTAATATCTTCTGGTTCAATTATCTGGTCAAGATGATCTTGAACAAATTGAATAATGTCATCAATTTCATCGTCATCATCATATCCTAGACTAATCTTGTGAACTTTTTCAAATCCAGAATATTCATCACTTTTTGCAATTAAATAACCAACATAACATCCTTTTTCATCTTCCCATTGAGGAATGATGGTCATTTTTCCAATTTCATCATAGTGAATATAAGACTCCATTTCAATAAATGTTTCTTCATCAAGATATTCTTGAGCATCTTCAAATGTCTTATATCCAATGTCAACACCAAGAATAATATAATCTTTCCGTCTAACTCCCATCCCTATCATCTCCCAATGTTTTTATGATTAGTTTCATTCCATTTGCACTTTCGACTTCTTTGATGATCTTTACCTGTTCTTTGCCACATTGTGAACATTTCATAATGATGAACCTGTCTCCGTTTGAAAGTCTACAATCAAGCTTTTTATCTGAATAACAATGTGTATGATTGGTTACAGCTTTCCATAATTTATATAACAACTTCATCATCCCTTTGATCTAAAATAAAGTTTTCTATCAATCTTAGTACTTTCACACCAATCATTTTCAAAGTTGAGCAACGCATATGCCAAACTTTGTTTTGGTGAAGAGTAATGTGTTTCACAATAGTCAAGTATATCTTTAATGGTTACGTATCCATCTACATTGTAAACTCTTTGGAAATTGCGTTCTCCAAGATGATATACTGGATAACCTTTTCTAACCTTGTCAAGCATTTCTTTAACCTTGATTACGGTTATACGATAATCAGTTATATATCCTCCACCTTTTGTGCCGCCATCTGGAGAATATTTTTCATGATACTCTGTTAGTGAATCTTTTACATTTGAAGTTATTCTTCTGTTCATTTTTGGGTTCAATATACATTCAATGCTATTTCTTTTTACATCTACCTCTAATAATCCAATACCATATTGTTTCAATATCTTGTGGGCTAATGTGCCTCTATTATTTTTCTTTTTTGGTTTAGGAACCGAAACATATATATAATTAGCATGTGGAATCCAATCTATTGCTTGTTCCAACAAGTCTAATGAAAGTGATGTCTTCAATTCAACAATCGTTGTTAATGGTGAAAGAATGCCTACTACGTCTGCTCTCGTTGACATGTGAGTAGGGACTACTTCGGAATAAACCTTATAGCCCCTATATTGTAACCATTGCTTTGTAGGATTAAAGAGTTCTACTTCTTTAATTGCCAATTATCTAATTCTCATGTGTGTGTTGTCATCAACCAACAATACACCTGGAATTGCTTTTTTATCTTTGAGAGCTGCAAGAATTTCCTTCTTGAGAATTTTATCTGGCACTGGTTCCTTGTATTCGGAAGGAATATCTTTTTCACTAATTACATTAACACTTGCAGGTGACTTTTGGAATTTTACCGTAAATGTTCCTGTTATTACTTCCTTCTTATTCATAAGTCTAAGCATTGATTCCAGATATCCCTTAATGCCATCATGTTTATTCTCAAGAGTTTTCCTACGTTTAGCAATACGTTGCTCTTCCTTTTTGAAGATTTCAATATCACCATTAATGTTCTTCAAGAACTTACAGATGTTTTCTACCTTTACTTCAATACTGTCATCAATAGAATCAAGTGTGTCGATAAACATTTGCAGATCATCTTCGACAATACCTGATTCCTCAAGATTATCAAGAGCATCTTCAATCATTTCATTTAATTTTACATATTGTTCTGCTAATGTGTATAAGTTAGCCATTATTCAACATCTCCTCCCAATGCTTCGTAGCAAGGAGCACACACTTTGTTATATTTTTCATCTAAAACTGAATCATATCCATCTGAATAAGATACTTCATCATAATGTATTGTGTCACCACCTTGACCAGTGGCTTCTTCTATTTCCTTTTCTGTTGCAACAAACAATCCTTCAAGACTTCCGCTACGTCCACAATCCCAATAAAAACTCCAAAGATATTTTTGACTCATTTTATTTATCAGCTTCCTTTTCTTTTGCAAGGTCAACTCCAATGGTCTTCTCTAAATCCCAATTAATTCTAAGCAATGCATATGCAAGTTCAACTGCTTGTTCTTTTGTCAAGTCGATGCCAATGACATCATTGATTTCATCTTCTATAATATCTTTAAGTTCAATATATATTGGTTTTTGTGTAAATTTATCATACTGAACTTCAATCACAGTTTCATTGGTCCCATCAAATGATTCTTCATCCCACTTATCTTTAAATACAACATTAAACTCCTTGTTCTCCATTTTGCTCATCTTCTTTCTTATTTTTATCGTTAATCTCTTTGATAGTATCAAGTAAATTTTGTTTAGACATTGTGCCACGAATAACCTTGCTAACTGCTTTGTTTCTAAGAAAGAATGTTGTTGGAATGCTCATGACTCTAAATTCTGATGCAATCTCTGGGTTGTTATCCACATCAACTTTGATAATTGTTGCATTGATCCCTTCTTCATCAACTTCATTGAGCAATGTGTTTACTGCTGAACAAGGTATGCACCAATCTGCTCCAAATTTAAGAATAATTGTGCCATTATTCAAATCAATGATATTTTGAAATTCTTGTTCCGTTTTAATGTCTATAATCATTTCATCATTCTCCAATCGACTTTAATTTCTTTCATGAATTGCTCTAAAGCATATTTTTGATCTTTGTTGACTATCACAATATATTCCAGTTTCATTTTTTCTTTTTCTACTGGTTTTTCAATCTCGCAATACTCAACTTTATCAATACCATCAACCCAATATAATCTATCTCCATAGTCTTGTTTTGCACTACAAATACTTGCAAATATATCTACTTGATAGAATTTATCTCCTATTTTACAAATTACACTTGCTTCATCTTGACAATATCCTTGACCACAATCAAAGTAATCTCTTGAATCGCCATCTCTAAAATACATTTCAATATCATCTTTACTTGTAAGCCACTTTTCATCCTCAATGACATCGTATTCATCAATAAGGTATTGTTCCATTATTCTTCATCCTCTTCTTTGACAAATTCCATGTCTCCATAGTAACCTGAACCCATTAAATTATACTTTTCATCATTGATATAAACTGGAATCCAATAATCATACTGCCATCCATTAGTATCCATGTCAGATGTTTCTACATGAGCATCATACTTGTTTTTTAGGAATGTTGCTACTTCATTAGCATATAAAAATTTAATTTCAATTGAATTTTGTTCTCCATTAATTACTTGATCTAATCTTGTCTCTAACTCTCTATACAAAATATCTTCCGCAAGTGAATAAGCGTCCATCAATATTCCTCCTTATTTATTGGTCAAAGCAACCATTTGTACTACTTGTCTTCCGTCACCATTAACGCTTTTTTCTAAGCATCTCATTTGACTTGAGCCTCCACCATCTAAGAAAATACCATCCACAAGTGTTCCACTTCCGATATTCTTCTTAATGGCAAGTCTAAATTGTTCTGCTGTGCAAAGTGTCTCCGTAACAATAAGCCAAAGGTTAAAACCTGTGTTCCATACCAATGCTGTACGTGATGTTTTACCTGTCATATTAGGCATATTCTGTTCTGTGGCAATTGCCTTCCAATTAATATCATCTTGAAGACTCATGCTAATACCGCCTTGCGCCCAGTACTTCGATCTATCTAAAACATCAAGTTCACTAGCTGCCGATACAACTTGAACGCTATATTTACCCGCTGCTTTATCCCAAACTAACGTACCCCTAGAATATTTCTCATTAAACCAACCTGATCCATACCCGCCTAAAACGCCTCTCACTGGAACGTCATTGTTAACCGCAAGCGAAATTTGATCTGACCCATAGAAAAAACCGCCATTCACACCGTATTCATCAGTATTGACAACATTTTTGCCAATCGCTTTAAGTGTAATATTGTTAGGTGAAGTCTTGATAAAGTGCAACAGAGTTCCTGTTGATACATTCCCATACGTATAATTAGCCATTATTTTTCATCTCTCCATTCGTAATTTTTGGAAGCCAAATTTCCTTAACAACTTTTACTTTCTCTACTTCAATTGCTTCATTGTCATAAAATTCAAGATCATATCCTCTGTAGTGATTCCCATATCTTGTTGCATTGAACATGTAATACTTGCCATCTTTTTTGAAAATAACATCGGAAGAAGCATATTTCCCTTCATCAGTCCATTCGGATTGATATACATGTTCATATTCAAATTCGTCAATATCATATTCTTCAAGAATTTTTTCCATTTGCTTACTAGTTAATTTAATGCTTGACATGCTCGCCCTCCTTAAATAGTAAAGGGTAAGAAATAACTTTAACATTATCCTTACCCTTTCATTTTATCTTACATTTATCTTATTTCTTTATTTCTTACCAGTGCTACCAAATCCGCCACGATTAGGAGATTTCAACTCTTTAACTGTAACAATATTAACTTCTTCCATCTTCTTGACAATACGGAATTGGCAAATGCGGTCATTAAATGTAATGTTTCCATCACGCAATGCATACAATGGCATAAACCATTCGTCTTCGTTTCCACGATAAGATTCATCTACAACACCTGGAGAATTCACTTGAATAACTCCAAAGTTTTTGAATGTACTTCCACGTGGAGCAACATGTGCTTCATATCCAGCAGGAAGCGACATGGCGACTCCTAAAGGAAGCTTAATAAAGTCTCCTGCTTTGTAAGAAATGTTTTGTGCTGAACGAAGATCAATCCAATCTCCAATTTCAATTTTGCCAATTGGACGCAAATATTCTTTAAAATACTTGACAAGAATAGTTTTCTTACTTTCTTGTAGATTCAAATTATCTACTTTTCCATTTTTTACAACACTCTTAGAAGCTTTAGCATTTTGATCTTTATACTTATCAATCTCCATGAATTTCATGTTGCGTGTCTTCAAGTCTCCATCTTCATAATAAGAAATTGCTGCGCTAAGATTAGGAATATCAAGTGTTACCACTCTTCCTGTTTTGTTTAATGCTTTAATCCAAATACGTTCACCTTGTTTGTAGAATCGTTTTGCCATGTCTCATTTCCTCCAATGTTTGATGTGATTTACTAGATCGAATATCTTACTTGTTGTGGTTGTGAACCTTCAATCAATCGTACTAGAAAATATGCCACATCACTACATGCCGCCTTTAACAGTTTCACGATTGCCAAGTTAGATGTTCGTATCTCTCTTGCTTACATTGTCTATTATATCATTTTATCTGTTATTTGTCAAGTGTTTCTCAGTAATTAATCCCGACTATAAATTAAATGTCAAATTCAAAATCTTCATCAGTCATCTTCTCAACATTTGTAGCTTTTACATACGATGAACCTTTTAAACTAAAGAAGTCATGCGTCTTCGTATCTGTTTTCATGCCATTCAAGACAATCGGATTAATCTCTTCGTCAGGGAAAAATGGCTCTTTCCCAAGGTTCATCATAGCCTTATTAGCATTGTATCGAAGGAATTTTTTAACTTCATCCTCTAGTCCAATGACATGATAAACTTCTTCGGTGTAAAGTAATTCATTTTTATACAAGTCTTCAAGTAACTCTTCAATCTCCTTGTTGACTTGCTTTTTTTCGGTTGCGCTTAAATCTTTGTATAGCTCTTGTGCAAGCAATCCCACAAATACACCATGAATAGATTCATCACGAATGATTAAGTTAATGATCTCTCCACTTGATGTCATCTTGCCTTGTCCTGCAAGATATAACGGATAAAAGAATCCACTATAAAACAAGAATGTCTCTAGGAATACACTTGCCACCATAGCCATGTACAAATCTTTGTTTGTCTTAACATCCTTATAATAACTTTCAACTACCTTAGCTTTGTATTGCAAATATTTATTTTCTTCAACCCATTCAAATATTTCATTAATTTCCTCTGTTGTTGCAAGTGTTGAGAATATTGAAGAGTAAGATTTTGCATGAATATTCTCCATCATGCCCATAAAACTCAACACAGCTTTGCGGTGAAGGTTGTCAACCATCTCAGCAATCTTAGGCATACCTATAGTTCCTTGCACCGTATCAAGCAAGGTGAGTCCACCCAAAACACGTTTATAGGTTTCTTGCTGAGATGTTTCCATCTCAGCCCAAACCATTTTGTCACTTGAAAGTGGAATTTCTGTATCAATCCAGAATTGGCTTACATTTTGTTGCCAAAACATTAGAGAAAAATCATCTTCTTGATTATTCCAATTAACTGCTGAATATATTTTTGTCATTTTATTTTTTCTCCTTTTTACACGCTGCACGATGTGCATTCTGAAATATCAAGCTTTTTTGTTCTTGTGTAATACAAACTCTTTAACCCTTTGAGTTCAGCATAAACATAATATCTTCCAAGTTCTCTTGTAGATGTGTTGCTATCAATAAATAAGATTGTACTAATGCCTTGATCTACATGCTCCTGAATGGTAGCGATCATATCAATTAGCTTATACTGATTAATGTTATATGCACTCTTATAGAAGAACATATTGTCTGGTGCAAGAAAAGGCATTGGATAATATGTTGTTGAATTGGCATATGTTCTAATTTCAATTGCATCAACAATAGGCATCACAGAGCTTGTGGCATTTTGTACATAGCTAATAGATTGAGTTGGAGCAATGGCAAGTCTATATGCATGATACATTCCATGATTTCTCACATCTTCTTTAAGTTGTTTCCAATCTTCAATAGTTGGAATTTGAATTCCTTCAAACAATACTTTAACCTTGTCGAGCTTTGGTTCATAACTCTTTCCAATGTAATTGACAAAGTAATTGCCATTAGCATATTCAGACTTATCAAAATCTTTAAATGCACCCTTTTCTTTCGCAATCTCTACGCTTGCTTGAATGGAGTAATAATTAACCATCATGAAGAATGTATTTGCAAAATCTAAAGCTTCTTTACTTTCGTATGCAATCTTATTCTTAGTAAGATATCCATGAAGATTCATAGCACCCAAACCAACAGCATGAAGTTCATCATTTGCTTTTCTTACTGTTGGAGCATTGATAATGCTTGTCATATCACTTACGGCAGTTAATGCATCCATTGCAACGTGAATGATGTCCTTAAAATTCTTCTTTCTCATTACATTGTAAATATTAAGTGAACCAAGATTACAGTTTATATCTCTGTTAATAACATCTCCTACACCATAATCATTGATAATTGTTTCTTCTGCAAGTTGGAATATTTCGGTACAAAGATTTGATTGCTTTACATCTCCTATGTTCTTAAGTGCATGGAGCTTATTAGCATTTGTTTTAAACATAAGATAGGGGTATCCAGATTCCATTTGAGTGACAGCAATTTTAGAAAGCATATCACGTGCATTGATTTTTTTACTCTTTACATTATTGTTATTTACAAGATCATCGTACATTTTATCCATATCCATATCATCAAGTTGAATACCATATTCTTTAAATACTGAGTATGGTGCAAACATGTGCAAGTCTTTATCTTCTTTTGCAAGTTCAAAGAATTTATGTGGAACAATTAATCCAATGGACAATGATTGAATACGTGATTTTTCATCGGAATTAATCTTCTTAGTATCAAGGAATTCAATAACGTCCCATCCAAAGATGTTGTAATATGCTGCGCCTGCTCCCTTACGTTGTCCCATTTGATCAGCATAGCTAAATGCGTCTTCTAGCAACTTCAAAACAGGCATTACACCTTTGGCAGCACCTTCTACGCCTTTAATTGATTCACCACGTGAACGTAATTTAGACAAATTGATTGCTACGCCTCCACCTGACTTACTTAAATGCATAGACGTATTAATTACATTGCCAATAGAATTTAAACTATCTCCCATCTCAAGCAAGAAGCATGAAACCATCTCACCACGTCTGCTTTTACCTGCATTGAGGAATGTAGGTGTTGCTGGTTGATATGTTTGTTCCATAAGCTCTACAATAAGCTTCTTTGCTTTTTCAAAGTTGCCTCTTGCTAAATTTAAGGAGACAATTGAACATCTATCCTCATAGTGTTCTAAGTACTTTTTCTTGTCATTTGTTTTCATGGCATAGTCATTATAAAATTTTGAAATAGCCATAAAAGATTGAAATTTAAAATTGAACTCATATGCGGTTCTAAATATTTCAATTACTTGATCTTCTGTGTATTGTTCATATACATTGTAATAATAGTCATTGTCAACTAACCAATGCACTTTTTCATCAATGCTATTAAATTTTACTAATTTCTTTTTAACTTCTTTTTCAAAAGCTTTCACTGCTTCCAAGTCTTTGTCTAATTGGAAAAATCCATCTTTTCGTGTATAGACCTCATTATTTAATTCGATATAATTACTCACAATTCATCAATCCTTTTCTTAAAATAATCTACATCTTTTTGTATTCCTGCTAATTCAAACTTTGATACAATTGGCACATCATATAATTGAGAAATTATATCGGATGCTTTTGCAAAATTGTCTCCCCAATTTCGGTTCCCACTTGATGACACACCAATCATGTTCTTGTAATTATCTTTGTAATTCAAGAAGTCTATAACCTTATTGGACACCTTGCCAAATCCTACAGTAAAAGTGACCAATACAAACTTCTCTTTGATCTCTAGTGTTGGATTAACTTCTATCATATCCATTTCCAACTTATTAACAAATCTTCTTACATTTCCTGTAAGAGAATTATAAGCTATCAACATGTCTTTCTCCCTTTCTGTGTAAGTAGAGATAAAAAGAGAAGGTTAACCTTTTAAGGGGTCAACCTTCTATAGTCCTGTAATTATATCATTTTATCTCTCGCTTGTCAAGAGTGACATTTGTCACATCATACTTAACTACCGTGAATCTTAAAACAAGTTCGCCATTTCTTTGCCAAATTGAGCGCCTACGGTTTGTTTGTTAAATACAAGTTTGGTGACGATGATTTCACTTTCATCATTGAGAATTTCATTGTCACTATCATAACGCACATCTACTTTTACATCATCCGTATTTACTACGAAAGAATCTTTGTTATGAATTTCAACTTCAAGTGGAGAGAAGGTGATACGTGCATACTCTCCAGAAACTGAAACTCCGAACGCATAGTCAGAACTCATCAAATCAACTTCTTCGATGCTTTTCGCAACGAGTCCATTACTATAGTGAACCTCAACATTATATTTGACTCTTTGGTTCTCGGAAGATGAGATATTCAAGTCTTCCATTGTTTCCAAGAATCCATAACCATTATTCAATTCAAAGGCAATTGCACGTAATGAATCATAATTTAGATCAAAACGATTTGCAAACCTTTGAACAAGAGTTATTTGGTTTTGATACTGAGGCAACAATTTGTCTTTGAGATACAATTCAATCTCTGCGGCAGAGGGATAATTAAATTGAATATGATAATGGAATCGTCCAGGTCGATTGATCATATATTGGCTAACTCTTCTGATCTCATTGACTGTTATTACATACATGCGTTTCGTTTGTGAAAGACCATCGAACAAACCTAGCAATCTATCTTGAGACTCCTTGTTACTAGGCTTCTCTCTCATTTGGTTCTCACGTTCACTGTCAAATACCTTCTCAAATTCATCAAACAAAATGACGCACTCTTGTTTTATTGATTCAATAAAGTCAACGATTCCTTTGAACGCTTCTGTAACCATAATCGTTGGCATATCATGCTTACTAGCAAACTCTTCCGAAAGAAGTCTAGCAAACATAGATTTCCCCATACCCTTTTTTCCGCTTAAAATAATGCCAGCGCTTCTTTCGATGTTTTGGTATAGTGCAACAACTTTAGAGATTTTTAAAGGATGCTTTCCATATGGCTTTTCATTGTTTTTAAAGGAGTCGGCATCTTCCAAGTAAAAACCCATCATTGGGTGAAAGCAAACTTTATAATTTCCAACTGGAATCTTATCGAAAGTTTGAAGATCATCTGAAAAAATTCTTGTAATCTCACCTGTTTTTACGATTTTCATTCTCATTAATCTCCTTTAGAGGGAAGTTTTTTGTTTTATTGACCCCTTTTCGGGGGTCAACGATTTATTTACGGTGTTTCTGTGTCAACTGGTTCTTCTTCTGAATCATCTTCCTCTGGTTCTGTCACTGGAGGAATAACTACTGGTGGAACTACATAATCAACCATACTTTGCAACGATTGAATTAACTCTTTTGCTTGCTCAAATGTAAACCCAATCAACCCTGTTCCATTTGGTCGAAGTGCAAATATATTCGCCAATGGGTCTTGCTCATAAGCTGTTTTTGCACCTTCAAGCGTTGACTTATAATTCGAAGCAATAGTAACGCTTTTCCCATCGTCTTCAATCAAATAATTTTCAACCGGAAGAATAACGTCTGATGGTACATAGTGAATCAATTTTGTCTTACTCATTTAACATCCTACTTTCTTATATTGTGATTTTTATTTAACTCTTGATGTAATCAACCATGCTTTGCAAATTGCCAATCAATTCTTCAAACTCTCTTACCGTAAACGAATCATAATATCCACCATCTTCTTTAATGAATATTGCTTGATAATCGTAATCTTGTCGGTATGCTTCCCTTGTTTTCTCTAAACTAGGAACATTGTTTTCTAGTCTGTTGGGACTAATAGAAATCCTCATTTTATTATCGAGATTTATAATAACCTCTTGTGCTGGAGCCTTGACAATCATGTGTTTGACCAAAATTTTGCTCATTAGTTTCAACCATTCCTTTCGTTTAATGATAATATTGTTTCACTTTATCTTGCATTTGTCAATGCATACAATAAACAAGTAAATCCAATCATTATCCTTTTATTAACCTCAAATGAGATGCTTTTTGAGGAATAGCTTCATCCAAACTTGCATTTTCAATTTCATCTACAGCATCATAGGCAAAGCTCAAAACCTTTTCCATTTCTGCGTCCTCTGACAATTTTACATTCCACTTGCCATCATTTCCATTATCGGTGATAAGTACAAGGAATTCACCATCAAATACTTCACTTGTTCCATCTACATATTCAACCGACACTTTCTTAACAAATTTTTCATTTTTTAATTCTTGGATCATATTTCCACTCCTCATTTTAATTCTATATTGTTATTCTATGATGCTAACATTATTATTATAACTCTTCAATCAAAACATTGATATATTCCAACAATTCTTCTACAGGGGAAGAATCATTCAGAATTTGCAACTCTGCAAGTTCGTCAAGAGAAAATCCTGCCTCAATCAAATTTTCTGCAAACTCTTTTGTTCCTACATGTGCCGAATCAATAGAATCTCCATGTAATTCTAATAGAACGTCATCTTCAATTCCAATTTGATTAGCAATAAAACCAAGAGAATCATAACTTACATATCCGCTTTCTTTAACCTGAATGTAATCGTAGTGAATAATCTTACGTTCATCAACATATTGTTTCAATTCGTTTAAAATCTCCAATTTACTTTTGCTCATTATTTATCTCTCCTTCTTGATATCTTACAATAGTAATTGTATCATTTTATCTTACATTTGTCAATTACAATTTTAGTTCTCTCCGGTATTAATCAATTCTTGCAATTCTTGTATTATTCTCTTCATTTCACTAAATGTGACTAAAGCTTGTGAGCGACTATCGGTAATGAGAAATGTTGTATTACTTGTGTTAATGTGTTCATATTTATTGTTGATCTCAAATGAAATTTTTGTATCAGTTCCCATTGGGATGACTACATTTTGTTTTTTTTGACCTATCATTTATAATAACCACCTTATATTTGATAGGTCAATCATATCATTTTATCTTCTATTTGTCAAGCATTTTATACAATTAAATATGAGTCAGCAACAACTTGAGTGGTAATTACAACTTCGCCATTCCACTTTATCCATTCATTAAGAGATAATTGACCTACAACATCAATGGTATCCATCGTACCAACATCAGAAGCCCAATTTTCATTTGTCTTAAATTTAATGACATCAACATCACAAGACTTTATTTTTACCGTGTCTCTATTTTTCCCCATAACAACCCTATCTTCATTGTCTTCAACGTATATTTCTCTAACGTAGAACATTGCAGGAGGGAATCCTTGACCACTACAATAATCAAATTCTTGTATTTGATTGACTAGCTTGGGCGTAATTAAGCTTGCATCAATTTCATAATCATAATAGATGTCTGAATTGAAGTCATAATGCTTAAGAGCCTTGTTTATAGCTTCTTTAAATGCCTTGAAGTTAGAAGACTTTAGTCCCACGCCTCCAGCAGATGGATGTCCTAATGCATATTTAAGATACTTTCTTATTTCCTTGCGGTTCAAAAATCCTTTCATATCAAAAGACGCAAATCCTCTGTAAGAACCTGCAAGACTTCCTTCATGTTCACGCATAACAATTGCAGGACGATGAAATTCTTGAGAAAATTTATTTGCAATAAGACCATTAAAATTCTTTGATGCATTTTCATCAATAGCAATCAAAACTTTATCATTTGGATCAATTTTAGTAAGATAATTTTCATACAGAATTTTTTCTTCTTGTCTTCGCTCATCATTTAATGCTCTCATTTCCATAACAAGTTCTGTGCATCTCTGATCATCATCACATATAAGCAACTCAATACCAAGTTCAAGCTTATCTTTACGCGCACAACCGTTGAGCAATGGACTAATAGTGAATCCAATGGTTTGAGAGTTCACCTTATCAAGTGACACATTGGCAATCTCAAGGACTTTAAGCAATCCTGGATTTTTGATATTCTTCATTCCTTGAATAACTAAGTGGCGATTTTCCAATACATCCATTGGCATCATATCTGCGTACATTCCAACAGCTACAAGGTCAATTAAATCACCAACCTCTCCACTTCCAAGTCTTTCGTCAAGTGCTTGAATTACTTTGTACACAACACCTGCTCCACTAATGTTTTTATTAGGATATGTCTTATCATTCTTAGGATTGACAATGTATGCATAAGGGTTAACCTCTTCAACGTCATGATGGTCAAGAATAATAATATTCATGGATTTAGACAATATTTCACAAGCTTCTGTGGAATTGGTCGAGGAATCAAGTATAATTAAGAGGTCTGTGTTTTTTGTGTCAATAAACTCAAGTTGATATTCTATACCATGACCTTCGGAACGCTGTGCATAAGATATATAATAGTTGTTTGTGAACTTTGATATATACCTTACCATAATTGCCGTAGAACAAACACCATCACTATCTGGATCTGCGCTAATACATATTCTTTCATTGTTTTTAATTGCACTCAATATTCTTGCTACTACAAGACCCATTTCTCCAAGCAAATATGCTGAGTTCAGAACATTTATTGAAGGAGAGAGGAATTCCTGAATATCAGAAATTCCTCTGGCTTTCAATAAAGAAGTAACAATATCTTCTTTTTTATTAAAGTCATATTTATTTCTAAGTTTAAATTTACTCATTTAATCAATACCTTTCATGTTAGATCAATAATCTTTTTAATGCTATTAAAGTCTTGTTGTGTAATTGTTGTATATAGTGGCTTATCATCATATTTATTGCCTCTAAATACAATAATTTCTCCATTTGCTAATTCGGCAAAATAATGTGTTAATTCTCCAATTTCAATAACTTCTACCAACTCTTGTGTTTGCTTGACCACTATCCAATCTCCATTTTCAATATATTTTACTACACTGTTGTAAGAAAATGAGGTATTATCAGTGCATTTTCCCGCTCCCCATTCAAGCAGACAACTGTCACCTTGTACAGTTACTCTATAAATAAAATCTTTGTCGTTCTTGCTGTAAAATTCAAAATTATTTTTTAGTTTCATTGTTATTGGCTCCTTTAAAAAATGATAATATAAAACATAGAATAGAGATATAAAATAAAACAAATCCAACTATCATTCGTTCATTATTCCTTCTAGAAAACTGTATAATACTGCGTTAATGACTAGATAGTCGCTTCCAGATAAGTTTTCTCCTATTGCTTCTTTTGTAATAATTTCAAATGCATCCCATATCTTTTCAGATAATTCTTTCATTGTCGATGTTTTTCTTTCATGATCATGCAACTTTTCAAGAATTTGTTTTGTAGTTAATTGTGACTTTAAAGATGCTTCAAGTTTCGTCCATGCTTCATGTTCTGTTTTTGAGAAAATTGAAATCATAATATCTTCGTCTTCCAAGTTTTTAAAAATAGTAAAATATCCCTTAGCCGTTATAGTTACATCATCAATTTCCCACGTTTCTTTAATCACATTTCATCTCTCCTTTAATAAATTTAGCCATAGATAAAATCGAAGTTTTATCTATCACTTTTTCATTTTCGACCCACGATAATCACATCTGTTTCCTTGACAATCCCCTTATCTACTAGGTCAATTAGGTCTTTTACCTTTAATTCTGTGTATTTTACACCCATATTTTCTTGAAAAAGTACCTTTCCTTCGATTTTTTCTTCAATATATGGTGTTAAATCTTCTTCGATAAAAACTTCAGATTGAACATCATGATTCTTATAAGCACACCATATATCGTTATCGTCATCAATGCAAGTAACATAAAGGAATTCTTGATAATTACTCTTTGCCTTTTCCCATTCTCTGGAATGTTTCAAGTTACAACCTCTACTTTTGTCGTGTGGCACTACTTTGTCACCTAATTTATACATTTTGCTTCCTCCTTATTTTTCAGTAGATAAAAGAAACGTTTTATCTATGGCTATTCAATTCTCAGGTCAATATCTGGCAAGATGACTTGTGGTTTAAATGTAACACGATAATGATATACACCAACACTTGCTGGTTCTAGTTGTTCGGCAATATAAGTAACATTGTCCGACAATCCTAAGAAATGCTTCTTGTAAGTAGTTGGAGATGTTTTGCATGTCACCGTCAATTGCTTAGAGCGGTCATCGTCATTGCCTAACGAACAAAGTCCTTCAATGGTCAACAAGTAAGTGTCTGTAATTCCGTTGTAAAACACAACTCGTCTATTGATTTCAAAGTTGTCAGCGGCTTTTGATAAGTTTTCGGATGCAATATCAGCATCGGAACAAGCACCAAGAATGACTACGAAGCTTGCTAAAAATAAAGTTTTAAAAAATGATTTCTTTTTCATGTTATCCTCCTTAAAAGTTAAGCCCACAAAAACTTTTACGTCTCTATGGGCTTTTGGTGTTACTTTTTAGTTAATTGTAATAAATATTTTGAGGACTTGTAAATTGTGAAACTATATTTTTCAAATGGATACCTATCTCTAGTATCTTCGTATAGCTTCTCAAGAGTTTTTGCGGAAGACCAAACATTTCCTTTATTTAATCCAACTAAGCAAAAAGAAAGTTCTTTGCCAGGAATCAGTGTCACTAAAGTTACATAAATTTCATCGTCACAATTGAGTACTACAATATCTCCAAGGTCAAGACTTTCTGGTTCGACAATTTTATCAACCCTTACTTCCAACTTACTTCACCACCAAGTTTGAAATTTTCATTGCGTTCAAATCAAGCGTTCCATTTAGGTACTCATTATAGCACATCCAAATATTGTAGATGTACTGGTTTTCCCGTTTCTGTGGTCTAACCCATTCATCATAGGTTGACCACGAACGGAATTCATCATAGTTTTTTAAAATTTTCTCTTCATAATCGAAGATGTGCTTGTTTAGAACGTTTTTAGTAAACTCAATGATGTCTAATTGCTTTTGCGTCATAAGTCACATCTCCTATTAATTAATGTTGAAGCAATGATTCTGGAATGTTGAGATCAAACAACCGCCGCAATGCAATTGCTTTTCCAGTTTCTTCAATGAATACATCTGATGGATCGCATTTTGCAACACCTTCTTTTGCAAGCTCTCCATTGAACCAAAGTTTTGCCACTACTTTGTTATTAAAGTAATCAGTTACAAAAGTAACATCACTATCACTGTATGGCTCATATCCGTATTTTTTAGCTCCATAAAATGTAAATGGCAACTGTTTAGAATCAAGAAGATCAATTACATCCTCGATTGCCAACAATTCAAGAAGGTCAAGATTATTAACATTATCGTCATCATCATCATAACCATCAATAAAAAGACTATCAAGCTCATCTTCAAGATCATCTTCAAGTTCCGTAGCAAGTAGTGAACCATTTGTAGTATCAATTCCAAAAATACCACTAAGAAAATCTTCAACACTAAATGGAGAACTATCCTTGCTCTGGTCAATTTTAGATTTAATTTCAGAAAGCTTGCTATTGATATTCTTAAGTTCTTCAACCATTTGTTTTGTTACTTCCAACTGTTCGTAAAAAAGTTTCTCTGGATTCATCATTTAAATTCCTTCTCTCATTTTTTATTTTATATTGCATTTGTGTTAATTTATTTCAAGGGCTTTTATACTTTCCTATAAAAGCCCTTTGCAATTAGAACTTAGGCAATTTACCTGTAGCTTTCAAGACTTGAATACGTTTTGTCAACGTATCTCCACCTTTCTGTGTGCCTTGCAAAACATGTACTCCATCAATGCCATCAAGAACAATGCTATCCTTCTTTGCCCATCGTTTTGCTTCATTAACCGCTTGTACGCGAGTATTCACAATCAAGCTATCAAATTCAATAACAACTGGAGTCTCTACAACACTTTTCTTTCCTTGTTCGTTCTTTACTTCTACTTTCTTTGTTCCGGTTGCGTAATATTTAGCCATTTTATAATTCCTCCAATAAGTTATTTTTTATTTTATCTTACATTTGTTATTAGATAAAGAAGTTGACCAAACCAATAACTACTCCTGCTATAAAAAATAGCATGTAATAAATCGAGTTTCCTTTGAAATGCTTTTTAGGAAACATTTCATTAAGTGATGCAGTAAATTTAGCATCTATATCGAACGTACTGAGAAAAAATCCACACAACAACGATCCGATAATTGCATTAAACAAAAATCCTCCTAGCATTTCTCATCCTCCTTATCTTCTTCTTCATCATCAGAATGAGATGAACACCATTCATTAGGACATTCTGAATATGAGTGTCTATATGCATATGAACCACATGTAGTGCATATCACATAAGACATGACCATAAAACTTCACTTCCTTTATGTTTCGTTTTATCTTACATTTGTTATTATATCAAATTTACCGATGAATGTCAAGGGGTAAATTCAATTTTGTTTTCATAAAGCCTTTGCCATGTTATCAACCCTTTATCCACTGGTGACTGCTTTTCACCAAGGAATTTCTTCTTGTCAAGGGTATAATAAACTTTACGATTACCGAACCTTGAAACTTGTTCAATGATTTTATCTTCCGTCTTGTCTTTATCATAACACATGACAATCTTAATGTCAAGACCGAAACTTTTAATTAATGCAACTTGTGCTGGTGATATGTCATCACCCTCAATACTTGCAACATTCTTGTATCCCATTTGCCAAGCCTTAAAAACACTCTTGTATCCCTCAAAAAGAATAACCTCTTTTTGTTCTAGGATATAAGGCAATGTTTTATGCAATCCAAATAATTCTATACTCTTATTCATTTCTTCAACATAAAGATATTTCCATGGGTTATTGTCATCCATTGCTCTGCCTTTAACACCAATAAGTTCTCCTGTGATGTTTCGTATCAAAGTAATAATACGATGGCTTTCCCAACAAAAACCTATTTCCCATTCTTTTTGAGTCTCCCAACTTATTCCTTCTTTTATCCAAAGATAATAAGGCTCCATCAAATACTTGTCCTTGGTTGATTCTGGAATTGGTATGTTGGGATGCAAGTCTTCTAGACTTATCTTTTTTCCTCTCTTCTTTCTCATGTCTTTAAGCCAGCTATTGTATGTTTGTTTCTTTTCTTTCTTATTGTCTTTGCTTACAAGGTGGAAGTAATCCAATTCCTCCACAATCCACATCTTAGCATCAAATAGGTTATCATATATCTCTGCTTTGGTACTACAATTGAATTTGATGTAAGATACGATAGCAAATATATCTCCGTTGATGCTTTTAGACCTAATATTTGAATAAAGGTCTTTATCTATTCTCACTTGAACAGATCGCATATTATTGCCATTCGGAAGTGATGCTACAATTCTATTTCTTTCGGGATGTATATTTTTACATCCCAAAAGATCAAGAACCTCTTCTATACGTCCATCTTCATATATTGCTCTTTTGATATCTTGAAGGTCCGACATTATTCTTCGCCTACCTTACTTCTACAAGCTTGTTTTCGTTGTCGAGCTTTCTTATTTGGGACGATTTGTGTCACTGGTTTAATGCCCCATACTCTATTACGAGTTTTGCGATATAATTCAAGGTTGACCGTGGTTTCATTTTTGACTTTTCTATTTTTCTTTGCCATATATTAGTCACCTCCATAATTAAAATTATATCATTTTATCTTCTATTTGTCAAGTATTTTTACGCTAACGGTTCCCATATAGCTTTCATATATTCCCATCGTGGTTTAAGGAACTCTTTTACTTGATCTTCTTCGTCTTTAGTCACTTTGACTTCACAATAATGATACCTTCCTTTACGTTGATGCATCCAAAAAACATATAATGTATCTTTCGTAGAATGTTCTTCTTCTGTCTCATCTTCTTCATATTCGTAATCACTTGGATTGTACTCTTCCCAATCCCATCTAAATAAGAGATTGTAATCCATGTCACATTCTCCCCACTCATCAAGAAAATCTTCTAGATTACTATATTTTTCTCCGCTTCCATCTTTATCACAATAATACGAATGATCTTCTTCCCATAAATGTGTCATATGTTATCGCTCCTTATTTGATTTGATTTTTAATATCTTTAATTATTTCTTGTCTAATTTTCAACATCTCTTGAATCGTATCTTTAAAATCTTGATCCATTTTTTGAATATCTTCTAACGACTCATGATACCACTTGTTCATATCGTTTTTAGAAACTTCCATATCGTTTTGAATAAACGATATGGAATTAAGATGTTTAGATGTTTTCTTAGCAATCTTTGTCCATTTATCAAATAAGTCTTTGTTTGACTTTATCTTATATAACATTAAGAGCACTCCTTATTTTGAATATAATTGTTCTTTAGGAATCAATTGAGATACTTGAGAAGCACTTGACCAAATTAAATCAATCACCGCTGCACCTGTTGAATCATAATACTCTACAGTAATAGGATATTTAACACCAGCAACAAGATCAACTATTCCAGAAATCCAACTATCTCCGTTTTTCCATCTTTCCGCAACAATTACATTATTAATGATCAATCTTGCTCCATCGTCAGAATGAATAATAAATTTGTATTGCTCACTATACTTAGGCAAAATGTAACCACTCCATCTAATAGAGAAGTTGTCAGCTTTTAATGAATCAACTGGTTTATTGCCACCCCAATTAAAATTAATATTATTATCAATTCTAGTAAGCTTTAATGTATTAAAGTTAACGCCATCAAAGTATTCTCCTTTAAGACCATCTCCAAATGGAGAGTATTCTTGACCTCTCTTAAGAGTATAACTATTGCCATATACTTCTTTGATCACATCATCTTTATTGTTTTCATTAAGCATACTACCCCATGTCATGAACCATGAATACTTATTCTGTGTCGTTATAAGTTTTGATATGCTTGGCAGTTCTCCATTTTCACCAATCGCTATAAGCTTTCCTTTTCCAAGTTTCAATAATGAATCGTGATGCTCTTGTTTAAAGTCATTATTGTAGATGTCCAACGCTAATACATCAGCCTTAGATGTTCCTACATAATAGTTTTCAATGTCATCACACCATGCGTTTTTAGCATTTGGACACCACACCCAAATTAGATTATCAAGACCATGAACATTTACAAACCTGTCGTACATGATATTCCAAAGCGCTTTAAAGTTGTTTTTCTTTCCCCACCAAAACCATCCACCATTCATTTCATGATATGGTCGCCACAAAACTGGAATATCATTGTCTCTCAATACTGAAAGATGATTAGCTAAAATGTCAAGGTCGTCAATCAAAGCCTTATAAAAATTATTTCCTGGTGTTATAATTTGATCAAATTCGGCTTGTGTTGTAGCACGTTGAACGTTGCTCCAAGTATTTAGCAATCCTGGGTATGATGCATGATATGTTGCTGAAACAATTCCATCTTTAGCATCCCATGCTTTGCAAGCATCAACAATACCCTGTCTTTGTTTGAATAGAGTGGCAGCATCTTGACCAGTAATCCCTCCGAATTCAACTCCCTTAATCATTGTATTGTATCCTGTTAATCCTAAAATTTTACTTGAATATGAATATGGCGACTCAATATAATCATGTTGACCTGTCAATATTGTTTTACCTTGTAGCAAATATAGTTTTTTAATAAGCTCTCTTGATCTTGGTGATTGGTATTCATTTGATGGAGTTTGGAGCAATTGTTTAAATTGCTCCACCCATTTCGCGTCTGAAATATATTCACTTGCTTGATCCAACAAATCTCTTGCCGTTTCTAAGTTGTTATTCATTTTTATCTCTCCTTTGTAATTAGTAATTTCTATCATTGTGAATAGTAGTCCAACCGATTTCATACCATGTGTTACTATTAAAGTTTGATTGTAATACAAGTACATGTTGACCACCTTTTTGATCTGTTCCTCTACGATTCTTAGGAGTGAACAATAAAAGGTATTGACAAGGATGTTGGTTTCCATGTTTGTCTTGATGGAATCTTTTAAGAGTAAACACCTTCTTCATAAGATCAAATCCGTTGTCATTCTTTTCTTCGTCTGAGAAAGGGTTGTCATCTTCTTCTGATCCTTTTGGAACCCACTTGAATACCTTTAATTCTTTGTCTCCTCCCTCAAACTCATCTTCCCAAACGTTTCTACCCATAAACACAACAGATGCCTCATTCTTGATCTTCTTAGAGTCACCAAATGCTGCTTCATCTAAGAATCTTCGTCCCAATGCGTTATCTGCTAATTGAACGTTAACCCACATTCTAAGATTTAAGCCACCACCATTAGGTCTACACATTTTGTAAAGCTCTTTAAAGTCATCTGTGAATATTTCCCAACGTTGCTTATCACCTGCTGATTCGCTTGGCTTACCTGTATCAATAAGAACCGATTTATATCCACGATTGGCATAATGACGAATAAGTTTCTTTACATCTTTTATTACGTAGTCTTCCATAAAGGTGAAAGCAATAAGTTTATTATTGTCTTTCGAGAACTCTCTAACCCATTTTACTGCACTTTCAAGCTTTTTATTCTCTTCGGCAGTAAATTCTCCTTCGTTTAATCGTTGACGTTTCAAGTATTCTTTCTTAATACCCAATGCAGTTGCAATAAGCAATTTCTTAAACTCTTTGATTCCTTGCTCATTTGCAATAATCAATAACTTCTCTTGATTTTCAATACATGACATAATTATTTTATTAAATGTCAATGATGTTTTACCTGAACCACCAAACCCACCATAGATATACATATTACCATAATCCCAACCTGTGCATATCTTAGTCATAAGTGGACTACTATAAAAAGGTAATCCAACATCTGGACTTTCACTCCATTCAATAATGTCATCTTCAAGTCCATCTAATAGAAAATGTTCATCATATCTTGCATCACCATCAAGTCCAAGTTTATTTACTTTGTCCATCCAAAATGTGAATAAACTTTCTTTGTCAAATTTATGATAATCATATTTTTCCGAAGTCTTAAATACTTGAGTTCCAAATAAATCTGACAAATCGGAAAGTAGTCTATATTTCTTTATATTGGCATAGTAGGCATCAAGATTTTCAAGTCTTCCCTCAACCTCCTCCATTACCTCGCTTACCGTATCAAATCCCCCATATTTGTCGAAGGTCTTTTCAGCATTTATATCTTTAACATGCTTCATTATTGATATATCGTCAAATGAACGAATACCCTCTTTGTACATGTGCATTCCAAGTCCAAAATAGAACCCCCATACTGGATTCAAGAATGTTTTACGATTTATCTTTTCTTCTGGAAAGAATGCATATTGATCTGGATTGGACCAAAACAAAGCGGTGAGATATGCTTCTGATATTACAACCTCCTCTTTTGCTTTCTCTAAGCAGTCTTCCTTTTTCATCTGAGGTGCTGTTGTCTTTACTGCCATTTAATTACCACCTTAATCTAAGAATTCCGACATGTCAACTCCACCGTTTGTTTTTTTCTTAAATTTATATTCACGTTCTGCAAATGCAATGTCGTCATGCGATTGCTGTATAGTTGTATTTTCATTTTCAATAATCTTTGCAAAATCTTCTTGCTTTTTCTTTTTCTTTGCCATTGGCATTTTGTCAACCATAATTGTAAATGTGTATCTTAGAAATTCTAATGATCCTTTAAACTCTTTATTTTTGCGGTAATATTCAACTGTTTTTTCAATATAAAGATAAGAATCTTTCATGACACTATAAGGGATTCCTTCTTTATATCTCTTAACCTTATTGCCGCTTTTAAAGAATCCGCCACGTAGAGGCTCTGCATAGTCTCTATAGAAATTTGGAGGTACAACATCTAAATTATGAATTCGCTTTACTACTTCATGAAACTCATCCTTTTCTGCTTGTTCTTTGTCTTTTGATTCTTTTTCTGTTAAATATACCTTAAGACAATCTTCGTGAAAATTCATGTTCTTTTTGTTTCCTGTGCTTGTTACATGAACATGTATAACCATTTCTTCCTTTGGTGACTTACTTTTACATTGTTGACACATGACCTCTTTTGCCATGTTTTACCTCCTTAAATAAATAGAGTGGACTTATTTATAGTCCACTCATTTTATCTTTCATTTATACTTGAGGAATAAAGTCTTTCAACTTTTCTTGAACAAGTTGATTTGACTCTCGTTCTGCTCTTGCGCGGGTTGCCTCTTGGATCAATGCTTCCGCTTCTTGTCTAGCCTCATCTTCCGTCTTCAACAATTTCTCATTAGCTTTTTGAAGTTTCGCGTTTGCCTTTGCAAACAAACCCAATGCACTAACAGCTTGTTTTCTTGCACTATTTACCTTTGAGCTTGCACCACTACCGAACACTTTTGCCATTATTTAGCCTCCGTATATTTTGATTGATCAAGTAAAAAATTTGCCATAGAAACTAGTGATTCACCTAATTCCAATGTTTGTTTTGCCGTTAATCCAATAACCGCTGTTTCATCTTCTTCAATTTTAATGTAAATTTTTTCTAAATCATAAAGACTGTATTTTGCATTGAGCAGACTTGTATCGCTATCTTCCGCTGAATTGGATGTTACTACAATGCTACTTCCTCCTGAGTCTGAAATGTCTACACTTACAATTTGTTCTACTTTTTCGTAACTCACTACCTCTTTAGAAACAATTTGCGTTTTAATCAAGTTAAATTACCTCCCATTTATTTTATCTTTTATTTGTATCTATAATGTTATCATAAAAATCAGATTTTGTCAAGAGATATTTATTGACATTCTATCTTGAGAAATAATCTCTTTTAAAAAGTATCTGTTTTCAAACGATTCTAAAAGTTCTTCCATAGTATCTTCAGCATCTTCAAGAATAAGGTTTCTAATATTAATATAGCCATATTGATATCCTGAACGCTGAGATATGTCAGCTATCACAAACAACTCATTGTCATCGGAAACAAGAAAATCTCCTACCATAATCTGATTTAACTTTGTTGTTCTTGTATCATTCACTTTCAACAAAATCATCTCCCTTTAAATTGATTGATTGTAAGTATCGCCAAAAACAATTCTGTAACCTTCCCATGAAGTATAATTAACTAAATATTCAGTATCAACAGAATCATAAATACACTCTCTAATTGCGTCACAAATATCTTCTGAATATTCATCATCAATATCTATACGGATGTATGCATATTCGTCATAATCAATGCTTCTATCTTCCGAATCATAAAGAATAAAGTCTTCTACATTGACAAATTCACTATCTCTACAGTATTCTATCTCAATAGATGTAGGCAATGGTAATTCAAGTTCTTCGAATTTATCAGCGTGTTTATCAAAGAAGTCTTTTAAATCCTTTTTAATTTTCCCTAAAACTTGAATTTTACGCTCTTTATTAAGAGCGAATTCCAGAATATCGACACGCTTGTTGATATCGTCTTTCGGAAGTGCTATTAAATCAACATCTTTTTCATCTGAATTACTAATATCAATCTCCACCTTTCATTTTATTTTATACCTATATTGATGATGACTATTCATCATCATCAATATAAAGTTCTGGATTTTCGAATTTATTTAGAAGTTTATCTAAATCGGAAAAAGTTCCACCAAATATTGTTGGACTTTCCCCATTCGGTATGATTGTGACCTTAACCTTGCCTCGTATAAAGACTATAATTCCATGTCCATCTGACAAGTCAAATTTCACGTTTTTCTTTTTTGTAAGATTTTGCTTTAGTTCCCAACTGTTTTTTAAGTAAACTCTAGCCAATATAATGCCCTCCAATTGTTATCTCACATATGATATGAATTCCATTTTTTTAGGCTTTTGATTGAATTTTTTGGCTAATTCTCTTGCCTTATTGTTACACTCTTCAAGGTAAGGCTCAATCTTATTTTTTGCTTCTTCACGTGAAATATGTCCTGCGCGGTACAATTCTCTATTATATTCGGCTATTTCTTTCAAGGTTTTGATGTCACTCATATGCAATCGCCTCCTAATGGAATTTTATCACAAATGAGTTTCAATGTCAAGATAGTATTCGTATTCAGGATGACACCAACAACTTATATTTACACTATCAACACCAATGCTAATACTACTTTCGTCAGTAAATTTAATTGTAATAAATGAATCATTTTCTTTGACAATATCTTTAACTGTTTTTCCAATAAATTCTTCAAAAGTATCCATTCGAACCCTCCATTTCATCTTTTGTAAATTCAAAAAATTTATTAAAATTATTGAAATTTAGATATCCATATTCGAGATTAGGATATCTAACCTTATATTTCATCGTTGCTTTGTCTAAAGTTGAAGGAGTAACATTGCCAACACCAACAATATAAGGTCTTCCACCCTTTTCTTCAAATAGTTTCTCTAAGTCATTTTTGAATCGTATATCACAATTCTCAGAAACCTTTACATATACTCTATACTCAAGCATATCAGGACTCCTTTGCGATTTTCTTAAAAACAAAGATTCCCTCTTGTTTGATATTATCATGCCCTGTGCCAACTCTTTTTTGCAATTTCATGTCAATCTTCTCACATGGTTCAAAACCCTCTTCAACGGAGAGTTGAATCCACTTGTCAACGAATTCAACTTTATCTTTGCCAATATTGAAGTCTGCAATATTAACAGCATAATGGGCATTTGGTTTGAGCATAAAGTAAATATTCTTAATAGTTTGACGGACATAACCTTGGAACCATTCGTCAAGTGTAGGGAACTTATTGTAACATTGTGTGTCTTCATCCGAATACTTCTCAAGATTGAAATATGGCGGACTACTAAAGGCAAAGTCTACAAAGTTACCAGCCTTATGTCGATAATCTTCACTACCTTGACAGAAGACCTTCCAACGTGATTTGCCTATCATATTATGATCTACTTCTATTCCAACAACATTGTCAATATGTTCTCCTAATTGAAGTAAATTATTATAAGTCTCTACACAAGGTTCAACACCAAGATACTTGTAGTTATTCTTAGATGTTAATGCCGCAAGCATACGTCCACCAAATCCCGCTGAGAAGTCATAGATTGTACCACCTTTAGGCACATACTTCTCATACAATGCCTTAGCATTCATTGTCTTGAAGTTAGTAGCTACGTTACCACCAATCATCTCAAGGCTTGTGCGAATCTCTGTTGGAGTAACTGATTTCTTAAATCTCAATGAGAAATCAATAGCACGTTTAAGTTTGTGGTCATCATAAAACCTATCCCACATACTATTGTTTGCGATCTTAGCATCAACTACAGCAAGATTGGAGAATAGATAACGACAAAGACTTTGACCTTGATTGAACTTAAGATCAAGAACTTTACCATCAAACGAAACGTCTTTCTCAATGCACTTTTTAATTTCATCATTAATACCATCCTCATTATAATACGTGATAGGGAAGATGTTTTTGCCACGATAAATAGCAAAAACATCTTCAATCATTTCATTTTTTCTTTCATTTGTAGTATTTTCATTGGTGTATTCGTCTTTTGTAAATGTCTTTAATTCATCCAACACATCCTCATAGCCACTTATAGCTCTTGTATTTGTATTGTTTGTGAAATTCCATGATGTCATACTAAACCGCCTTTCATTTTATCTTGCATTTGTCACCAAAGATTTATTTGCAACTCATTCTTTTCAGCCCACTTGACAAAAAATTCATGTGGTTCTTCATAATATTCATTAGTTATGCTTTTATTCGATTGACCACGTGCTTGACGGATATTCCCATCTCTTATCTCAATAGATATGAATGGTTTATCAATATCTTCTTTCCATCTTAAAAATACGATTTGACATGATCCTGCGATTACGTTGTCAACATATGAGGCTATACAATGATTTAAAGCACTTCCTTCTTTAACTAAATCTGATGCGGAAGTTGGAAGAATTATTTCGTATAAATCTTTCTTAGTTGTATATGCTAATGACTCATAAAGCCCTATTGCCTGGCTAAACTCCTTATTCTTCATTTCATTTTCTACTACTTTATAGTTCATTGCAGTGACATCATGTTCCTTCTTAAGAGACTTTGGAAATTTATCATAAGGAATTTCCATATTGGTAGACATTTTAGCATAGTCTCTAAGAAGTGTAAGTGCTTCTGTTGGACGCATAATACCTTGTTGAAGCTTTGCATCTCTAGTTACATATATGGCAAGCTTTTTGATGTCTTTGTATCCATATTTTGAATACAATTCAGTTATAATTGAACTATTATTATACAAAATATCAAGAGTGCTTTCCTCTTTGAAAATTTGCATAATAACTTGGAATTTATTGCTATCAAATGTTTTATCAAAATTTCTAAAAGCATTTAGCATTTGATCACTTACACTTTGTATTTCTTTTATATATTTCATCATATATTTGGGAACTTGAAAGAATTCATGAGGCTTGGTAAAACCTTCAATCATTTTTAAATTTCCGTAATAATTGTATCTTTGGTAAATATAGCCCAAATGTCTTCCTAGTCCACAATTATTGAGCAATTCAATATAAGGATTTTTGAATAGTCTTTCAAGTGCTATTGACCATTTTTTTATTTTTTGATCTCTTACTTTGCCAAGATAATCAAATGCAAATTTAAGAATATATTTCAATGCTTCATTGTCAATACAATCCAACAATTCATTTTTATCAATCTTTCCTCTAAAAAACAAATCTTTATCTTTGCCATCTTTTTCAAGCAATTTATCTCCACAATATACATCATATCTCTTATCTCTAAGAGAGTAGTCTAATGTGTACTCTTTCGCGGTAGAAAATGTTACTGCAAAGTCATCCGCTTTACGATAATAACTGCTTTTTTCTTCATCAACAACAATATTTGCGATCAATTCCGTTTTCTTGATCTTGAAAGAGTTGTTTGTACTTTCAGTGCATTCAAAAATACCGCCTATATTTGTTTTGACATTTTTCGATGGACGACTTATTAATTTAAAATATTTATTTCCACATTCACATGTTAATGACTCTTTTTTATCTTTGGTTGAATTGAATCTTCTTCCACATGAGCAAAGACAAATTATTGCATCAGTATACCAACCATTTGCCCCATCTCGAAGGAAGGAAACTCCAACCATATCAATTGTTGCAGTTGCCATTTCCTTCCACTCTCCTATTTAATTTTATTTTCTTTTTTTGTAATTTCATATTCATCATGACTAATAAATGTAACATCACCTTCATCATCACTATAGGGATAAACAATTACACCATATTTATCTACTGATTTTACAATCATGACCTGACCATTGTTATAGTCTCCCAAAGTCAATCCAGCATTTGTAATAATGATTTCATCATCAATTTCTACATTGTCCAATTTTAGTTCCTCCTAGTTTGTTTGTTCGCACATTTTCTTATTGTAGCTCCTTGACTTCTTTTTGTGTCTTTGTTTGGCTAACTTTTTAGCGGTATCACCGCAAAACATATTAATGTTACCATGTTGAGCAATAGGATATTTACGTGTTTTTGACTTAGGACGTTTAAGCATTATGGGTGCTAATTTGGTTGCATCATGTGTTCTGCCATGATGACCACCGCCATGATGAAATTTTTCATACATGTTTTTTTATTCCCCTTCTAATTTACTACCTTAACATTAAACTTTTCACCATCTTGGTTGAAATAATATAATTCGTGTCTATCATACGATGCAAGAAATTCATCACAAGTTACATCTGAATTCCAATCATCGGAAAGAAGTTCTGAGAAACCCTGTATTTTATGATATCGTTCGTAATCCCATGGAATCAACTGGCTCAAGACATCAATAGTGGCAATCAACTCATTTTTCTCTACATCTTTAAACTTAAGTTCTAAATGCGTATAAACGTCTGCATCACCATGCATCAATTTAATGTCAAGAAGATAAATATTTCTTGGTTGTTCAATCTTTGAACCAATAAACAGTTTGGTGTTTCGCACAATTACATCTCCTTTTTTATTTTATCTTACATTCGTATAGTCACAAATCTCTTTTACACCTTTAGGATTAATGTGATAATTGTCAGTAAACTTTTCTACAAATTCTTTTTGAACCTCAACAGGAAACTTACATTCATTACCTTTTTTATCAGTTGCCCAAAAGAATTTTTTATTACTCAATAATTGAATTCCATTATGACAAGTCCATAATTCAATGTATTCTTCCATTTTAATGTCTCCTTCGCATACTTTAATTTACCAAGACACATAAAACTTCAAATCTTCTTTGCCATATTCGTTCCATAACATGTTGATAATTTCAACAACAATTGGATGATCATCGTTAAATTTTTCAATGTCTTGAATGTAATATCTTTCATGAAAATTATATATGGGAAGATAAATAAAACATCCATTATGAACATCATTCATTGAATCATCTAAAATCCATTTCCAAAAATGTCTTTTTTCGCTATGCGTGAACTCGTATTTTTCTTGTAAATATTTCATAACATCAAAATAATCTAAATATGGTTCTCCTACAATAAAAGATGGTTTATCCATTTATTACCTCCCTGTAATTTCTATCCGGCTCTTAATGTATATAGTATATCACTTTATCTTTCATTTGTCAAGGATAAAAAGCAATGCCTACTATCAGTATTTACGAATAGTAGGCATCAAATGTGTGCAATTTCATTTTATATTCTATTTGTCAATAACCATATTGCTACCAAGTAAGCCGTAACCACCAAGATCAGAATACGGACTTTCGTCCATAAGGTCAAAATCGGGATTATTGAAAATTCGATTTTGTTTGTCGATTATCCGTACTTGCAACAAAAGGTGTTGTAATAGGCTTTGAGGAATTGTGTAAGTCTTATCATCTTCATTGTAGTATGGAGTCATAAAAGCTTTGACAACTTCGTAAGTTTGAGTTATCGCGTTACCGTATGCGGCTTGTTTACGATCAACAAGCGCACCAAGTTCCTTGCCTTTTTGCTCATAAGTGCTAACTTCATCTTGATTTAAAAGATCATTTATTTCCATGCCTTTAAGAGCAATTACAACTTCGGGATAATCCACAGAAGAAACTTCGAAATTATATACAATAACATCATCTTCTCCGTAGTGCTTTTTAATTTCAAACTTTGATTTTTTTGTTAAAAATTGCAATTTATCGCTCCATTTTTCAAATCTATAACATTTTTTTATATCATCAAATGAATCTTCTTTAATTGTTATTAATTCTCCTACTCTACTCAACCTTTTCCCCTCTTTCAATCATAGATTTATAGTTCAAAACTTTTTGAACATACTTCCAATCATTTGCACTATGACTCTTCAAATACTTGTTCGCATTACCAGTTCCCATGTTATACGAAAGCAAGATTGTTGGAATTAAATTTTTATTACTTACCTTACCTTCCCACGATTCCTTGATTAATGCCAAATAGTGAATACTTGCCACAGCATTTTCATATGGATTTGACCACGTAAAATCAATACCATATTCATCTTCTAAATCTTTTGTGATCCATTTGAAATTACCACGATTGATCTGAGAAATTCCATGATCATGAGTAGGGCTTATTAATTTTGGATCAAAGTGGCTCTCTTGTGCCATTAACGCATACTCAAGGGTTACTTCAATCCCCTTCTTCTCAGCAAATTTTGAAATCTTTCTTTGTAATTCCTTGTCCAAAGGAATGTTATCATAATACTTGAAACCATCATCCTCAACCACGGATACCTCTTGAACGACAACTTTTTGTTTGGGTAGTTGTTCAAATATTTCCTTGGCAGAAGTCACTTTAGGAGATTCTTGCACTCCTTTTTTTTGCACATCTTTTGTCAAAGTTGATTTCGTTACATATACTTCATCTAACGAAAAAGGTTTTTGACTGTACAAAAAAGGTAGTTCTACTTTAAATGGTACGTCAGCACTTAAAGTAGGAACTTTAGCAACTTCATTACTGCCTTTCCTTGCTTCCGCTAGTGTAGAACAACCTCCCAACACTACCGATAGAGCAACGATTCCTGCAATAACTACGTTCTTAGTATTCATCTAGCTACCTCTCACATCTATAGGATTTGTGGTCATACAAATTACCGGATAAATTTCATTTTATCTTTCATTCGTACAACCACTCTTACCATATTACACCAACTTGTCTACGATGTCAATACATTTTTTCAAAAGTTCAATATCATCGACTTTTTTGTAATTGTTTGTGCCACCAAGCACCTTCTTAAATTTCTCACTAATTTTACCTTCGGTTTTTTGTTCATCAGTCAATCCTTTAATCTTATTGTCAAGAACAGCAATTAAATCTTCTGGAGTGTCAAGTGATTTTTGTTCTTGAATGAAAGCTTCTGCTGCCTTTTCTTTTCGTGCTGCCTGTTCTTCCTTGATTTGTTCAAGACTTACTCCTGCATCAAACTCTGATTGAACTGCATGTTTGAATACATTCAAAAACTCTTTTGTATCATATTCAATTCTCAAAGGAACATTTTTAAATCTACTTCCTGCTTCAACGAATCCATCTGAACGGAAATACATGTAGCGTTTAGTCAGAATTTCATCGTCAACTTTTTCTTTTTCAATTGTGATGAATACAATGAAATCAGCCATATTGATAAAAATTTCTCTAGCTGACGATGGAAGCGATACATTTAATTGATCATACTCTAATCCATCTTTTTGTTCTATTTTTTTATCTTTAGAGTGAGTAAGCACCATAACTCCATATCCTGCTTTTTGAAGCTTGTCAATATTACCTCTAATTTTTTGTCTTACTAATTGATATCCTACACCAAAACCTTGATCAGATTTTCCTTTTGCCCCAACGCCACCGATGTCCTTAGTTCTTTTGCTAGGATTTTTTGTGTTCCATTCTCGAATAACTTCTGCTGTAGCCATTTCAAAAAGAATATCTGCTGTGTCAATGCCAATCAACTCTATTCCCAATTCTTTTTTGTCATCAATTAACTGATCTACGATTTCATCAAAGTCAGACCAATCATTAACATCCTGCGCTTGAACTTGCAATGCTTGATATCCTTTTTCAAATGCAAGAAGAATTGATTTTGACATATCTCCGAAATATTCTTTTGTAATATTCGCAAAAAGCGATGTTTTTCCTGCTTTTGGAACACCTGCGATTACCCAAAAATAGTCTTCCAGTGCAATTTGTGGTACATTTACTTTTAATCCTTTAAGATTGATTGCCATTTATTAAAACATCCTCTCGATTTATTTCATTTTAATGAGTGTGGAGAAACATATATGTTTCTCCACACAACCATTTCATTTTATATTGTACTTGTTAAGATCAGAACGGAAGATCATCATCTGAAATATCAACTGGCTTTCCTCCGAAGTCAATCTCGTCATCATCTTCATCACTACCGAAGTTAATATTTTCTTCTTCTACAAGTTCTTCAATTACAAAGTCTGTGTCAAGATCATACAAGCCTTTTTCGTATGTGGAACCATCAGCACCTGTGATACGCAATTCATTAACGTAGCTTGTAATTGCACTCTTTCCAAGACCCTTTGGCTTTTCGCCACCAAAGATATCATCATCATTATCTTCTACTTCCGAAGAGTCGATTTCAATTGTTTCTGCTTTATTCAATGCAATACCGTATACTTTTACAAAGTCTCCACCTTTCATCTTCTTAACAAATGCGTTAGCGGTCTTTTCGATGTTCTTATTTCCTTCTGGACGAATAACGAACTTAGCTGGTGTAAACTTATTACCATATTGAATAGTATAACCTGTGACGTATACTGCACCTTCATCTTTGTCAAATTCCGATCCAACAAATACGACTTCCTGTTCAAAAGCATTCACTTCTTCAAATGTGCTTTCACCTTCTTCATTCACCACATCAAAATCAATTGGTTGTTTTTCACGATAAATGTTCTTAATAGCATATTTTGTTTGATTAATAAGTTCTCCTTCGGAATTTTCATATGTTGAGAATGTTACTTCTCCACTTACCGTTACGCTATCACCATCATTAAGATTTTCCCAAATATATTCTGCTGCATCATAATCTGCAAGGCTCTTACGAATGTTTTTGCCTCCATCATTTTGTTCAAGACCTACATTGATACCAATAAGGTGATAACCTTTAGGCAAATTGTCGCGTTTAGCAAATGGAACCTTCATTGATTTCTTTTCTGCTTTGCTATAAGGATAAACGAATTCTTGTTCCATACCAAACAATTCTACTGACAATTTATTGAACTTGCTTGTTTGAAGCAAGAAACGAATTGCACGATAAGATCTGCCCTTGTTTTTCCCCTTGCCAATCGAATCTTCTCTCCAAGCATTTTCATTGCCCATACCGTCAACAATACCTTTAAACGTGAAAGCTGACTTTGTTTGCACCAATTGTTTAACTTCTTTTTCTTTTTTTGCCATTTTGTTATTACCTCCATGTAATTTTATCTTATATTTGTAAAGCACTTACTTAATTCTTTGTCGCTAGGTCTTTATTATATCATTTTATCTGCCACTTGTCAATAGCTGATGATCATTTATTTTTCAAATGTCACTGGCTCAGACCCGGTTGTCAAAAAAATATAGGGCTTATCGCCCTAATTCTATAATATGATTTTATCTTTCACTCTCCTTATACTACTTATTATACCACATAATCTGTATTTTGCCAAGCTTTTCCTGTAAGTCTTCAAGTTGATTTTTATAAATATCTACATCAGATGGAGATATAAGTTCATGAATAATCTTGTTATTATAAACAATATCTCCATAACCATCATAATCAATAAGACTTCCAGATTCACACATGTCAATAAACTCATCTAATTCAAATAAATCTCCATAATCTGGAATCTCTTTTGTCGAATCGAGATCAATATCAAGTGGGTCAACAATTAGAGCAAATGTAGTGTTATCTTTTTCCGTTATACTTGTAACAAATCCTAGCTTTTCAATTTCTTTAAGGTAATATTTAAGCAAACTTTTCTTGTGCATCTCTTCATCAAATAGTGGTAATTCAACTGCAGTCATTATTATGACCACTCCATTTCTGAGTAAGTTCTTTCAGCTTGCCAGTAAATCTTTTTCTTGTTTTCGTCAACTGCACACTTGATCATAAATTCTCTCCATTTATAGTTCTTAATGAAAGTATTTGAAAATAAAATTTTTTTAGACATAGTAGCATATTGCTTTTTATACTTGACTCCACAAAAAGACTTGAATGACATTAACATTTTAGATGTACATTCTACATATTCAAGATGACTAGACACTCTTTTGCATGAATATCCTACAAACAAGCTTTTTACTTCGCTTTCAAGGAACCATAGCGCTCTATCTGGAATCGTTGACATAGTATCTCTCCTTGTCTTATACTAACACAACAATAAGACCTACAATTGCAAGACCAATACAAAATTCAGTTAATACTTGAATAGGTGTTTTAACCTCAACTTCACGTGACATATGTGTAATATTTCCGTATTCGTCATACATTACTTGACGCTTAGTTGTTGTCATTGTTAATCTCTCCCCTTTTTAAAGATGAATTGATAAACTTCACTTCGAAAAACTTGAAGATCATTGATAAGTTCATCTATATCGCTTAAATCAATTTTATATGCTGAGTCTCTATCTTTTTCAACTCCAATTATGCAAGGGTAAACTTCATCTCCTTCAACTCTTATGTCTAAGTCGTGAATATCTTCTTTGCAGTTAGTAAGATCACTTATCCCTATTTGCGAAATTCCTTTAAGCTCAACAAATCTAACTTTACTTCTTCTTTCAAATGTTAATGCTGTTTTTTCGTCTATAAACTCCCTTCCGTCAACAACATAAACTGGCGTTTGTTCATCAATAAGTCTAAGTACTTTTTTTGTCTTGTGTATAATTTCCATTTTAATCCTCCTTTTAGTCCATTCTCAAGTCTTCTTCTGAATATTTTAATGCCAACTTATTAATTGTGTCATTTAGATTCAAATATTTTTGATGTACTTCTTCTTCTATTTTTTTATCCAAATCCACCATAAGCTTAAACTTCTCAATTGCATTACCTTGTCTATTTGCGGAAACTTCAATCCATTCATCATCATATGGACCATATCCGCGAGAATACTTTACAACTTTACCATTTTTCACAGAAAGATTATTAATCTCATAATTCTTGATGCCAATATAATAAGCAATTGATTGTAAATCTCTTTCTTCTTTTCTAGCGAAAGGCTATTTATGTCCACTGTTATTCATCTCCTTGCTTATTTTAAATCAACCTTGAACTCTGAAATAAGACCATCTTTCGGAATATAAAACTCAAATTTATACGCATCAACATACTGACTTGGAAGAATCAAGTTAAAGAATTTGATTTTCTTTTTTTCTTTATAAATCTCAACTTTATAGTCTTTTGTAGATATGTGAATAGTTGATCTATTTGATGGTGCTTGACTTGCACGATACGTATCGTCTCCGGTTTTGTACATGTAAAGATACTTAAGCTCCGATTCAACATCATATCTAGAAACAACATATGATTGACTATCTTGCATGGCTGAGAGAGTTCTGGTGTTGTAATATTCATACCTTTGATTTGACATATCAATACAAAATAACAACGGAATAATAGTAACAGATATCAGAAATGATGCAATTTGTGATGTATTATAATCCTGTTTGAAAATTTTGCTTAGAATAAACGAGATTATGATATATATTATAGTAATAAATATGGCAAGACCAAGTATCCACCACCACATGTAAGTCACTCTCCATTCCAATTTTTTACTCATAGATAAAATTCACATTTTATCTATGGCTTAGACACGTAAAACCGAATATCTTCCTTGAAAATGTCTTTTTGCAACAATTCAAGTAACACATCTCTGTTTATTTTTATGAGATTTGGATACTCTTCATATGGCTCAAGATCACTAAAAGCAAATTCGCTCAAAACACCATCACAATCCATAACATTGCAGCCAAACCTATTGTTTAGATAATCGCGGGTAATATAAAGGAAATCTTGATTTAGTCTTTCCATTTCGGCTTTAGCACAACAATTTTCCCAAGACATTCCTACAGTCTTTGCTATTGGTCTTACTTTATCACCTTTTTTATACATTTTGATCATCTCCATTAGTAGGCTCTTGAATTCCATATCCTAGAAGGTTATAGCGCTCAAGTAGTCTTTTTTGAAATAATTCATCGAATCTCTCTGCACGACTTTTAAACTTCTCAAGTTTTGTAATACCATCAGAAAACCTTATTCCTTCTGGGTCTTCACGATAGTCCCAAATACCACCTAAAGTCTTGGTTCCGTCCTCATGAGTATTAACTTCTAGAGCCAATCCAAGAGGATGAAAGAATCTTCTATTGACTTCTTGCAAATAGCCATCATTGAAGAATTCTTCAATATTCATATATGAAATCTCGCTCATAGTATCCTCCTTTTTGAGTGATAGATAAAAGTTTGGTTTTATCTATCCAGTATTTTTGCAATTCCTTTTCGTTCCACCTTGTTATCTGATAAAATATTGTTTTCTGAATCAATTATCAAAACTCTATATACCCAACTATTAAATGCATCTTCTACCACACCTGAACTACACGTATGACCAACATTACTTACTTTGCTTTTTCTAATAATGAATTTAAAGTCATGTGTTTGCTCAAAAACGATATCTGCTATATTCATTATGCTCATGCTTCCCATTCCTTTCGTTTTATCTATTACTTGTATTCACTATTTTATACGTTTGACCAATACAATATCTTGGGGTTGAAGAATTCCTGTTTTAATAAGAATACTTAATTCCTCAATTGTGCATTCAAGAGGATCATCATGAGTTTCTTTTTCTACTTCCTCCAATTCCTTGACTCCTGTTTTTGGTTCTTCATAATGCTTTAAATTTTCTTTTTCAAAGTAACTCCGATGTCCATCACCATTTAAATATGCAGTTACATTAACCGATTTTTTTCCTTTTTCTTTACTAAATCCAACAACATAAAGGAACGGTTGATTGATTTCATTTGCTTCTTCCCAAGCAACAGCTTCTTCCAATGAAATATATATACTATCTCCAATTGGCACTACTTTATCTCCAATTTCAAAATTATTCTCACTCACGCTAATCATCTCCTTTAAAATTTTCTTTCCATTAGGATTCAAAAAATCCTCATCAATCAGCAAATTCATGCCGTTTAAATTTAACTCTTTTGCCCCTAAAATAAATCCTAGACGAATAAAAGTATATCTAACAACATCTACATTTAACTTAGTATATTCATTAATATCCGATGGACGAACTTGTTTTTGGTGATTATAATAATGCCTATTCTTCAATACGATATAATCAATTCCATTAGGGTGAGCCAACAGGATATTACTTGGTTTACTATACAAGTCTCTTGTAAGTCTAATGGAATTAGCTAATTGTCCACGAATTTCATCATCAATAAAAATGATAGCCATTAATAATCATCCTTTCAATACATAATCACTTTTAATTCTAATCCGTATTTTTTAGCAAGACCAATCATGTTTTTAGTACCTTTACTTTTCCCGTCCCAAAAGCAAATGCATCCACCTTTAGTTTCGCCTTGACTCGCGTAAATAGCCATTTCTTTGTTGCGTATTGGTCCTGCTGCATTTCCGTATTTAGTCCAATTCGCTCTCTTCCTGTGAAGTTTACACTTATACTTCTTGGCAAAATCTTCTCCCAACGTATCCGCACCATCTGCCGCCCCACTAACAATCTCTATTTCACTTGGTCTTTTACCTTTAAGAAAAAGTTTTACTTCTTTCTCAAGGAGATCAAAGTCTTCGAAATCTCTACCTCCAGCAATAATCAATTTATAAATTATTCATCATCCTCTTCGTCATTCAAGAAGTCGATCAACCTCTTTTGATAGATCATGCTATCTGCAATAAATTGAGATAATACGATTAATCCATAGAATTGTTCATTGTCCATGTCTCCGATAGCATATGGCAATCCTTCGGTAGTGTCACCGTCAATAAAATAATTGGGGTCATTAGCAGTTAGTCCAGCATATATTCCTTCTGATGTATAGTCACGTTCCCATACATTAAATTGGGCTTGTGTCAATATACCCTTGCCAACACACCAAAACATGAAATTAGGTGTATTTAAGTTTGAACCCCAATAATCAACAAACGACTCTCCCGCACGTAGTTCCCATGCACGAATCTTACTAAAAATCTCTCTATCGTTCATATTACCACACCCTTCTAGTTTCACGATAATCTGTAAGATTCACTTTGCCACCTGCACGTTGATACTCTTCAAGCATACGTCTAATACTATCCAATGCGTCATTGCATCCACGTTCGCTTGGTTTTTGAGATACGTTAGCAAGAATATTGGATAATTGATGCATTGTCATGTCAAGATATGCCACCGACATTTGTATCGCCTCTTTCTATTAACTATATTTTTTAATTTCTTCTTCTGTTGGTTCACGCAATGACTCTTTAAGATGTAATACATCCATAAAGCTAGAGTAGTATCCCATTCCAAAATAAAAGTTTTTTGATTCTTGTTGAATGCTTATTGGTTCTCCTTCAACTAATGTGTAACTTCCTGTTAAATGGAAGGCTACAATAGATGAATTTTTCACAATCATCAATTTTCTTTCATCATATTTTTTCCATGTTTCGATTCTTTTCAATGTTTGGTAAACATATTTGTTATATTTACTACTATCTTCATATTCTTCTTCAATCAATTCAACTGCTCTCACCAACGCTTCGCGTGGAACAAATAAACTATTTTCTTTTCTTTTCAAATACATGAACTCCAAGCCTGATTTAGTGATGCCCACATAATCACTATCCTTTCTTAACAGTTCCTTTTGGTCTTCCTTTTTTTGGAGGTTTAACAACTTTTTTCGTTTTATCTTCGACTTGTGGAAGAGGTAAATCATTCGTTATAGTAGAATCAAACCATCCACATTTACGAATGCTCATACACCATCTTTGACCCCAAAGATTTTGAATAATATGACTACCACACTTCTCGCAACGTTTCTCAATAAAATTTCCACTATGACGCATTAACTCCGTCATGTGTATTCAATTTCCTTTACTTCTTCTCTTACCTCTTTTGAATCAACATCCCATCCATCATTTGAAGGTTTAAGCTTTAAACCTTTTAAAGAATCAATTCTATTGTGTTCATGGTCATGAAGACCATAAGCACGATCATGATATTCTGAATAACACCATGTTCTTGCCCACTCTTCTTGAGTTTCCGTCAAAATTGAATAGTTGATCAAATCTTGGTCTTTGAGCATTCCTGTGATATCATAAAAGACTCCATTGCAACATGCAACTATATGATATCCAAATTCGTATTGATTATAAAGCACAGCTTGAGGAAATACGAATTGTAACGCTTTAGCAAACATGTAGCAATTTCCATTTCGATATATTTTATTCAGTATTCGATGAGCATCATAACACTCTTTTGCATTTTTGTGACCTTTGATAAGATTGATGAACTCCATTACTCTTTCATGGGTACTCATTTTTAATCAACTCCATTTTTTATTTGTAATCAGATTTTATTTTATCTTTCATTCGTCATTCTCTCTTTCAACCCTTGCTTGATTTTAATAAACCATTCCAGAGACATGTGATTGCCTTTGCTGATTCCGTTTGCTACAACAATGCTTGGCTTGCCATCAATAACCTTGCCGTAAAATGCCATAGTCTTATCTCCTTTATCTCCCTTGTTTGATCTTATATATGTATTATATTCTCTTGACCGGATAAAGTCAAGAGAATTTATTTTATCTTACACTTATAAACACTTGATCCAATTGCCCACAATAAGAGCAAGAATTATTACAACAATAGAAATGAATTCATGTAACATTATTGGTAAAAATACTTTCCCCTCAGGCAAATGACTTGTATCTCTAATTGCATTACACACAGCCGCCATAATCGAAATCATAATTATAAATATCATTTTTCACCTATTGCCCACAAGTAACATCCACCAAACACCGCTAATCCTCCAACAATCAATGCAATTACTCCACGGAAAGCGATAAGACAAATGTTCCAAAACAATGATCCTACTCCTGTAAAGATGTGAACAAAACCGATGATTCCAAGTCCAATTCCAAGATATAAGAATGCCAAAACCCCAACAATAATCAATAGTACACCAAGAAACTTATACATAATTAAAATATCCTCCTTCAATTTGTTGAACTAATTTACTTTTATCGTTTTCTATAGGATGAATTGTCACAAAATCAAGAATACGATTTAGCATTTCTCCTATTTGCTTACCTTCAAAGCCAAGATCAATCAAGTCATTGCCTTTGACATCTAAATCCTTAATCCAAATAGGTTCTTTCCCATTCTTATTGTTTTCCATGATATTAAGAAATTGACGCATCATTTCATTATATCTACCATGTTTACTTTCATGTATTGTTTTGGCAATCAATAACGCACCCCACAATTCGTGTGATCCATAAACGCGAATAATCATCTTCATATCTGATCTTGTTAATTTTAGCTTATCGTCAATTTGATCATAAGCATTGATTCCATTTATCACTAAACGTTTTGTTTCATTGTCAACTTTCAATTTATTCAAAATCTCTCTTACCTTATCTTCATGGAAATCAAGTAACAAATAAGCTAAACGCAAGCCATAATATTGTGGAATCTCATCCAATTTAGGAAAAGTCATATCACTAATTTCATGAATGATATAATCCATTAATCCTGTGTTAATGAGATGTCTAATTCCATAATGAGCATTGTCGGAAAGCAAGATTTTATATAATTCTTCGCGTTTACGCTCAACAGAAATATCCTTTAGTAAACGATATTTTTCGCAAATAGCACGATATGTGCTAGGAGCAATATGAAATCCAAGTGTTGACGAAAAACGAATTGCACGTAACATACGTAACCCATCTTCCTTGAATCTTTCTGATGGATTACCAACCGCTCTAATGAATTTAGCTTGAAGATCATGGTAGCCATTGAATGGATCAATTAATCCATCTTCATTGTATGCCATAGCATTAATAGTAAAGTCTCTTCGTGACAAGTCCTCGTTAATGTCATGTGTAAACACAACATCATCTGGTCTTCGACCATCTGAGTATACTCCATCTTTGCGATATGTTGTAACCTCAAAATGTTCTCCATCAATTACGATTGTCACTGTTCCATGCTTCAATCCGGTAGGGACAACGGTATATCCAAGGTTATTGAAAGCCGCTATTACGATTTCTGGACGCATACTTGTGGCAATGTCCCAATCTTTAGGAGTGATGCCTAAGATTGAATCTCTTATGCATCCTCCTACGACATACACTGAATGACTATAGTCGCCAATTACATCCATAATGTGATTGACTTTTTTGGGGATATTAATATGAATCATATTCATTCCTCCTATTTTATTCAAAGGTTATTGCTGTTATTGTAAAAATTCCATCTCTAACCTGTCTAATTTTCTTATTAATAAGACAATTTACAGGCAAGTCATTTTCTATCATGATCTTCAAAACATCTTTGACACTAACCTCATTTGTAATCAAAGTCACATCTCTATCGTCTTGTATGTTTAAGAAATGCAAAACTGTCTTTGTTGTCAATCCAATTCCGACTTCTTTTGCCATTATAAATTCCTCCAATCATTTTATATTACATTTGTCTTTCTTTAATAATCTCCTTAATAATATTAGGAGATTTGCCAGCAACAGCGCGACCAATTTCTTTGAGTTCATATCCTTCTGGTAAATAGTCAACCTCTTCCTTAATCATATCATCAATCAAGCGCCGATTGATATTCTTAAGAATAGTTCCCATGTCTTCAATGCCAAACTCTTCTTCAATTATACCTTCATCTACTAATTTAAGCAAGAGTTTTTCTATACGGGCTTTTGTCATATTATCTTTTACCCAAAGAGCCTCAATAGTTTCAGGGGTATTGGGATCGCGTGGAGATTTTTGATGTTGAACCTCAGCAAATTTATCAACAACCATCTTTGTGAAAACTTGATCACCATATCTATCTTTATAGTCATAGTTAACTACTACAATTCCTTCACCTGTGGTTTCGCCGCCAAGAGTCCCACCAAGTTCAGTTTTTCCTACAAATGATTGAAGATGTTCATAAGATTGATATACACCTTCATAAAACACAGGGACAAGCTTGAGATTCAATCGTCTTGCCTCATCTTTAACCATAGAAAAACTAACATATTCTTGTGTAAACTCATTGAAGATAGCAAACAAGATGAATGTTTTAGTGTGTTCAGGTGCATATTTAACCTTGTGAGGATTAAGCCACTCTCCAAACATAATGACTCCTTCCAAAAGCTTTGTAGGGTCAATATTAGCTTGAACCCATTGATAGAATCCGCCAAGATCACTTGATTCATCAAGATGATTGTTACGAGAGAATGCAAGAACCTTGTCGCCTTCACGTTTAAAGCTTGCGTTTGCACCATCAATCTTCTCTGTTATCGTAATTGGATCATCAATATGAAATACTCCTTGTGTTGTCTTATGACCCATGCGTACCACATCTGTAAACTTTTTCTGTGTCATATTTATTTCATCTCCTTTTTTATTTATATTCATTCATCCATTGTTGAACATACCACAACTGACCACATCCACCACCAATATCATCTTGTCCCGCAGGATCAAACATTCTTACATTGTATCCATCCTCTAAAAATGAACTCATTACTTCTTTAATCTTTTCATGATTTCTATATCCAGAATCTTTCATTGTTTCATCTGCGCTACACACAACGCTAAATGTAAAATTAAAAGTTGTAGGACTGAACAAGTCTTTTAATCTGTCTAAGTGTTCTTTGGAAACATTCTTTCCATCAACACAATAATTTAAATACACTTTTCGTCCTGTTTCTTGGCTCCAAATTGTTCCTGCGTCTCTTATTTTTCTAAGTGACATTTTATTTTTAAATGGAATGAGATTATCTCTATCAGTATCAAAAGCTTGATGAATAGAGAATTGAAGTCCAACTTTTGATATTCTTTTTGACGTTTGAATTATTTTAGAGAAAATTGCATCATTATCTACTCCGATAGTAGAGATAAGTAATTGAGCGTTAGGATAAAGGTTATTTAATTGTGAAATTGCTTCTTCGACATTCTTCCAATTTGTCATAGGTTCACCCATGCTCATGAACATAATTTGCAATTTTTTACATCTACTATTTATGTCCTTGATATCCATATCACTAAATACATGTGTTACTTGAGCTACAATTTCATCTGGAGTTAAATTTCTAATAAACTTATTTCCAGTACCACAAAATGTACATCCGATAGGACATCCTGACTGGACAGAACAACATACCACTGTTCTATCTTCAAAAGTATTGTACTTATAAAGAACTGCTTCTGTTACGGCATCTTCTTTTTCAAAGACATACTTCCAAACTACGCCTTCTGAACTATCATATCTCTTAATATTTTTGAACATTATATATTCATCTCCCTTTTATTTTGCACTCGTATCTGCTTCATAGAAAAATTCAAGTTTATTCATCAACTCAACGCCAACAAATTTTTGCAATTTGTTAATGGATTTTTCACTATCCCCTACTTGCATCAAACGCATATGATATTGAATAATCTCAACTACCTTCAACACAAATTCTGTATCATAGTATTGACTTAAACGTGTTGCTGCAAGTTGCGCAGAAACATTCTCATGTCCAATGAAGTTAGCGTATCGTGATACGGTTCCATCTTCATATTTTTTGAAGTTTTTGCAAAATGCTTTACCAACATCATGAAACAATCCTGACCACAGCATGGCAATCTTATCTTCCCCATTGTAATTTTCAAGAATATATTTCCATACATGATAAGTATGTCTACTTACGCTGAAAGAATGAAATGAATTATCTTGTGGAAGTTCCCAAATATCATGTAAGTCATGTGCAAAATATTTCTGCTCTCCCATAATGCGCTCATATTTTTGATTCAAAGAAATGAAATCCTCAAGTTCCTTCAAACTAGATATGAAAATCATTCCACTACGACTATAGGTTACTATCTTGTTTTCATCCATTTTTTCTTTTTCATTGTGAAATACAATTTGATCAAATCCCTCTGCATAAGTGGGAATTTGAAGAGATTTATACATTCTTTCGATAACATGTTCTGGGACGAATCTATCTCTTTTACAATTTCTTCCCCAAGAAGTCCAATAATCTACATTGAAGTAATGAGCTTCAATGGTTGTTACATGTTTCTTCAATCGTTCAACTGCAATACGTCTTGACTTTACGGTTGTGTTAGTTGCATCAAGAATGACATCTTTACCTTCTTTAAGAGATTCTTCGGCACGTTTATAATACAACTCAAAAACTTTATCGTTCTTGGATTGATCATTTACATCACCCAACTCTTCTCTAATTGCATCTGAGGAAATTAAAACTGTATTTTGATTTTCATCCAAAATCTCTTTTGCCTTAGTACTTTTGCCACTTCCAGGAATACCAACCAAGATTATAAGTTTATTCAATTTGCTCACTTGCACTGTTATTTCCTCCAATCAATTCTCTATAATTTTTGACAATATATTGTTTAATTTTATCTTGCATTTGTTCAATTTCATTATCATATTTGAGCCATAAAAAACCATGAAGATAGCTAGGAGCATTCTTTTGCATCCATAGAGCATAATTCTTGCGTCCACGTTTTTCTGCTATTTGATACTTTTTTGCTACATTTATCATAATATAACTATAAATATTCTCACATTCGGAAGCAGTTTCTTCGATCTCTGGACGAAACTCTTCTGGTAATGATGCAATATATTCATTCAAGTTGCCATTAGCCCACGACTCAACTTTTTGCTTCAAGCTCATACCATGAATGATACGGTGAACTTCAAGGTATTGTTGTCCCTTGACCTTAAGGCGATACGGTTGTTGTTCGTCAAATGTAAAATTGGGATTGTCCCAACACAATACAAACCCCTCTTCATTGTGATCAAGGGTTTTTGCGATTTCTATAATATTATCAACGTTACCCACTATCTTTTCTGTTACTGGCATTGGAACATATTGATTTCTAAAATTGGTAATAGTAAGATGATTGTAATCTGATCCATCAAATCTATTAATAATGCCAATCAAAATCAAATCTTCAAGTCCATTGTAATTAACAACCACTCTTGTCAATGGGTGAATTATTTCTGCCAACAATGTTAAGGAATTCGGAATTAAATGCTCATATTGGGCGTATTCTTTATCCCAAATTCTTTGTGCAATATTAGCCTGTTCTGACACAAAACTACCCCTTGTCGCCCATCGAATTTTACCATGTAGACGATACATGATTCCCAATGATCCGTCATGCTTAATGGTAATCTCTGGCTGTGTTTGTGGAATAGAAATGTTAAGACCATTCGCTTCACCATAATTAAAAAACTTAGGGAAAGGTCTTGCCAACACTTCACATGTCGCTTCATTCAAGATCAAACCTCTGCATTGAAGTGTTATGTCATTCCATTTGCGTTCAAATACGGTTTTTTCTGTATAATTTAAAATAACTACATTTGAGTCTTCTGGATGTTCTTTACGCGAGATATATCCTTGATCAACATATTCCATGTAATCTTCTTTTGTAAAATTTAACACTTTCATTCCTCCTTATTGACCATTTCTCATTTCCAAACCACATATTACCAATGCCATCACTTATCATTCTTTGCATGAAAGATCACTTTTGCAAGATCACTTATCCCTGAATCTCTTTCTTCGCAATAAACACATGTAAGAACTATTAAATATATGATCAAATTTAGGCATGGAATCAATCCAACTACAATAAAAATTATTAAATTTTCTAATTCTTCGTCAAACATATCGTCATTAATAGATAAAGATTTTTTTCCAATGAAAAAACATAAAATTATTGAAACAACCCAGATTGTTATTAACCAAAGCATATTACCACCACTTTCGTTTTATTTTATATTTGTTTCTACCAATTAAAAAGCTTCTCTACCAACTTAACGACATGCCCTACATGTGTATGTTTTACATAATTAAATTCAACTTCAAGATCAATGTCATAATAATCCGAAAGAACTTCAATCATTTCATCCATATCAAATCCATCAAATTCAAGGTCTTCAAATGAATCTTTGATACTAATCTCTTTTGATGGAATCCCTTTAATTTTTCCAATTACGCTTTTTACCTTTTGTTGTACTGTCAATGTTGTCATATTATTTCTCCTTTTTCCAACTAGGGGTATAGTCATCTCTAATTACTTTTTTATAGTTAAGTTTCAATGAATTTAAAAAACCTGTGCTTAGAAACAATGCAATCCAATAGCCTCCACTGTTAAATTGAGGGTAGAAGTGTGTTGCAATAAGTCCGACTACAGATGAAAACAACATGCTGACAAATACGTCAGAAGATGTAGAAATTTGCGCATTCAACAATTCTAAGCTTCTAGAATAATTTTTCTTTTCATCTTTTTTTAATTGATTAATATATCCTCTTACTTCTGAGTTTGGAACTTTGTGTCTTTCATCTCCAGCAATTTTAATATCGCCATTCTTACTCATATAGTCATCAATTCCTTTCGCTCTTTCATTTTATCTTACATTAGTTGAAGCAACTTGTCAACAGATTTTTTTGCCTTTTCAAATCGTTGTTCCCAATCTCCGTTAATAAACACGATATTACGCATTTTCTTTTTGTTATATACTTCAACGTAGAGTTTATGTTGGAATAATTCTCTTTGCTTCTTCTCTCCAAGATTACGTTGACCATCATCAACCCATGGTACATCGTTTTCAAGGAATAGAACCAAATCCCATTGTTCTTTGTCAATGACTTCATCAAGTTCAGGAGATGTCTTTCCGTAGTATGTTTGTTGAAATACCTTAGACACAATAGCGTCCGTGTCAGAAAATACAATTTGGAATCCACTTTGTATAGCGCTATCAACATCTCTCATTTGTGATTGACCAAAATGTGTGATGTCGTCAAATGTTAACTTTTCCATATTACCATTATAAACTTGGTCAATATAATCTCTAGCATATTCTTGAGAACCATAAGTAAGATAACCTTTGTCTTCGTAATATTCGTCAAGCATTTGAGTCATAATTGACTTTCCGGTGCTTTCACCGCCAATAATGAGTACACGCTTTGCAAAATACTTTTTTACATTCCTGTTAATAAACTTCCAATTTCCAATTGGATTGTCACGAACCATTGTTCCACTAATAGGAACATTCTTACGCTCAAGGTCAACAAGAATAGGAGTGCAATTAAGTTGATTTGACATACGATGTATATACATTTCTGATGCGAACATAACGTCAAACTTAGTATTACACAAAGACTCCATTACACCCGCCCAACATCCAAAGAAAGCTTCCTCAGAGATGCAATCACTTGGTTCTTGTGGCATCCAATCTTCTTTGAGGTGATGAACAACAATGCGTCCCTTCAAAATTTCTTGACAAAATCTATGTTTAACCCACTCGTAACGCAAATTTCCATCAATCGGTTCACTTGATAGGCTACATACAACAACATGAAGCACATCACATGCTGTTAGTCCTGTATTGATAAGGTATTCATGCCCTAGATGTAAAGGCATGAATTTGCCTAGAATTAAACCTGTCTTCATTAGGATTCCTCCTTCAAAATGATCCAAACACTTTTTTCCAAAACTTCAATAGTATTAATCATCAATGGAATATCCATACAAGAATCTATATTCACTCGTCTAAGCTGACATGTCTCATTGTTCTTATAAATTCTATCCCCCACACTAGTTCCGTCAATTTTTATAGCAATTTCATTTTCACCTAAGTTGTCAACGATTTCTCCAAGGGAATAAGTTTTGAATATAATTTCTCCCATTATCACTTATCCCCTTTATTGAATGGATTTTCTGGATCATCTGTAGTATAGTAAGCTCTTTGATGTTCTTCTACAAACTTAAGCCACGGAGTTTTCATAGCATTTCCGATATTTTCTGAACTTGCTTGAGTCTCTTTGATTATTTTATTTACCGTTTGTTCAACTTGAAACTTTTTGTATTCTTTTTTCCATGCAATCAATCCATATACCGCATTGACAAGGAAGAAGATATATAAGATAGATACAAGGTGTAAGTCTTTGTACCAATACATTCCTACGGATAACACATCTACTAGAATCCATACATACCAATTCTCAAGCCGCTTTCTTGACAACATTACTTGAGCAATTACACTTAACACAGCAACGAATGCATCAAAGTATGGCAATGCAACACCATTAAAAATTCTGAGATTGACATTTGCCCACAAGAATGTTCCTACAATTGCAATCACAATGTATAAAATAATTTCTGAAGTCGTTACACGTTTTGTTGGCTTAACCGATTTTTCACCTTTGCCTTTAAGCCAATATATCCATCCGTAAGCGCTCAATGCCGCAAAGATAATTTGTAGTGTAAAGTCGGCATATAGTCCAGCTCCCCAAAACACATACATGAACGCCGCTATGTTGACGAATCCAATTGGATAATTCCATATGTGTTCTTTGGCGGCAAGCCACACACAAAGCAAACCGGAAACGGCAGAAACAATTTCAATCACCGAAGATGATGTAAAATATCCAATGATGAAGAATAAAATACTTGCAATAATCACATGTATTTTGTTAAGTTTCATGGTTAATTCCTCCAATATTATTGTTTTGTTTTTACGACAGGTTACGCTTTTTTCGCTGAACTAATATATTAACTGATTCTGTTAATTTACTTAATAATTTAACAGAGTTATAATTATATATTAGTTCAGCAAAACTTTTGTAACCTGTCGTGTTGAAATTATTTAGGCAAAAATGCTATTCACAATATCCATGACGAGTTTATTGTCAGCCTTACCCTTGACCATAGGCATGATCAACTTCATGACATTTCCCTTGTTTGGAGATACGCCTTGACCTTCAAGTTGGCTAACAACCGTGGACGCAAGATGTTTAATCTCTTCTCCACTCATTTCACGTGGAAGATATGCAAACAACACTGAGATATCTTGAACCAATTCATCATGTCTAACTACATTTCCAGATTGGAAATATGCAAATGCTTCTTCTTCAATTTGCTTTTTGAATGTGCGGAACAATACAACAATTTCATCATCCGTAATGTCACGCTGAAATTCCTTTTCTTTTTTCTGAATTCGATCCATCAACATACGTTGAAAGTCGCGTTGCTTAGTATTCTTCTCCTTCATTGCCTTTACAATATTTTCCTTGACTTGTTGTTTGATATTCATTGATCGGTTCACTTTCCTCTCGTTTGTTATATATTCATTTTATATTACATTTGTAAAAAAGTCAACGATTTATGCAACATATATATGATGTATTTTTTGTAACTCAGAGTTCCATCGAATTTTAGTGATTGACTTTTTTCTGAATTTATGTTATGATAGTAGTTCAGTCAAGTTGGAATATCTGATGTCGATTGTTATATGGTTACAACTTTCAACCCTTTCACATGTTCGTTTAGATTAGATTTTTTTGAAATAAGTAAGTCCATAGCATCATAAAAAGCTATCATAGCCAATGCCTCTTCATCATTTTTATATTGTTCGTAGGCAAAAGGATTTAAGGATTTTATTTTATCTTTCATTTGATCTGTTACGTGAACCGAAGCCTCAATACTAATAGATACTTTAACTATATTTTCCATTATGCAAGCACCTCTTTTTTATAATTTACCATATGCAAAAGATCACTGATTCTAGCGTTATTTCTATAACTTGAAATATCATTGTCTCTAACTTCTGTGAATTTTGTATTTGTAAATTTCCCTACATCAACAACATAGAAGATTTTTTCGTTGATATCATACATTACATTCTCAATATGAACATCGTCAGGACGTAAACCTCTTGCGAATGAGGAACGAATTGTTTGATTAAATATCTTCAAAATTTCTGGCTCAAATGTATCCTTGAATTGTTGAACCAAAATTTTATCAGCGTTCCAAGGATTAACTATTTTTGCTATAGTGAAACCATTTATTTTCTGTGACACCATTATCATGAAATCTGATGTCTCGGATTCACCATCAATATATAGGAATAGTTTTGGAAATCCAACAATTCCTTGAAGTTTTGATAGAATTTCACCATCGTGTTGAAGAGCACTATTTTTAAAAGAACAAATTTTAACAGCATATTCATATCCATTACTTCCGATAAATTCATATACATCACCATAGCAACCAAAACCAAGACGCTTTAATCCTCTTTGTTCCATGTCCCAATGCTGAGAGTGGAAAGTTATGCCTTCTTTTTCATCAATTAATATTGCAAGTAATCTTTGAAAATCGCCATCCGCCATTCCATTGAGAGTAGTAACTTTAAAACTTATAAGTTTCTCTGTCATTTTTAGTTTTCACCTCCACATGATATTTTTGACCATCTCGACAAAAAATATTTGATTGTCCGCACAGATCAATTAATCTTGATGCATATACCTTATCTTTTACCATTTCTTCTGAAATATCGTCTTTTACTTCTGTCTGTGTATAGCATCCCACATCAACAATCACAACCTGCTTTTCATCCATATCCACCATTACATTTTCGCTATGAATATCATCTGGAAAATATCCATTTAAATAAGTTTCTTTTATTGTTTTTTGAAACTCTTGTATCACTTCTGGTCCAATGTTGTCAAAGAAGTTTCTTTTGCAAAATTCATTTCTCAAGGCATCAGATATTCTAAACCCATACACTTTTTTCGATACCATTATAAGGAAATCTCTTTTTCTTACATTTCCCCATGAGTCATATGTGCAGGTTCCTTCAAAGTAACAGAATAATTTATTGTATCCTTTAATGGACTGCAATTTTGACAAAATAGTTGCATCATGTTCACTGTAATTATCTTTTTCAAATCGTGCAATTTTTACTGCATAACTGTATCCATCACTTCCAACAAATTCATAAACATTTCCGAAATTTCCGTACCCCAATTTTGACATCTTATAAGAAGCAAAATATGAATCATTTAATGACAATGGACTTATATCTTCTTTAAATAAGATGTCCACCAATTTTTCAAAATCTCCTGTAGCCATTTCATTCACTACATATGCTTTTACATTTAACATTTTGTCAACAAATTTATCATCAACCGTATCGTCTTTTTGTAAAGTCACTTCTTGATTGCAAGCAATAAAATCTTTAACAAAATCTTCATTCATTTTTTATTCCTCCTCTGTGATTTTATCTTCTATTTGTATTTCTTTAAAATATTCCTTGTAAAACTTATCGCTTTTAGTTTCATATAAGGACCGGAAACATCCACTTTCATCTTTTACAACTGCGGAAGTAGCCCATACTCTAGCCAAGTACTTTTTTCCCGTTTGAAACAGAATGACATCATTTCTGCCTTTCAAATCTTTTTTACATTCAACATGTACCTCTTCGAAGCTTGACATATGATCATTCCTTTTATGTTCATTTTATATTCCATTTGTTTACAACTAAAACAATATCACATCCGATATTGTGTTGTCAACAAGTATTTTAGAAAAAATTCATAACGGGCTTACTCTACTATATAAGTAAACCCGAACCCCCCATTAGATAAAGACTTTAGATGTCAAGTAGTATTCTTGACAAGCTTAAATCTTTATTGCTCATAAATTTGTCGAATATTGTCATAAGGGTAAATTTACCATTAGCAATACCATTTACTATTTCATTTGTGGTGTTTTTGTGTACAGGTCTTTGTGTCAATTCTTCGAGTGCAAGCTGTGGATTTTGACCGAACACTTGTTCTAGTCGGGTAAAGCTAACTTTCATTTTATTTAACTTGTATGCACGAAAATTAGCAATGTCAAATCCTTGACATTCGCTTTGCCCCCAAAAATTCGTGATAAAGTCATCGAACTCCTCTAAAGAGGATATAAGGGAATGTAACAGAGGAATATTGGATTTATTAATCCCCAATTCCAAGCACAAATCCATTCCGTCAAAAATAGATTTAATTTTTTTTCTGTTTTGCATACTATTCCTCCCATTTTATAATACATGATGATGATGAAAATTTTAATAAAAATTTGTTTGAATTGTGTTTTGGTTTCTCTCTATGTGGGTAATAAAGGATAATTACTTTCTTCCATTAGTATAGAGGTAATGGTTGTCTTTGTCAATGCCTAATCCCGACATAATAACCTAAAAAGGAAATATTTTGTGCATGATTATGTATATTTTTGCCATAAAAAATAGGACCATTTAATCAGTTCTTTTTGTTATTTGCGCAAAAGATACATAGTTAGCATAGTTTTTTATTTTATATTTCACTTATCTATAATACCACCCCCTTAAATTAATGAACGTAAATTAAAAAGAGGCAACAACCCCTTTTTAATTTACGTGTTTTTTATGCACTTATTGTAGCAGCAACTTCACCGTATAACTTCTCAATGGTTTCATAGTTGCAAAAATCCTTTAGTGTATACCAGTTTTTCAATCTAAATTTTTCTGCAATTTTTTCATATTGTTCTTTACCAAGTGCTCCTTCTTGTTGCAGAAGTTTCCAGGCAAAGTAGATTATTCCTGATCTCAACACATTTTTACCTGTCAAGTAAGGAAAGCCAAACGACTCACTCAACGTCTTCATTCTACGATAAATTACTGACGAATGAACTGGTGAATTCAATGAATCTGTGCGTGTCAAAGAATTTCTGACAACATATTCGTTTTCAACCAAGTCAATGTCTGGACGAATGTTATCAATTTCAATCATCTTACCATCCTTTTTGATGTAAGTCTTTTGTTTGGATGCTGAGATGATAAGCTTTTTCAATTCATCACTGATAACATGTACTCTTGGAGTCTTACCTTTTTCACGTAAAATTACTGTGTTAAGGTCTTCATCTAAATCAGTGATTTTTAAATTTCTGATTTCACTTCCATCTTTGCCACCAATGTCCTCAAAGTATGATAGAAGTATTACAGCATCTTGAGCATTCTCGCATAGATCGACAATTCTTTTGATTTCCTTATATGAAAAATAAAGTTTCTTGGTTTTATCTACGAATCTATCAAACCATTCGGCACCAACTGCCTCCAATGGATTGATTTTATTAAGCTTATTCTTGTCTATCCACCAAATAATGTATGAGCTGATAACTCTTCCATTGGACTGAGATATTGGAGGTGTCAATGGATTAAGATCATGCAGAACCTCTTCAATCTCTTGTCTTGTGAAGTCATACAAATCCTTGTTCAGGACTTCTTCATTGGCTCTGCTTTTTTCAAAGATTCTACGATAGACAACTCTTGTCCCTTCTGAAAAATGCTTCTGTGACAAGAAATCCTCTTTTACTTCTTCATTGTAGAGTTCATGCTTTTCCATTAGTTTACACCACCCTTTATATTTAGTTCATTGTAAAAGTTTATCATTTGTTCTGAGTTATAGTGTTTGACCATTAGTTCAACCTTCAATTCAATATTCTTGTTGTCTTCAAGAATGTAAGCAAGAGCGCTCAAATCATGAAGTCCACTAATAATTTCTACAGTACTTTCATTGATTGTCAATGTGTCATTTGAATATTCAATTTCATTTTTTCCGGTAGAGAAGCTTGAATTTACTAAAACATTTAAAATGATTGTATTCATGTTGTAAACGTTATTTAGTATCTTTTGTGCAATGTCTTTTACATCTTTGGTATTGATATCAATTGTCTGAATCAACTTGCCGTTTTTTTGTACCATCTTGTATTGATTACTTATTCTATAATTATAGCCTAAGAGATTGGAATTGTAAAGAGCAACAATGTCTTTCGCCTTGACAAATGCGATAAAAGTGTCTTCGGCTTTTTTGATAGCATTATGTATTGTGATGGGAAATTCACTTGTTTCAGTTTCAATTACAATTTCTTGAGCTTTTGCTTCCTTGATCTCCTTATCAGAAAAGTATCCGTAAGGATTGAGGTTGTGAACATTTGTACTTCGATGCAATGAATCAGTAATCAATATGAGTATTCTCTTGTTCATGTCCTCAAAAAGTGTCTTTCCTGTAAATATCTTTTGTGTTTCACCTCTAAATATTCCAAAATTCTGCATCAGTGTTTTGACATTTTCCAAAACATTCTTATTATGTTTGTAAGTTTCCAACGTTTCATTAAGTACTTTCTTCAATTCAATTTGACTTTTCATAACTTGTCCAATCTCCTTTCGTTTATCTTGTACTTATCTTATGATAATTATACCCAAAACATTCCTTTTTTAATCACATTATTATTACCCGATTTACCATTTATATTGTGCACAATTCTTTCGTGTTCATGTTTTCATTATATATTGCACTTATGGACAAGTCAACATTTTTTTACCTAAATTGTGGAATATCTTTTAAAAATCTGCTTTTATTAATGTAGAGATACTTACATTGGACCGATAACCGTTATCAGTCATGAATTTATTTACTTCACAATTTGGTAACATCTTTTGATTTTATCTTGTAAGTGTCATTGACTATAAACAAAAAAAAGAAACAGTCTAGGAGACTGTTTCCGTTCTTTCCTTATAGTCAATTACGGTAGATATGGCTCCAATAATTGTTTGTGCTTTATTTACATGAGAGATTATATCTTTTCTAATTCTTTGCAATTCATTTATTGCATCTATTAATTCTTCTTTGGTCATATTCTCTTGTTTTTGATTAAAAGACAACGATAGCATTAAGGCATCTAACAATGAGTCACTTGATTTCGTATAGTGCAATTCCTGATATGCATCTGAAAGGCATTTAGCTAGTGGCTTTCTATCTTCCCACTCCGTAGGAGTTAATACGATTACCGTTCTATCCATACAATACACCGCCTTGTGCTTTTATTTTATATTACATCGGGGAAACATCACTTGTCAACCTTTTGATTTAAGTATACTCAGTAGCTCCAGATAATCCATATCTTCAAGCTTACCAATGGATTCGGATAATACATAGTGATAAGCAACAAGCTTAAGAATGTCATCTGCATCAATTCTAACTTCCACATATTCGCCATCCTTGTCCAACAATGCTTCGCCATCCTTGTCCTTTGGCATAATAATCAGATCGCCACCGCTCATATCTCCGTTGAAATGAAAGTTAGCGGTTTTACCATGGAATGAATGCATTATAATTCATTCTCCTTCAATTGATAAAATAATGTAACACCAAGATTTTTAATGTATTCAACATCTTTTGCAAAGTTGTCAGATGAATTAACAAGATATTCAAACTCTTGAATTGCATGTTTACGCTGGTGTGGATTGCCTTTAATATTGAAATTATCTTTTTCAATGTTCATCAGAAAGAAAGACATGTGACGGTCCATATCTTTAATTTTTTTCTCAATCTCTTTACTTGCAATTAGCAAATGTGTATAAGCTTCATGAACTGAGTTAAACTTTTCCAATTGAATCACGCTCCTTTAAGAGTATGTGAACTGCTTTCGCCTTGTACATTAATAACATATTATCGTCGTCAAAGGCAAAATTGTCTTTTCTATTGTGTTTCTTTAACTCTTCTACCACTCTTTCTTGTTCTAATAGAATAAGCTCAGTTGTCTTTTCTGACATATTTAACTTGTAAGACTTAAATAAACTATATTCACCTTCATTCATTGCACCTTTTTCATTATTGCATGATTTACAAGAAATTACACAATTTTCCTCATTCGTATTATTGCCATCATAAGGATAAAGATGATCTACGGTCAAATCATCATCTTCTTCGATGTGTTTAAGGCAAAAATAACATACATGATGTCTATTATTTTTGATTTCTCTAATTATCCTTTCTTCTGGTTTTGAGTATTTTCTTACCTTTCTGCCTCCTCTTGCTCTCCAAACTCTGCCCATTTTCCATCCCCTTCCTGTAGATAAAAGTAAGTTTTTATCTATCCCTTAATTTTAACTGAACATCGACTTTCTTATTCATAAGTTTAAGAAGGGATGTTGCACAATCTTGACTTACTTTAAATGTCACAAATGCACTTTCAAGACTGGAAAAACTACATGAACTTATAACACCTTCAAAAACTTCTGTCTCAACATTTTCATTTAATAACACACCTAGCTTTTTCCATGCTTCCGATTCTGTAGGTGCAAGAACTAGAATCATGTAATCTTCGTCCTTAGAACATTGAAAGTGCCAATCTGTTCCATCATTCCCGCAACTTTTTTGCTTAATATACCAACTATCTTTTAGCATTTCATTCACTCTCCTTTCAATGATTTAACTCTGACTTCTACCTCTACCTCTCCAATTCCACCATGGATAAGCATTTCGTGAAGAGTGGGTATTGATGGTCTATAATTGTCAAAGAAAATTAAATCGTACATATCTCTTAAAATTATTTTACCTTCAAAGGTTTTAGTTGATGTATCTTCTTCCTTGTCCAATAACTTGCCCAACTCTTCCCACGCTTCTTTCCCATCTTTGTGCAATAGATTACCTAACTTGTTCCAAGCTTTGTCTTCGTCAACAGCTCTCAAATAAAGTGAAGTTGAATCATCTTCACTTGATGTGAAATGCCACAATGTATTTTTGTCAGCATATGTTCCACAACGTTCAATAGTCCACTTTGTTTTTAGCATTCCCATTTCACTCCCCTTTTTTATAGTAGATTTAATTCCCTCATATACTTAAACAGCTCAAACTTCAAAGCGGTTGCAATATTTATTCCACTATAAAACTCAAGCAATTCAGATTTATTCATCTGTTGAACAATATTTCTCAGATTGGGAGTTATGCGTCTTTCTTCTTCTCCCATTTTTTTGCAAATTTCCTCATATTGAACTGAAATTTCATTGTACGTTTTCATTAACTCTGTAGCTTGTTCGACTTTATTCATTTGAATTCCTCCACAGTATTAAAATACATCTTTTTTAGTTGATAGACACTTTCTTGCATACTATGACCAACGTTCATCCATTGATCAATTTCTCCAATCAACTGTTTCTTTCCCTGTAATACCGAATACATGTCAAGTGGAGAATCTTTCATATTTAATGCTTCGCGCTCTGTTGTGATAGTTTCAATAATCTCTTCTACTTCTGACCATGCCAATCCATTGTCAGGTTTTATTGCACGAAGGAATACAACAAGCAACTCAATGTAATCATTTGGACCCTTACATGATTTATCAAACTTTCTGAGTGTAATTTCAAGACCTTCTCTTTTTGTAGCTTCTTTTGTCATGATATTCTCTCTCCTTTATTTAGTTAATATTGACATTACAACCATTGCAAACAAAATGATTAAAGTCCATACAAATTTCATTTTACTCCTCCTAGTTCATTTGACATTGGTGTAATTTTATTTCAAAAGTTCTTTATTCGCCCCAGTAAAGTTTCTACCTTTGACGTATCCTTGAGCCTTGGCATGTTGATCATGTGCGGTAAGTCTAGTTGCTGCTCTTGCTGTGGAGAATCCCATATCATCATATTCCTTTGTTACAAGAGCACTTACTGCAAGAACAAGCTGATATTTCGCAACTTGATCTTCAAATTTGGATTTTAATCCTTCAAGATAACCTGAAATAAAGTCATTCTTAATTGGTGTTTTTCTATTTTTAGGAATATCTTTTCTCCCTTCTATATACTCTTTGGAAAATACTTCAATTGCTTTGAATGCATCTTCATATACTTGCACAGCGATTTCAACATCTTCTCTTACTCCGAACATCATAAGCCTTGATTTATTAGCATCTTTAGACATGTAGTCTCCATGCCATCCATCTAAATAATGGATACATTTAAAGTTTGTTGAAATAATTCTAGCCAACCCTCTATGCCAAAAATTAGGCTTTATATAATCTGTCGCTGGCTTATGATATATCTCCTCTAATCGTTTTTGTTCATGTGTCTTTTCATATAATTCATCTTCTTCTATATTATGTTTAAGCATTAGTCGTTGCGCTAACAAGTAAGCTTCGTCTTTTTCTGCTAAAGTAGCACCACTATCTCCTGCTTTTACAAGCAATTTTTGAATAGTTTCTTTCAACTTCTCAGAACTTTTTTTACTCATTTTTATCATCCCTTCAATTCATTTTATCTATTACTTAGTATAAAATCCCTGAAATTATTTGTCAAGAGAATCTATACTAAATAATAGAAAGCGCCACATATATCATGTGGCGCTAATTTGATTAATTATTCTTCGGAACCATCTTCGGAACCATTGCTTTCCGGTTCTTTGTCCTTGTCAGTGCCTTCATCGTTATCCGAATTAGGCTCTCCACTTTCACCGTTTTTACCATTTTCACCATTTTCATTCGAATCATTGGAATCATTGGAAGAAACATTCTCTCCATCGTCAACTGGAGGAGTTTCCGAAGGAGGTGTATTATCCTCTTCGTCACTTGGAGGTGTATCATTTGGAGGTGTATTCAAGTCAGAAGGAGGCGTTTCACCATCACCTTCACCATTGCCACCATTTTCATGAGTTCCACCATCACCATCAGGGTTTGCAAGTTTCGCCAATCGTGCCGCCTCTTCTTCGGCATCTTGTTTGAGCTTCAAACGAATAGGTTCATTTTCTTCCCATGTTTTTTGCACATTTTCAATGTGCTTTTTGAAATCTTTTTTCATTTCACGAAGTCGAGTATTGACTTGATCCTTTTTAGCAGAACCGCCTGCCGTAGCGTCCTTGTAATCAATAGGAGTTTTACGGTCGACAAGGAATGACTTCACCCACAATCCAAATACTTCTGGCTCAAGCTCTCTTCCATCTTTATAGATGGCTTCATAAGCCGTTGCAAAGATGATAGGTACATGAACCTTTTTGAGCATTTTATTCAGGAATGGCATTTCTTCCTTGCCATCCTTAATCGTAACAAATTGTTCGAATGCGTCTGCAAGGTAGTCTGATGTTCCTTTCATAACATTGATAACTTCATCGGAAATGCCATTTACCTTAATCGCCTTGGCAAATTCACGGATTTCATTTCCTGAAATTCCGGATTCTCTGTCCATAATGATCATAAGCGTTTGAAGGATCATTTCATGGTCAATAAAGCGATTGCGTGACGTTTCGGAAATGAATGACATGGTTTTGAAGAAACGTTTTTCGGCAATATCCGAAATTTTGATCATGTTTACCTCTCCAAGTTCGACACGTGTTAATTCGATCTTGGTCAATGGTGTACCATTGTTGAGTCGAAGGAAGATTTCCTCAATCTCTGCTGGTGTAGCATTTTGGAGGAATTTGACATCCATTTCGTACCCCATAATTTTTGATTGGAGTACTTTATCCAAGTCTTTGAAGAATTTCCCTTCAATATCGTACACCTTGACTTCGCCTGTTTCGTTATCCTTTGCCTTTACGGGACGAATACCCTTGGCAAGTGCGAATTTGTTGTCAATGAATTTGAACACTGTTGTCCAACGTTGTTTACCATCAGCCATCCACATGAATTCGTCACCCATTTGAATAACGAACACTTGACCAATTGGATACTTCCGAAGAATGGAGTCAATAAGGAGTGACTGTTGATGCACATCCTTTGTTTCCTTCCAAACTTCATTACGTTGAATCGCCATGTCAAACTTGATAAGTCGTCTTTGTTCTACAATAGAACGAATGCCCATTGTTTTGTGGAAAATATCAAGCTCCAATTCCTTTTCTTGGTCAACCAGTGTCAATTGAGAATCGCTTGGTGGAGTTGTTGTCTTGCCACCCTGTCCTCTTCTTGATCCATTTACTGTTGCCGCGCCGCCCTTTGCCATGATAATCACCTTTACCCTTCGTTTTTTGTTTTTATTTTACTTGTTTATTGGTTGATTTCATCATATCACTTATGAATAGTGAAGTCAACGTTTTTCTTGGAAAAAATAAACTTTTTTAATCCGTTACTTTATGGCGTTTTTCATTGATGATATCATTATAAACCGAATTCAAAGCCTTTAAACATTTTGCAAAAAATATATTTGAAAGTTTTACTCTGTTGTGAATCCTTCAACCTTTTCGCCAATCATAAATGCAATTTCGTCATCACCTGTTTCAATGGTTAAGACATACTCAATTTCAAAAATTACTTTAATAGGGATAGGCAACAAACCTATATTTGATTTCAATTCCCTATAGTAAGTAATTACACCAGAAGTTCTGGTTTCGAACGCTTCTTTATGTCCATTTTCATAATTTTCATTTACAATGCTACCGAATGGATTGTACATTTCGATACGTTCAAGACTACCTTGATAATCGGATAAATCCAAAAGGTCTAAGATAACCCTCTTCCCTTCTCCATACGTACCAGCGAATCTTTCATCTTCCAACCTATAAGTAACCAAACTTTTCACCACAGGAATATTCAATGGCATTTTAAATCACTCCTTGATTTAGTTTTATCTTTCATTGACCTTATCTTATCATACAATTTACGATGTTGCAACACTTATTTTAATCAATTTTTCCTTTCCAATGAACACAATTTTTACTGTCATTGAAATACTTATTCATCCATTCATCAATCTGAACATCTTCTAATGTATCTATGGTCGGATGTTTACAAGATATCGAATCTGATCCTCCTCCCCTGAATGTACATGTTTCACAATTTCTTTGAACTATAAGCTTTACATTTTCGGCATCGTCATCATCACTGTTCGCGGTACAATGTTTGCAAATGAAACCTAGATATGTTCCATCTTCTTCAAACATGTCTTCAAAACTGTGGTCATTGCACGATGCAATCATAAGGCTTCTCCACACTGTAACAGATGCTTGATCATCACATTGCTTTGCCTTAGTGTAGTTCCATTTGATTATTTCATGATCAATATGAAACATTTGTTTAATCTTTTCCTTAACTTCCATTAATTCATTGACTACTCTGGAATGCTCTAATTCTTCATATGCATTCATTTAACAGTCCTCCTCAAATATAAAGGGACGTACATTATCATACGTCCCTTTATATCAAATACTTATGAAGATAATAGGAATAACTTCTCCCACAGAGAAATCTATCCCTATATATTCACAAATCACTTTACTTCTGTGGCTTCCTGACTATCTTTCTTCAATTCGTTTATCCATTCCTCTTTCGCTTCATTACTCAAGTTTTCAAATTTACTAAGCTCCCAGCCTCTTACAAACGATTCGTAATCACATGCAAATTCTTCATTATTTGATATAAACAGACCATAATACTTTTTACCATCAATTAGTTCACTTACTCCGATTTTAAAGAATTTTTTTGGCATGTGAAATCCCCCTTGATTAATCTAACTTATTTAAGTATATATCAAGTTGTCGGGGATGTCAAAAAACTGGTAAAATAATTTTTATTTTATATTTTATTAGTGCAAATTGTCATTTTTCATTGAGATGCGTTCAATAAGCAACGCTATCATTGAAATTATAATAATCGCCAACATATTCATATTCTTACACTCCTTATGAATAAAGCTGTTCCATTTTTCTTTTTAACTTCTTGATAAGTCTACCTCTTCGAAAGTTTTGGAATGGCAAAGTTCTGTTGAATATCTCGTATTCATGATCACCATTTTCATTATAGGCTTCTAACAAAACGTGATAATCACCACTTCTAACACTTATTTCACGAAACTTAATTTTCATAAAATTAACCTCCTTATTTTATTTTATTTTTCAAAAACTCAATGACATACTCTTTACCGCCAATATCGCTACAATCAATCATGTCATAATTAACTTGTAGCAACATATCAATTTCCTTTAAGAACATAGAATAATTTCCATATGAAAAAGGATAGTTGTTGTTTTTATGTCTGCTTTCCGAATGATTGATCCAACATTTTAATTTGATCTTTATAAGAATATTTGACTCTTCTTTGTAAAATGATTCAAATAAATTTCTTGCATTTTCAATTGTAGTTAGTCCGCTGTCAATCATGGTATCATCTCCTACTTGTTCATATGTGCCTTCCAGACAATCCACTTAACCTTGTCATTCAATGGGTTATTGGGTACACATTGAACCCAATCCCAACTATCATTTGCAAGATAGCGGGTAGCTGGCTTGCCATCACTTTTAGATGCACAATAGTAGTAATCTTCTGAGGTAAACACTGGTGTAGATGTATGACCATATTTATAACGTGCATCTTTAACATCAGCAATATCCCAACCTAAATGATTGGCAACAGCTTCTGCTGCGCTCATTCTTTTTCCTGTTTTAATTGGCATCTTTTACACCACCCTTATTATTTATATAGTAATTTCCTTAATGATCATAACTACGTTTTTCCCTTGAAATTTATTCAAATATATAGATGAGTCTTGTCCGTCAAACCCTTCAATGTAGCATGATGCAAAGTTTGCATCATGATCCAACTTAACGATGCCTTGGAAAGAATCAGCATCTTTGAATTCCCCTTCCAATTTGATATCTTGGAATAGATTCAAGAATTCACTTTTCCAAGCTGTGACACAACCCAATAGTTCAGTTGTGTCCAACGTATACAAGCCACCAAAAAGTTTGTCTTCAAATTTCAGTACTTTGAATGGTAATCCAACGCATTCATTCCTAAAGTTGTATTTTGTTTCATCTGTAAGCTTTTTGACTATTGCTTTCATAGTATTATCCACTCCTATTTATTTAGTTTCTCTACAATAGAACGTATAGAAGCGTTCATATCCTTATTAAATTCTTGCTTGAACGTAGTATAAGATACTGGGATTAACATTCATTTGTCGTGCTTTATTGCAATAGTGACCATACTTCTGTTGCACGTACTGCCTAGCTTCTTCTCGTTGTTCGCGCGTAATGTACATGTGTTTTTCACTCCCTTTTTAAATTAATCCTTACAATCTCTAACGGTGTTAATTCGGAATGGTCAATAGGATTTTCCCTCTCATTCCTTTTCTTTTCTATTCTTAAACGCGCTCTTTCTGATGAACTCCTAAGTTTTTGTGCTTCAATGTAATTACCTTTTTTTTCTGCTTTATCAGCAAAATATTCAAATTCTCTCACTGACTTGGAAAGACGTTCTATAATAGTGTCAGGTAAAACTAATTCTTTCCTGTCGTTGCTTAAAAAATCTTCTGTCCAAACCGTAATACAACCCAATAATTCTGTTGTATCTAATGTAAATAATCTTCCCAAAGTATCATCATAATCAATACTAATTAAATCGAATAATTTGTCTACACAATCATTTCTATAGTTGTAACCATTTGGATCAGTTAATTTTATAACTCTTGCTTTTACCATCATTTTTACCTCCCCTCAATAGATAAAACTCGGATTTTATCTATCCTTAAATTTCTACTGTAACCTTAACACGCTTTCCCTTATATTTTACAAGGGATTCAGTGAGTCTACTGGCTACTCCGAAACTAACGTCTGCTTTTTCAACTCCGTAGCAACTATATACATTTATGACACCTTCAAAAATTTCTGTCTCAACATTCCCCTTATCTTCCTTACCCAATAATGCACCTAGCTTTTCCCATGCTTCCGATTCTGTATCTGTTTTAACTAAAATTGTCAAGTCTTCATCGTCTTTTGGTGCAAAAATGCAATGAGTCATTGATCCAAGAGATATTACTGGCTTAATAAGCCAATCAGTTTTTAACATTTTATTAATCCTCCCTGTAGATAAAAGATGTGTTTTATCTATGACTCTATTTTTATATCTTGACATTTTTTTAACCACTCGGCATCTTTAATTTTCTTTCTCTTTAATCTCTTGGCGTTAATGCGATTAGCATCGTACCTTCCAAGAAAATAAGAACCGATAGTAAGCATACCGCCAAAAAAAATGTAATACATGAACGCACTCATATGATTATCAACCCCTATATATCTTTATTTGGCACCCAATGACTTCATTTTTTCAAATAAACGATTATAATCATCCGTTCTAATATTGAACATTTTTACACAATTCAATGCTTGTTCATATGACGTACTTTCATTGATGTAATTTGGAGTTAACAAGTATTCAGTTACAATTTGTGTGTATTTTTTAAGATCATTCATTGATAATGAAATCTCTCTAAAGAGAAGGTCAGCAATATTTTGAACTTCATCTTCTTCAAGTTTCGGCGCATTTGCACCTAGTAGTTTATCCAACTTTTTCCATGCATCGAATTCATTTGGTGCAGTAACCAAAATTACAACATCATCATTTTCAGAAGATTCAAATATCCAATCTAGCGTTTCATCTGTCGTTACTTTCGACATTACTTTCCATGTATCTTTTAACATTTTGTCACTCCTCCTTATTACTGATATCACTAAATTCACTGGTGACATCAGTAATTATCTTGCGTTGAATTTTTTTAATAGATAGATTTTTATTGCTATTTATTCTTTCAACTTCCTTTACAACAAGGCTTTTTGGCATCCAAGGAGTATCTATGCCAGTCAATCCATTCTTTTTGTCGTAAATTACTCTGTATTCATCGTTTTTCATATTATTTACCTCTTGGAGCATCACGGTTTACACCGCCACGTATTGGAGTCTGAACATCTTCCGGTTTGATCCCATCGTCAATAATTTCAATACGACCTTCGTCAAATTGCTGTCCTTCTCCTACCTTTCCATCTTTATCAATCTGCGGCAACAATCCGTATTGAGTGGAGCCATAAAGATATTCTATTGCGTAAGATATAATTCCTGTGAATCCAGTTACTTTATCACGTGCTTTCTTGCCCAATGAAATAGCAAATATTTCAGAAAACTCATTAGTTCTATCAGTTTTGATTTTTTCTTCAACAATGGAAATTCTTGCTTCATCGAAGTATTCTGTGTTAGGTATTGAACCATCATTATTTTTCTTGGATGCCAAACCATATTGTGAACATCCAAACAAATAATGAACACGACTTACAATGACTCCTTCAAACTCACTGATTGGATCAACTGCCACAAGCCCCAAATTGTGCTGAAAAGATTTAATTGTTGTCATAATAATTCCTCCTAATAATATGTTTTATATTTTAAAATTGTTCACAATATATTGCCAGATGTAGACTTTACCTTTTTCCATGACCCTTCTGGACTCCTTTTGAGTTCTACATCAATAGTACTTGCATCTTCATACACGATGGTTGCTGTTGCGGTCTGAGTTTCGCTATTGTATTTCACATCACCTAATGACCCTGTTGTATATCCAAGTTCAACTAATGCGAATGCGAATTCTAGCATCATATAAATTACCTCCTATGATCAGAAGAGTTTTTTAATATGTTTCTTTTGAGATTTTGTTAACTTGACTCCATTGTTAAGTTTGTGAAATATGCTATGCAATTCTTTGTCATCAAATTGACCTAATACAATCGTCTTTTTTGCTTTTGAAACAAATGCTTTAGCCTCTTCTTCACGATTAGAATCAACTATTTCTATGACCGTTAAATCTCCAATTGGAGCCTTTTTAATTCTTTCAAGTCTTTCTTCTTCACTTTCCATAATAGTCCTCCGTTCATTATTTGTTTGCAACCCAATTCTATCATTTCTGTTATTTCTTGTCAATGATATTTGAAACCTGTCTCCTTATGTTATATGTTATTTACCTTCAAGATGTTAATCTCATGCCAATGTTTTATATAAAACTTAAGCCAATAATCAGATGTAAATTCTCTTTCTACTACTTTGAATGTATCTTTCCATTGATATGTTACACTTAGCTGCAATTTACTTTCTGACCTCCGTTATATTCATCTGGTAATTTGTCTGCCTTTGCCATATTGCACACAATGCACATTGGCTGATAGTTGTCAATATGATCCTTGCCACCTTTTGACTTTGGCATAATATGATCTTTTGTCATCAGTACTTCCTTGCCTTCGTTGTTAATTGCATACAAATTGAAGTGATAACTATTGTCTTTTTCGCTGCTCTTTTCTTTTGCAAAATACTTTCCTTGTATATGACATTCTACACATTCTGTGCCTTTAAGCTTGAACACCCAGTATCTATGCGAATCCATGCGCATACAATCACCATCAATAATTTTTCTACCTTCTGGAGTTCTTTTTCGTGATGTTGGAATTAATGCTTGGCTCAAAACTTCTTCAATAGTGTGAATAGACTTTCTAATCATTACTTTCACCTCACTAGTTTTGTGACACCTTGTAAATCCAGTTGGATAATTCTTTTTTCATTTTTTCTTTGTTTATTTCTTGAATTGATTTTTCTATATTGTCGAACATAGTCTTAATACGCTGATGTGTCTTGAACTTTTTATAATAAGTTTTTCCATTGAATTTGCAATAGAAATTAATTCTTATTGCATCACCTCCAACTTCTCTGGAGATATTTGTTCTTGGGTCAATAGAAGAATATATTAAAATACGTATGACAGGATTGGGTGTTGTCATTTCATAAACGCGTTCCTCAATATTCTGCTTCCCCTGTTTTTCTGTGTAATCGCCAACTTGTAAGTTAAGATTTTTAGCTATTTTTAATAAACCTGACTCAAATTCTTTGCGGTTATAGCTCATATATTTATCTGACATTTTCATTCTCCTCTCAAGTTATAAGGATTTAATTCCTTTATAAAAGGCTTGACATTTCAAGCCTTTTAAAAAGATTAAATTACTTAAAGTATTTTTTTGTAACAGAATCTAGTTTCAACGGTTTTACGATTCTCCCAAGAAATTCATCATATACAAATTCGTATCCATCTGGAGGAATGTCATCATCTTCTACTTCTGATTCTTCGATTTCTGTAACCACATTCTTTTCTAAATCTTGAAGTTTCTGAAGTGCATTGTAATCTTTGATGTCCATAACCTCTTGAAGTTTACCAATTCCTTCAATAAACTCAGATTCTGCTTCTTTCGTGGACGGTTTCTTTACTTCTTCTTTGATCTCATTCAAAACCTCAATTTCCTTATTGTTCTTTTCGGTTCCAAGGGGTTTTAATAAACCCATTTCCTCAATGAATCTTGAATTTCCAGAATTTTTGCCATTAAATGAACTTGTAGAAGATAAATAAGCTAATTCCTGCGCTCTTGTCACAAGTACATAAGCCAATCTTCTTTCTTCTTCAATGGCAAACAAATTCTCGCCAGTGTCATATGCTTCAAGGCTTCGTGCATGAGGCATAAGTCCTTCGTTGATACCTATACCGAACACAGCATGTGCCTCAAGTCCCTTACTTCCATGTACGGTCATAAGTTGTACACCATTGACATCCTCTTTGCGCTTACCGGACATCATTTCAACGTATTTAATAAGATTGTCGATACTGTCAAATCTTCTTACAAAGAATTTTAACTTTTCAACAATTTCATTTTCTTCATCTTCTGTGTCTTCTTTGTTGTCTTTTTTGAGATGATCTTCATAACCGTTCTTCATCAAGAAATCAATTAATTCCTCAATTTTTGCACCCTTTTCATTTAACTCTGACATTGCATTAACAAGAGATTTAAATCCTTCAATTCCTGGTTCTTCTCTCTTTGTCATCTCTACCTTAGAACATCTGTCCCATAAAGAGCTTCTTCCGTTATCATCAATCTTATTGAGAAAAGCTTTGCCTAAGAAACGGCTAGGAACATTGTATACACGTTTAAAGGCTTCATTGTCGCTTGTGTCATTGGCAAGTCTAAGATATGCCAATACATCTTTAACTTCTCTGCGTTCATAGAAGCTCATGCCTCCATGAATTACATATGGAATTCCCTTCGTAATTAAGGCATCTTCCATTTCTTTGTTCTGAGCATTTGTTCGATAGATGATGAATACCTTATTGTAAGGGACACTATCCATGAAATCAGCATTTGGATCATTGCAAATATTATCAATTTCTTTTGCAACACTTTCTGCTTCCTGAATTTCATCAACATAGTTAGAATAAAACACCGATGTTATATCCGATTTATTGTTGGCTATAAGTTGTTTCTTAATGCGTTTGGTGTTATGGGCGATCAACAATCCAGCAACCCTAATAATGTCAGCTCTACTACGATAATTGTCTTGAAGCGGAATTTGAATTGCATTGTCGTACTTGTTGGTAAAGTTGATAAACAAATCCGGTTCTGCCCCACGGAATGTGTATAAGCTTTGATCATCATCACCAACAACATAAATATTATTTTCTGGATACGCAATCATTTCTGCAAGAGCATATTGTGTTTTGTTGTTGTCTTGTGTTTCGTCAACTGTAATGTATTTGTATTGCTTTTGATATTTGCGCAAGATTTCAGGATGTTCTCTCAACAAGCGAACTGCCTTAAATAGCATGTCGTCAAAATCAATGCATTTGCGTTCGTTCTTCATCTTCTCATACATCTTATAGTAATGGATGTATGCCCATCTGTTAGGCGTTGGGTCTTCCATGATAGATAAGTCTTCGTATTGCATAGGATCAATGTCTGCATTCTTGCATAAGCTAACAACTTTCAAAAATTGATTTTCTGCAATTTCTTCAATTTCTCTGATTATTTTAGAATCCAATGGTAAGGTTAGTAATTTGTCTTTCACCGCTGTACTAAAATATTTCAATGTACTTCCCTGCAAGACTCCTGGGTCTTTAAAGTCTCTACGTGTACATGTAGCAAGTGGGTGATTCATTTCTTTGTACTCTTTCGCAAGAATTCTAAATCCAAAACTGTGTGATGTTCCGCAGAACATGGATGTATAATCTTTCTTATCAATGAGCTTTTGCAGACGTTCACCCATTTCTGTTGATGCTTTAGATGTAAATGTCATTAGAGCAATTGACGATGGGTTAATTTCCAAGTCATTAATCATATGCTCTACCCTATGAACGATAACCGTTGTCTTGCCACTACCTGCTATCGCACATATTTGAACTGCACCATCTACTTGCTTAACCGCCTTACGTTGTTGTACATTGAACTTATCCCACAGTGGCTTATGGAAATCCTTTGATACTGTAATTGTCATTTTCCTTCCCCCTTTATATCTGATTACTAACTACACTATCCATTCTTTCGATTAACCTTTTTAATTCTTTCCTATTGAATCTTTCTTTTTTCAATTCCGATGATGCTGTGTCAAGTAAATTAGCCAATTCTTCAAAAGCATTGACATTTTCCTCTACTTGTCTTTCATATGATTCATAATCACTATCTGTGTAAGCTCTAACTTTTTCAGGCTTTTTAACAATTGCTTCAATCATTGTCTTAACTTCATATCCCATTAATCTTCCAATAAATTCAATCAAATCTTTTTCATCAGATATAATTTCAGTTTGACCATTAGACATAACTAAAATTTCCATCGTATCATCCTTTCATGTCATGATTTCCAATCATAAAATCATTTATACCTTTCACTAATATATAGTGTGAAAGATATAATCATGCTATGATTATTCGATGTCTGTATTCGCTTCTTCTTTATCAATTTTGTCCAAAATATTTTCAACTTCTTCTTTAGTTAGCTTCAATTTCCAAGTTTCTGGTTTTGCTCCAATAGTATTCCATCCAAACATTGAACCATGACTCATAGCCAACTCTTGATCCTTTGAAACACCAATTTTTTCATTGGCAACATCGGCATTTTCCTGCCCGTACCATGGCAAGTTGTCTTCTCTAGTAGGTGAATATCCGTCTTGATAACGATGGATCATAATCACCTCTCCTGTAGAGAGAAGAATACTGTAACAATATTCTGGTAAACCGTTTTTGTCAACGTTGACCATGTTAATTCCTCCATTCTGATATTTTATCTTTTATTTGTGCCATCTACTATTATACCACATTTTACCGACTATGCAAGCATAATTTCAGTGTCACATGTATAACACCGACTTGTTATATGTACGTGTCAGTGTTATAGTATGTGAATCCGAATTATTTGTAAATATATTCGATTCCATGATTTTCAGCTAATATTTGAATTCTTTTTTGTACATTTTCGCACCTCATAGAACCAAAATTTAAAAGCTGAATGTATGATATCGCTAATTGATCAAATATTTGATTTGATTTCAGCAAGTCAAAAAATCCTTCCGTATACAATGTAAATATTTGTTTTGGCATTCCTTTTTCTATTGCAAGATTCGCCACAAACAATATTATTGGCAAATTTCTGTCATTAAGCATTTTAATGTTTTTAGTATTGTCTATCATTTCTTCTACATAAGATATGGCAGCATCAAGTTTTTGTGTGTCCATTTCATTTGTTTTACTTTTTTTAATATAAAAGTCAAAAGCGTTTTTCAATGTTAAATCTGATGTATTGTTGTAGAATAGATATATACATTTTAATGCTACTTCTGAACTCTTGTTATGCGTTCCCTTTTTTAAGATCAAATTTATCAATTTTAAAAATGCTTCTTCAAGATTGCTCATTTTGACATCTCCCATTTCTTTATTTTTCTATCTGTTTTAACAAACTTCCAATCAATTGCCTTAGTGCCAACAAAATGAACTCTGCTCAATCTTGTCATTCTGATCCTAGATTGTCTTAAGCTGTTTGCATTAAAGCCAACAACCTCATCAGTCAATGTGTTATGGTAAATGTATTGTTTATAATTCATTTGTCAGTCCTCCACCTTTACTTTCTTGATATCAACCTTAAATACTTCCATGTTATGTTTTTCTGCCCATTTTTCAACTTCCATATATTTGTAAAATACTTTCTTATAAACCTCGTCAGTCTCCTTTGATTTGGCTAAGATAGTAAATTGATTACGTGTTCTTTGTTTTGACTTCTTAGATGTCATTGTAATACACTCCTTTCTTGCTCAGAAGAGCATTTATACCTTCTATATAGTGTTATATAAAAGGTATGGTATATTATTCTGAACTATTCCATAACAATATTTTTTACAAGTATTCTTAGCAATGTATCTTTTTCATGAATATTACATCCATACGAAAATTTAAGTCTATCAGCAATATAATCAAGCTTTGATAAATCTGGTTCATTGTCATTGAAGTTGCCGCATCCGTCACCTATACCCAATTCATAAGCTATGCTATTTACAATGTACATTGGATCACAAATACCATATATATTAAACTTGATGCAAATGGACTCAGAGGCATTTTTAATCTTTGGAGGTATATTGTATTCTTCAAATGCATCTTTGAAGAATTCTGTTCTTTTGTCAAGTTCTGAAATTACTTTTTTAAGATTGTTATTATTCATTGTTATCTACCCCCTTTATATTATTGTAATTCTTCTTTTACCTTAACAAAGAAAGTATCTAATGCGGTTATCTGATCAAGCGTTGTTAAATCTCCCAAATATTCTCCCACTTCAATTTCTGAGAAGTACTCTTGCTTATCATATAACATACCGCTTGAAACGTAATAGAATTCATAATTACCATAAATTTCACTGTCTTTTGCTTTGCCATGAATTCCATATAAATAAACACGATGTTCTGCTTGTGTCCACACTCTGGCAATTTGTTCGATATTTACATTTAAACTTTCAAGCCATTGTTCTACAACATATTCTTCTGAAACACTTCCTATTATACTTGGATTTAAGCTAATTTCTCCAATCTGAATTTTTCCAAAGCTTGTTTGTAACATTACATTTATTTTTTTCATTTTTCCTCTCCTTTTATTGAATATTATGCATTAAATTGTACAACTCTTGATTATTAAACTCCATATACTTAAAACCTGAGACTCTTTCAAACTTCTTTCTGTGTTCATGGAAATCACTCTCTCTTTGAATCATTTCCCACATAATATCAGACATGTTGTAATTGTTTTCATTAAAACCAGCAGAATTTAACATCATTATTTCAAATTCAATTGATTTTACCACATATTCTGCCCTAATTGCACTACTCAGCGTATATAAACTTTCTTGAACTTGAGGAGACAATTGACCAAGACTTATTTTCTCAACTGAGTCCGACATTTGTTTTGCAATTCTATTTCTGAACATTTCTTTCATTTCTTTCATTGTATTATTCACTATAAATCAATCCTTTAGAATGAATTTACTTTTCGGTCAGAAAAGTATTCATGTCCTCTATGTGTTATACGTAAAGGACATGATAAAGTTCTGATTATTTTGCTTGAGTGCAATGATTATTATACATGTTAAAAAATTCTCGTGTTATTAGGTTCATGTAAAGATCAGCATCTATCGTTTGATCATCTGTTTCAATATACTTTTCTCCACACTCATAAAACCAATCTTTAAGAGTGCCAATTATATTGTAATAGACATATTCTACTGACAAACAAGATGGAATACCCCATAGCCATTTTTTGAATGCATCATATTTATCTGGAATCACCTGACGTTCATGTATAGAATACCAATCATTGAATTCATCCATTGCATTTTTCAACTGTTCACTTAATTCCGTTGTCAAGTCTTCCGACAAACGATCATAAATATGATTCTGAATTTGATATATAAATTTTTTACTAGTTGTCTCCATTTTTTATTCTCTCCTTTAGTTAATACGAATATAATAACTTTTGTTGTTCTCGTCTTCAACAACAGCAAGCAAGACATTGTTCTCTGTGAGTGCAAAATATTGAAGCTGATAATCTTTAACTTCTTGTGGCGCTCCCGGAAGTCCTGTTTGCGTTGTGCAAGCGATAACACCTCCAACATATCCCAAAGCAAGATCCGTTGCTGAATCATATTTCTCTCCGTCATCATAGAATTCTGTTAGATATTCATCAAGAAATGAATATACACCACGCAACTCAAATTCTGTCATTTCTTTCTTTTGAATAAAATTTTTATTTTCACCAATTTCTACGACCACAGGAAAATTTCCATTGAATTCAAATGATTTTTTAGTTTGGTTTGTCATGTTATATCATCCTTTTGTTATTGAATTCTTTTCTTATTCAGAAAAGTATTTATGCCCTCTACTATATGTAGTAAAGAGCATAGTATATTATTCTGAATCTTGAACCTTCAAACAAAGATTTGAATCTGTAATAACTTCATCTTCACAATTTTGATTGGGACAGCGATAAAGCGTTCCTTCTTTTCTTTTGTGATATGAAGTAATGGGATCGTCTGAATTATTTAAGTTCGAAACAATCTCAAATGTGTTATTATTCCATTCTGATATACTATATAACTCACCACAGGATGGACATTTTACGGAAACCATTTGCACTTCATATTGCTCTATTTGCTCCATTGTTAACCATTCTGGCTTTCCGTCTTCCGGAAATGCGTTATGCAATTTCCTCATTTCATCAATGTGTCTCTGTTCATCTTCATAATACAATCTGTTTTTACTACGATTTCCATAATTAAGATAGTATTCGCAATCGCTTTGCATTCTACTGAGCATCATGTAATTAAATTTATTTTCTTTTGATGGCGGCTTACTAATAAAGTGTAATTCCAATTCAGGTCTTATAGGAAATCCTGGATCGCCATCAATTTCATTTCCACAATCATACAATTGTGGAATCTCGCTCTCTCCAAGTGCTATATCTTTCCACAAAGAGTCATTTTCAACACATCTATATATAGGATTGCTAAAATTATCTTCACCTATATATTCCATCGTTCTCTTGTTTCCATGTACCAACTTTTGTTTTGTCATATGATATCATCCCTTATTATTAAGTTTAATTTATTTTAACACAATGGTTTTTTTGTATCATGTACTCTCACTGAATTGTCATTGATAACAACCAATTCAGTATAATCGCAATTCAATTTTTCATTTACCATACTTAAAATGGAACTTTTGGAATAATGAAAAGGAACATTTTCTAGTTTTCTGTATTCACTATGTTCGTTATCATCACTTTCAAAGCAATGCTGAACATATCCAATAAACGGAAATTCCTTTTTGTATGGGTGGCGTCTGGAATTAGAAATATCATTGCCTGACATTTCTAAGTAAATAAATTTACCTTCTTTATTTGTCAATCTTGTTCTGATACGACAATTACCTACACCATTATGTTCAGCAATTTCCCATCCTGCACCTTCAAAAATTAACTGTTTAGTTTTGTTATCCATATTGTATCATCCTTTCTTGAGTTTCAATAACTCATTAATGCCTTATATAATATGTTGTTATATAAGGCATAATCAATTCTGAAACTACTCTAAATCATTTAAATCATCAAACCCATTCCATACATCATCTAAAACAATGGATAGGTCTCCACGAACAATTAAACAAGCAGCGGTATCTCCATATGCTTCATGTTCAAGCAAATATACCGCTTCACCATTGTATTTAGCTTCATCAATTATATACCATGTTCCTCTGTGACCTTCGATTTTGATATTATCCTTTTCCATTTGTAACACCTCTTTTGTGGATTCGTCTTCTTTATAGTCTGTCCATACATCATTTAAATCATTAGACAACGTGTCAAGAAACTTATATACTTCTGACTTTGTTTCAAAGTGTTTCTGAACACGTTCACCATGCTCACTATCATATGTTATAGTGTGTTTGTAATCTGGTTCTTCAATAATTGGTTCCACACGACAGATAGGTTTGCCTTTTGAATCGTTAATTTCCCACATATCTATTAATGAGTCATCAAACTGAACCATGTTCATTCGCACATGTTTTTTGAAGAATCCGAATTTCTTAAGCGCTTTCAGAACATCTTCATTCGTTGCGTTCATGTGCAATGTTATTACTCCTTCTTCACACATGTTATTAACTTCATAACCGTCTTTAGAATTGCCCCATACATCAAAATAATTGATAATACGATGTTTTAAATTTTCATCATCTTCAATGAAATTTTCTGATACGATTGTGTTATATAATTTTTCAATTTCACGATGACTAATCGCTGATTCTTGTGCTTGATTGCCACCAAAATTTTCTATTCCATAATAATTAATGCAGGCAAGTGCAAAATCAATAGTATCAACATTATCTGGACCAATGTCGGCAAATGAACAAATGCTTTTCACATCAATCCAAGAATCGTCTGTGGTATCCACAGATACCACATTCCACCATCCGAAATTTTCATGTTCTTCATCAGGTGTGATATGAATAATTTCAAATTCGCCTTTAGATGTTTCTGTGTAAAAGCCTCCATCATGTTCGATTGGATTGACATCACCGAATTTCTTGTATACAACTGGTCTTGTAATTGTTTGAAATAACATATTTATCATCCCTTTTGTTTTATTCTAAATCAGTTAATCAATTGCACCTTACATAATATGTATTATATAAGGTGATATCATTTACTGATTCGAAACTCTTTTCAGTTTTTCTATATCTTGTTTAAACTTTCTGAAATACTCAATATCTCTTTTTGTCAAGTCAATATTAAACATTTTAATCTCTTCTTCTGTAAACACTGTAGATACCACACTCAAACTAACCTGTTTCTGCATTGCCTCCATTATCCCTATTATTGACAATCCGCTGTAATGCATTGTTCTTCTTCCAATAAAATCAAAATTTACCAATACATATTTCTGATTCTTGATGTCTTCATACTGATTCTTGCTTACAAGGTGTGCCATATTAACCGCCTCATTTTCATTAGTATGTACTTCAATAAATCAATTGTTCCCTATATAATCTATTGTCATATAGAGAACTATCATTTACTGAATTAATTTCTTACTTCTTTTGATGATCCTTCACATTTTACCTTTGTATAAGATATGCTATAACCTTCTGATTTTGGAAATTTCTTGATGAACACTTCTAAGATTTCATTCAACTCACTTGTAGATACACAACTTCTTTCTGCTGTTGCAAACAAATGCCTGCCATTTAAAGAAACATTTATTTCATGATGTGACTGAATCATTCCCATTTGTTATCACCCTCTCTTCTTGGCTTTTGCAAAGCTTGGATTGTCCCATGTATCAAATTGTTTCTGTTTTATGTCTCCATTCTTGCACAACATATCAACAAATTCTGTCCATGCTTGCTGTTTAGCAGGAATATCGTTCTTCTTGTCAATTAAAAATTGTGCATATTCACCTTTAAAAATAGCGATTGCCGCTTTTTTATTCACTGTTATTCATCCTCTCTTATCCAAATACAATTTCATTAAACAATGCATACTGAATGATTGAATCACTTGTCGTAGCGTCTCCATTTTCTAAATCTGAATCGTGTGGACGCTTAATGCAATTTAATTTATATCCATTGATAATTTTGTCTAGTGTTAAAATCCAATTGTTGTCATCTTCTGTACCTTCAACATCATACAATTTAACTGACTTACCTTCAATCAACAGCTTTGTGCACCATGTTGACCACGGTTCATCTTTGGGACAATTGAATACATCCTCAGAATAATATACATCCAATCCTGCCCAATATTTAATGCCACCTTCAAAACCATTGACGATAATTGTTTCAATGTCTTTTTCTGTGACCTCTTTCTCAATCATTGCTTTTCCTACGACTTTACTAGTGAACGATAACATATTTAATCATCCTCTCTCTTTCCTTTAAAAAGTGTATTATTCAGTAAAACATTTAAGCCCTCTATAATATATAAAGGGCTTAATGAATCACTGAGTTATCCAATATTTCTTTCTGGCGAATACATCCCCTCAATCATTGCACTGAGGCGCTCTTGTTTATTCGGTTGATACCGCATTGTATCGTATTTGTACCACATTTCCTGAAGCTCTTTCATCTTAGGCTCAAGAATTTGATTCAACCTTAATACTTCATGAATAAATGCTTTGCAAATTGTCAGACGGAAGTGAATTGTCTGATCTCTCATGTTCATATATTTTACTTTTTCCAAGTTGATAAGATCAATTTCAAACATGATCTTTTCAACTTCATTCTGAAATTCTACAACTTTATCCAAGTATTTCCGTCTGTTGTCCACGTAATTGCTCATTGTTATATTCATCCTTTCGTTTATAAAACTATTTCAAAATCAGAGCGCCTACAATAGTTTTATCTTTCATTTGTTGCTTTCTGTCCCATTGACTTTTTAATACAGCAAGTTTACTTGGAGTCATAGGTATTCTCTCCTTTATGTATATTTTTTATTGATTCAGTGAATCAATTGTCTTCTATATAATATGGTGTTATATAGAAGACTATCATTTACTGAGTCGATCATCAAACTAATATCTTGCTATGCTTGTCAATATCGAAATGATAAACAACGTTGCATTTACCTTCCGTGGCTTCTCTAATCAATATATTCTGAATCCGAGTAGTACTTCTTCCATAATTGCTTTTATTGATGTGAATCTCATTTCCATGACTAAATATTTCTGCAATTACTGTATCAAAGTTCAATAAAGCTGTTCGGTCTTTTCTTTCTTCAATTTTAAGATGATTAGCCTGACCTTCCCTATAACCCATCAAAAACGCTTTAATTACATCATGATTCTTTTTGATTTCCATATTTAATCATCCTTTTTAGTTTTGTTAGTAACTCACTAATAACATTAAGCCTCTTATATATAGGCGTGTTATGCTTAATGTCATTGTCATTTACTAACTGACGCCGATAAATTCAACTTCCAATGTTATATAATCCATCAATCTGTCCGTGTATTCCGATTGTGTTATACGTCCTACAATCCATTGTTTTCTGATCCATACTGCTAATTCTTTGTTTAACTGGAATAGGATTACCGCAAAATATTGGGCTGATAGTCTCATTTCTACAGCAACATCAAATAAGTTTCTGATTTGATTCTTTTTCATGTGGGTTCCTCCTGTCATGGTGTTATTGCTGGTTTTAAAAACCATTAAGTGATTTAAATCTGATGTGACTTAAATCACTGATATGGTTGCTAAAACATTTTATATTGCATTTGCCAGAGCTTCAACTGGTTTTTTGATTGAACATGTAGCAATTTTACCGTATTTTATTTGAGCTTCGATAAGAGCATTTCCGTCACAATATTCATGATATGTAACTTCAAAAGGCAAATACCTTGTGTTATTTGGCGTTACAATAACAATACGGTCACACCAAAGTTTCTGTTTTTGCGTCTTTTCTACTTTTGTAATAAAGGCATTTAAAAATTTTCTGCGAACAATTTCAATTGCTTCTGATCTGTTTGATGCTTCAATAATTTGAACAGGTTTTAATCTTAAAGTAACAGCGTATAGACTCATGTGTTACATCTCCTTCTCAGTGTTATATTGTTATTGACAAAATGAATTTCTTTGATCCATACATGCTCACTACGTTTGCACCTTGTTCAAAGAACAAACGTTCCACTAACTTAATGCTGATCATTGTCTGATAGTTTACATCGTCACCAGAAAATTCCACAAAAGCTTGATTAGAAGCAAACAAGGAATCATTAATTTCTTTTATCAGAGTTGATGTGAAGCTAATTTTTTTCAATAGCTCATGTTGCGCCTTGACTTCCTTGAATTTCTCTTGTTTTACACTTGACATTGTGTTATCACCCTTTAAGTGTTAAATTTGAAAACAATTAAGAGATACAATTCAAAATATTGTATCTCCCTATCTTTTCAAATTACTTTATTAGTATTAGTACTCATTTCCATTATTGTTATTTTTCTGATATCTTTTTCTTCTGTTCTAATTATTTGTATCATTGCCTCATTCATGCTTACATTATTATTTGATATCCATTTTTCTTCTCCATCCATAAAAATAACTTCAAAACTATAATGATTCAATTTTTCCATATTTTATCATCCTTTTTGTATTATTTGTAATTCAATAAATCAATTGTTCCCTATACTTATGTGTGTTATAGGGAACTATCATTCACTGAATTGAATTTTATCTGATATTTATGATATTAAAAGCATGAAGCGTTTGGATGTGTTATCCTTGATGTTGATTGCATCTAATGTGATTGCTGATAACTCATGATTGACAAATTGTAATTCAACATATGACTTACCATAACATGCATAATCCTTTGTTGATTGGTTATGTATCATATTAAAAATATCTGCTTTTACATGTTGTGGCAATGTCTTAATCATTGTACGTAGCCGCTTACCAATTACTGATCTTACTTCTGTCTTATCTTTTTCTAAAATTTCCATCATCATTATAATCATTCCTTTTAATCGTATTTATGAAAGTTTGTTTGTGTTATAGGTGCATACGCTCCATACGCTTGTTGCCATTTGGTAAGTTTATTTTGTAATCGTTTAATTGCCTTGAAATCAAGGTTGTTATTGGCATTTTTCAATTCTTGCTTTATGTTGTAATACTTTTGTTCCATTGTCATAGTTGCCATATTTTACCATTCCTTTCTTTAATTTAAAAATCAAAAATAGCTAACATTTTAAGTGCTTACTAAATGTTAGCTACTATCATTTTTAAATTTAGTTTCAAAATCAAAAAGCCGCATCATTCATTTGCGGCTTTTTGTGCACTCTCTTGTTTGTCCGCACCCTTGCCTTTTGGAATATCTACGCTTGCCGCTTTAGGTTTGGCTTTAGGTTTTGATGGTGTTTTAGGTTTAGCTACCATCAATTCAAGATGATCAACCTTGTCAAATTGAAGTAATCCATTGTAGATAATGCGGCGCAAGAATCCGAACAATGTGGAATTTTTAGCACTTTTACCATTATAAGTCATTTCGAAACTTGTTTGCATTTCCGTGCCATTTGGCAATTTGTGATCGTTTTTGACGGTGTATTTTTTACCATTAACTTCAACCGCTACAATATTGTAAGTGATCTTACCTTTTACATATTTTCCCTCTCCGGTTTCATCAATTTTCATTGTGTAATGTATACCGTTCTTTTCCGACAATTCGGTTTCCCATCTTCCGAAACCTAATTTAGTAATAATTCCATCGGCTTGTAATTGGTCAATATTGACCCAAGCGTGTACCGAAGCAAGATTATATTTGCTTGATGTTGAACTAGTACTTTTAAACGTTTCACCCGATGCCGTAAGAGAGTTAATTTCCGAATATTGGTCAAATTCTTTTGTGCCGCATAGAATTGGTACATTGATAATCGTTTTACGGTCTAACACTTTAAGTTGTGGCAAATGCATTTCAATCACTCCAATGTTTTTATTCGTTGTATGTACAACGTTGTAAACAACTAACTTACATTATATTAGTTGCTTACAACGTTGTTCAAGATACTACGAATTTCGCACTATCTTGAACAACGATTATTCCTTTTACATTGTGAGTTAACGATAGTACGCTATCCATGGCATTGTCCTTCATGTATTACTCTCATGGTATCCAAAACGTTACTAAATTAGTTTATGCCATACACATGTACGCAATGCCTTACATGTGTATCATGTACGCTCATAATGCACGTACCATTGACTAACCTTTCGTCATTTTGTTGCCCTTAACCCTATACACTACTAGGCACATAGACCTCACACAATGTATCGCTTTTGACATTGCCTTTCGGCGTAGTCTAGGTATGCGATAAACCGTTAGATTGTCAAGGAACCAATGATATTAAATGCAATCAATGTATGAGCGTCTAGGTTATCATATCGAATGACCTTTCGTGCATACATGCCGCTTTGGGCTTCTCACCATTCCCTTTCTTCTATGGTCATTCGCCATAGTTCATAGGCGTGTTAGCATTGCATAACGTGTTCAACCTATTCACCCTCATTTTATCTAACACTTACCATAAGTTAGTTACTAAAATTCTAGTAGCTAGGCTTATTCGTGTGTCGGTAGCTTATCCGTCATTGTGTCCGTTCGTGTGCGACCTATTAATGTCGGTCACTCATTCGTGCTCTAGGTGTGTTTTGTCTTGTTTGCTTCTCCATACTATTTCATAGTAGGATTGCATGTCAAGTGCATAAAGATATGACACACAATATTCACAATTTGTTCCCATTTGTTCGTATGTTTTTTACATATATTGTCAATAAAACGCTTTCATTTTAATTAAAATCACATATTATTTCAGATGTCAATATACGAATTTATGTTCGTATATTTTTAGGATATTTTATTGTAAGCGCTTTATATACTCGAATGTTCGGATTTAGCTCATAAACTATGCCACTGTTGGTCAGAATGTTCGTGTTTTGCAAATGCTAGATCAAATGATTTTTAAATGTCAATAGGTTTTTAAAATTTAAATGAATAAACGTACATATTTTAGACACAATTATATTCGGGTATGCATAAACATATTTTTACATAAGTCCTAAAACCCTTATTCTATAAGGGAATAGAAAATTTTTATATGTGCGATAAATCAGATTTATTATGTAAGCTATCAGAAAGTTAGCGAATCAGATCGTTGATACATAAGGCTTTTTTGAATGTTCGGTAATTATTGCGGATCAATAACGCAACGTATATCATGTATATTTATACATTTTGCTATTTGACTACACTTTAACACACATAAATGTATGTCAAATGTAAGCGCTTTATTTGCCCTTCTAAGAGGCTTTATATTCTACCCCTAACAAGTACACTACTTGTGCCGTGGAATTGAAAATACGGAACCCTAATACCCTCTATGGATCAATTGTGTGTATTTACTCTATACGGAATATCTCAATGATTATACCAATTGATTAATTGCATGTTCACATAATGTTCACATAATTATCAATTTACTACTTGACTTTTTTAAATAATAAAAATATACATTTTATAGTAATTTATATATTTATTTACATATCTTGCGATCCGAAAATGTAAGCGTTTTCATATTAATTACATACATATTTTACATTTTATGTATGTAAGCACTTTCAGTCAGCAATAAGTCAAACATATATCAATATTAGATTGAAAATTAAAAACTTATCCATTATTTAGATCAATTGATATATTAGCACTTTATCCTCATTTTATCATACATTCGTATGCTTCTATGCATAATCATGCATTTAACCGCTTTCATATACACTAATAATGAATACTTATACATGCGTTTTGGGAAATAATTGTCCATTTCTAATATGTAAGCGTTTGCAAATGGCGTAGGTGTGCACTATTTCCCAAGTAAGCGCTTTCTATCGTTTTAAATCAATGTATAAACAATGAGTAAACAACTTGCCCATTACAATGCATTGTAACGCATATAGATGGGTATATATGTTCCCTATTGACTTTATCTTATATGTGTGAGTGCTCATATGTATGTACTATATATATCACGTTGCTATATGCTAGGTCGATATCATATTGCTCGCATGTTGCAAGTATCGTCATATATCCACATAGATACTAACATTATGATAATAACAATATGATATGTATATGTAGATAGTAACATATAGATACATACACATACATATTATCATATAGATAGTATCACATAGATAGATACATGTTGTATGTATCATATCATTACTATCAATATGATATTAACACATAGATATATACATATAGATATATACATATACATAATATCATAGTGAGTATATCATATGTATTATATTGTAAGAATATACATAATATATGTCATGGTAGGATTGCGTATAAGACACTCTATCCTATAGGGTAATGGTATTGTTAGGTATTGATGATATACGCCTTATACCTTAAAATTAAACGCTTACATCCTAGATCATACAATATATGCCTATGTGTGCATAATATATTAGGTATATTGACATAGTATTGCATATATACGCATTTACGGTTTTTAGAAATATAATCGGAGTTGATTACATTGAATATCATTATATGGCTATTAATTATATTGGTATTGATTCAATTGTGCACAATTAAATATTGAGTGATTGAATTGTGCATGATATGTATGTGTGCATCATCTATTTTATACAATTAAATGGTGTTAGATTGAATTATGTATGATTATCTCGTATTGATGTCTATGATTGATTTCTATGATTGATGTCTAGCTCTATCGTATGGATTGTATACATATTGACGATTAGATTGTGTGTATTGCATGGATATTGTGCATTATTTGATTGAGTGAGATATATGTGCATGTTGGGTATATTGTGGGAATGTGAATTGTTGCAATGTGAATTGTTGATGATAATATAGTAATAAATTGAATAATATAAAATTAGATTGTGTGCAATATAGTTGTGCATAGTGGTGAGGGTGTCTTGCATCATGCGATTGGTGTTATATCACTCCGTTGTGTGAGCTTGAATATATGCAATTTTTAAAATTTTAAAATTTTTTAAAAAAATGAAAAATATCCATTATTTAGCAATTATCAAATATTAGCCAAAATATGGTATTTTACACAATATAATGTATATTCTCGATTAATGTCGCGGAACGTTAATTCCACGACATGCCGGGGGTAGGTTATAACATGCAGATCTGGATTCAATTTCCATATACCCCTGGGCACTGCAATTGCGCTCGATTACTTTATTTCCATTCAATTTGTATCACACTATAATCCCATCACATTACACTACTGAACAACTACAAACATACTCACATCTCAACATACCCTATTTTCGCACGTTTTATTTTTAACGCAGACGACTTTGCTCTTTAACGGTAAACCACTTATATGTACTCACATTTCAATTAGATATCCATGCTATTATTTTCACATAAAAAATCGTCAAGATGTTCAGACATCTACTTTTCACCCTACTCTACGTTAAAAAATAAAACCATGTAATGTCATCTATTATATGCACACTAGGTAGGGGGGCTTAGTTATAACATTTTTATAGCTTTTCGATATATAGAGTACCCTGTGTTCTGAAACCTGTTCCAAATATTTACCTACCATTTCCCATATTATACCTAGACACATTTAGCCGTTTACCAATAGCTTGACTAATATGTTCAAGTTGTGTATCCTATAATTAGTAAACATGGCTAACAAATACTATATAGGGATGGGTGATCTCTTCTGTGGAAATAAAGAAAAAAAGTGCTAATCACGATTGGACAGATGAGGAAGATTCGGTTCTGAGAAGGCTTGTTACCAAGTATCCTAATAGTGCAACAAGAGCATTTAAAGAAGCGGCAAACGAATTAGGCATCACATTCTATATGTGTCGTAACCGATGGTACAAACATTTAATGTCGGAAAGTGAAACCGGACTAGATGAGTCTACATTAGAAGCATATACATCTAACACATCTTTCACACTTGCCAATAAAGTAAGAGAAACAATGGATGGATTTGTTGATCTTCTAAAAAATTTACAAAAGCAAAATAAAACGTTACATCAAAAAGTAATTGATCAAGACAAGAGATTGACAGAACAATCACGAATCATGCGTGACATGGCAAATGAGCGTAAAGAGTTAGAAGAGAGTTACACGTACATTTTAAAGGTAATGGAGAAAGCGCGAAAGATGTTTGCAGAGGATGAAGTAAAGGAAGTAACTCATACTGTATCTTCAACTGGAAATGTAGAGGTAGATATAAAAAGAAGCGCTGGATAATTCCAGCGCTTTTAATATTTGTATTTAGTTAAGCATTTATAACATATACATAAATATATTCTAGCATACCATCACTTTGATACGCATTGGAATACTTCCTATTTACTTCTCTTACTAAGTATTTGACATTGTCAATTGTGAGGAAATCACCAACATGTGGAACATTAGAACTATCAATATCTTTAATCATTAAATCGCAATTACCGTAATCGCTATAACCATTAGTACCACTTTTAACGTGAACATAGAACATTACATCATCACTCCTTATGCTTTCCATGTATTTGATTTGCCACACCACGTACAATTCTCTGTATACTCTACGTATACTTGACCATAATACCAAAATCCTTCATGTATTGATCTTGGTTGCAATGGAAGAGGATATCAGCACTCACATTTATTTCCTTGCAAAAGTAACTCAGATTTAATCTTCTTAGTTGGTTTATAGTGTTTTTGTTTCATGCTCTTATAATATCCATATAATTAAATGGAAAAACAATTTCCATCCAACGTTCAAAAGCTTGTTTCTCAATTTTAGCACCTTCGACAGAATAAATATCATCTATTCTATTTTGTGCAATCTCCCACATAGTACGAATAGCGCTAACTTGAACATTTGCTAACGATGGCAAATTTGTAATAGGAAATTTTGTTTCTTTTAATGAATTCATATAAAGAACTACCTCTCCTGTTTCTTTGTTTATAAGCTTAATATCGCTCACTTCTCTTGTTTTCCATTCTCTTGTTTCCCATTCTTTATCGTTCATAATATATCACCCTTTTCATTTTACCAAGCATAAGTTTATTTACAATATACTCATCTGAATAATCTTCACGGAAATCAAGATACTTTCCTTCATGGATAATATATGGAGCTGGAGAAGTCAAATATCCTTCATTTAAAATCCTATCCTTTGTTTTATCAAACATTTGTTCTATGAGTGATTCAAGATTTTTTTTACTATCTGATCTTTCATCTGTCTTAAAGTCAAAGAAAGTAACTTCTGCAACTTCTTTAAACGAAACGTGTAAACCTTGTTTTTTAAACATGAAAAATACACGTGCCATTTCTTTCATTTCTTCTTTGTTCAATTCTGACATTTACAATTCACTCCCTTTATGTTCATGAAATCACATCTCCATTAACTTGAAGTAGCAATCCTTAATAATCTTAGCGTCCCATAAAGCGGAATGTTTAGGATAATGATTTTCTGAGTTCCACACATATCCAGCAAACTTTTCACGATTAATGTCAGGATCAACACCTTTTATTTTCATAAGCGTACAAATATCAAATGGAATGTAGTAGACATTAGATGGAATATTAAACGCATGACCAAATAGCTCATTAAACAATACCCAATCGTATGCTAGGCAATCACTCCATATCTCTACGGAATCATATTGCAACAACCATTTACGCAACTCAGAGGCTACGTCATCACTAGTACCTTTCATAGAAATGTCATTGTGCTTACTAACGTGATAGGTCATAAGTACATTGTTGTACGTCAAATGTTTAATTACATTTTCCTCAATCCATTCATCGACTTGATTAATGTTGTAATTATTTAATTCAGCATAAAACATTTTACCTTGTTCATCAATGAGTCCGATTGAGATAAGAGTAGTGTGTTGATGTAATCCGGTGAATTCACTGTCGAGAAATATTTTCATTTTATTTTTCACCTTTCGTTTTTAATTTTATTTTACACTTACAATATCTGGATAAATATTTAATTCAGATAATAAATCATAAAGGAACCTTTTCCCTTTTTCAGTCCACATCATAGTGTAACTAGTCTTGGAGTCATATTTTGTTTCTATCCTAGTACTTTTTAAATGAGTGTAGCCAAGCCCATCGTATTTACTATATAACAACCAATGATTAGAACCTTTTAGTTTGTATTGCACGTTGAGTGTATTAAGTAATTTATTAAATTTATGAGAACTCATTCCATAAATCTTTGCTATGTCAGTTGCTAATGAAAGACCATTCCCAATCAACATGTCTCTTGCATATATGGCATCTGGTTCTAATTCTTGAATCATTTCATCTTTCTCTAAAATTACTTCATCTTTTTTTACTACTACAATCTCCAATTCTTTAACTTGTAATTCTGCTAATTGAAGTTTTTCCTGTTCTACAATCCACGCCTTAGCCCGTTCAACTGGATTTTGAATCATGTATGAATCCTGAATGGTATTTACTACATCATATTTTCCACTTTTTCGAATAGAAGGTATAACCTCATGTGTAATCCATTTTTTAAATACCTTAGCTTCTGGTTTTCGACTCTTCATGATAATCGAATATAATCCAGATTCATTAACAGCGCCCATTTCTTGCTTTCCTCCAGGGGTATCCACTAATACCGACCCCCTTTCATCATCATCCAATCTACTTAATGCGTCACGATATTTCGATATTTCTAAGATATCACACACATCTTTTGCAACAAACCACGGTTCATTGTCAATCATTAAAGTTCTGACGGTATGATTGTCATTGTAAGAGAATACACTTGCCAATACATTTGACAACGGTGTTTGAACATTATAATTATTTTTAACATCTACACTTACTTTATTATTCATTATTAAAAACATCCTCTTCATATGTGAAGGCATCTCACCCTTTAAAATCAATTCACTGTCTTGCTAGTAATTATTCTAATCCTCTATACATATCAGCGACTTCTCTTTCTTGTCTAATCGTTTCGAATAGGGTATCAACATTCAAGACAGCCCAACTAGCTATTTCTTCGTTGTCATACTCGCTATTAACAATATATTCCCATTCCTGTTCTAGCACATCCATTTCTTCAATTGATTCGGTGTAAGCTTCATCTTTTTCATCTTCAAGAGCTATTTCAAGCATTCCATAATAAACGTGCATCAATTGTTTTTCGCGGTCAGTAAGTTCAATATTGTAAAAGCTTTCGATATTCTTGTGAATAAATTTAATAATTTTTTCTACGTTGATTTCATTTGACATATACAACACTCCCGATTCATTTTATATTTCACTTGACAAACATTTCAATTTATATTATACTAATGGTATGCAAAAAACATAACCACAGGGAAGAAGGGTAGTTAGTGAAGACTAAACAAAAAATAAAAGATCACATTTACGTTCCAAATGAGATATTCAAAGATATACGTGAAAACATATCATCAGCGAAGCACAATGCATTTACGTACTCATATTACTATTATGTAACGTACCTATATAGATATTGTGAATGGTACAAAGACGAGAAGATTACTCAAGCAACAATCAAGCAGAAACTTCAAAAATCTCCAGTCGAAAAGAAGATAGATTATATTATAAAGAACAATGGGATACTTGATACAATGGGTTATACACGTACAACGTCAAGTTATCCGATATCATGGACAATGGAGAATGGGTTTGTTGAATTTATGTTAATAGATGATCACAGGACATTAACTGGCTATAAGACTATTATACAGGATTTGAACTATAAAGTCAAGTACCCTGTGAAAAGTTTTTTTAGAAATCCCGACTCAGAAAAGGACAAAATCCTAGATGGAACCTTTTATGAAGTAGAAAACACGCACAAAATAAATTATGAAATATTTGAACAATGCATGAACAACAAAGACTTGGGAGTCAATGCATTTTATATTTACGGATACATCAAATACAAACAAGGAGGATTAAAGGTATGTAAAATACCATCGAGAAGCATTAAGGATGAGGTATTGATGTCAGAACCGACCTTTAGAAAGTATGTTGATGAACTACAACGTAGTGGATTAGTAAACATAGATAGACAGAAATTTGCCGGAGAAAACGGCATAGCAAATGGATATTCGATTGCAAAATAAGAAATTTTTTTCCCGACAGGTTACAAAAGTTTCGCTGAACTAATATAGTATTACAGTCATCCTGTAAATATATAATACTGTAACTAAGATATAACAGATTAACAGAGTAAGTAATTATATATTAGTTCAGCGAAAAAAATGTAACCTGACGGAAAATGAAAATAATCCCTCCATTCGGAGGGGTCTTTGTTTTTATTCGGATTGCGTATTCAACAAGTGGAGCAATTCGTATTGAGTGGACCGACTAGCCTCCATGAATAGATTTAACAACTGCTCTCTATCTAGCTCTTGAATGGGAGATGTATCAATTGGTTGACCAATCATTAAGCAAGGCATTTTAGAATAGTCTTCCGTGTATGCAAGGTAATACTTCATAGTAGTTTCAAATGATGCATGATTACCTTGAAGTGAAATAGCTTTCATATCACCTTTTGTCATCATAGCAACTTCATTGATACCGTATTTCTTGATGGAGTGGAAGGTAAGATTTCTTTCAGCTTTATCAAGTTTCATCATATTGATTAAAGTATCAACTGTACGCTGCAATGTTCTTGATGTGCAATCAAATAGTTTTTCTCTGTCACCTTCATCGGCATTAGCAATAAGTCTTTCATATAAATCTGTACGAATAGCTTTTATATTCTCTTTTCCTTTGTCATAAGTACGTGCAACCCATGTGTTGTTTTTGAAGAAAAAATCACCTCTTTCCATATTTGCAATAGCTTCAAGGCGAAAGGAAGTGATACTTGCCAATTCAATAGCCAATGACTTAGTTTCTCCATTGTCAAGAGTTTTTGCAAGTTCAATCATTTCGGACATTTCCTCGAAAGTAAATGATCCATAACTTGACTTATCGTCAATATCAACTCTTTTAATACCTTTAAATACTCTCGAAGAAATATATACCCATTCATCTTCATATCTATAACGATACTCATTTTCTTCAAAATAATTATACAACGATCTTACTGCATTAATATTGCGATCTACGGTATTGCTTTTAAATCCCATATTAACAAGATATGTCTGAAATTTTTCTATATCTGATGGAAGGATATACAAATCTTCAATTTCAAGTTTATTCAAATCTTTAATGCCCCACATCAATTGAAAGAAACGTTTGATATCTCTTTCGTAAGCTTCTGATGTGCCTTGAAGTTCTGTTCCATGTCCAATGTTGATGCGGTAAAGAAAGTTATATATATCTTTACCTACGTTTTTAAATTCTTTTTTACCCTTATTACGTTCATTCAAAATCACTATATTATCAAGCAATGCTTTACCCATATAAATCTCTCCTTTAGCCGATGTCGTATTATTTTTAATTATACGACATCAAGAGAAGATTGTCAATACCAAGTAGATATTAATTTTATTTTTTATTCGTTTATTTTGTATAGAGAATGAAAAACACATCATCACACGCTCTAGAGAGGGGCGTGAGCGTATGATGATGTGAGGGGTATAAATGCTTCACATGTAGGGATAGAATACAACCTACCAATACCAGACTTCTTCTCAGACGATTTTAAGAGGTGACGTTTACCTGGACTGATTTCTGCCGCGAGAAGTAGAAACATGATCTTCAACATAAAAGGCGGGAGTGGCATTTTGCCTTTTAGGTTTTTGAATTTCTTTAGGCTCAACTATTTGAGGTTTAATCCGAAGTGCTTCACGAACAATGTGTTCCACTCCAGCTTCAACAATATCATCATATGAAATGTGATCCATTTCGTTTGTGTTTGAATTATGAACATAGACAAGAGTATCCATTCCACTAACAAGGCGATAGGGGATGTGAACAAGTATAGCTTCTCTTTCTTTCTTGCCAAAAAATAATTGACCTAAGAATCCCATTCTTCAACAATCCTTCCTTTTCGTAGAGTGGTAGTGTCTTGATGATAAACAAAGTGACCTCTTCGTTCATCTCTTGCATATTTTTCCTGTAATCTTTTCAAAAAAGACGGACTAGTTATTGCAAAATCAATTGCTTCACAATACAAAAGATTTAATGACAAATTTTGTCGAAACGCAACCGCTTCAACTTCACTATGAGTAACTTCACTTACTCTTAATGGAAACCGATGTTTGGCATCAATGCGTAATTGTTTTGTGTTCCCAGCCTTCCTCATTTATCTTTCACCACCTTTAAAGTAATTGTATGTTCGATGTCATGACATCATGACATCTACTTGAGGGAGGCTTTTTTCGAGAGAGAGGAGGAGGCTTAGAGGGAGGCAATAGCCCGTCTAAGCCTAGTCGTATCAATGATTTATCATTGAATATCTTCATTGATACTTATTGATAACAATACTCCTACTCCTTCTTCCGTAAGCAAAAGGTTATTTCTTGTCGTGGCTTCAGCCAAGGCTTTCAAGGTGTTTTCTTCGATATTTGGAACAATAATAGGTGTTTTCATCACTTTTTCCTCCTTTTATCGCACATATTTACTTAAAATATCCGTAACTGCAACATTTTTTGCTATTTTTTGAGAATTTTGTCGTATTTTTTGGTCAAAATCGAAGATTTTTGGAACAAATTGATCACTTTCCATTGTTTTTATGATAGTTTCTGCCTTACTTGTATCGTTTTCGATAAGTGAGTCAATAGAGTTCATTCTAGATGCACACCAAGGAAGTCCTGTTAAAACGGTAAGTATTTTTCCATTGTTTTCTTCATAGTATCCTTCAAAAATATCAATAGGTAATCCATGATTAAATTTTGAGAATATCTCCTTGTAGTTAATGTGTTCAATGAGAGATTCTTGACCATCGAATATGAATGCACATTTCGAAACATGAGTGTATTCAATGGGAGCAAATATAGATTTTTCCCACGAATCAAAAATTGATTCTGATATACCTTTAGACGTTACGTTTGCTTTGGGAAGGGAGGTAATATCAACTTCCGCTATTGTAGCCATTCCTTTTTGAGAAAATACGGAAATCAAGTCTCTATTGTCAAAGTTTCCATTTCTAGATGCCTTTTCAGTATATGACATTAATTTGACCAACAATGAGATAGATGTCTTGTTTGCAATTTCGAAGATTTGATTTTTGAAAGCATTATGATGCAATTTGACTTCATTATTGTCAATAGGCAATATGCAAAGGTTAAGACTAGAAAGTTCAATTAAAGAATTATAGGAATTGATCTGAGATATAAGAGGTTCTGATTTTTCCGGAATTATTGGCAATGGAACAATCACTTTATCTGGCATTTTGCAAGATAATATATCTGCCAACATTGGAGCAATTCCTGAGCCACTACCTCCGCTAGAAGCGAATGGTAAGAATATAATTTCAATAGAAGGATCTGAGAAATTGTCTTCAATAAACTTTACAACCATTGGATGATGTTCATGCATAAGTCTAATAGCCATATTTCTATCATGTCCAACTCCTTCTGAACCCATGACCTTTAGTTTGTACTTAACATCAATGGAGTCCAAGTCTTTGTTTGAAAAATTGATAGCCCCTGCCACAATATCTAACTTGGATGCTTCATTTGCAATATTCCCTCCAGCTCCACCTAAACCAATAACAGCAATAGACATTAATTAACCTCCCATAGTTTCTAATGTATTTTTTAATGCAACAACACCATACTCAGAGATAAACACACCATGTTCCTTGTAATCTTTGTTGAGGACGATAAATTGGAGAGCGGTAAGTCTGTCGATTGACTTTCTAAATTTTGCTTCGGTATATTCGCTTTCCTTGAGTACTACGCTAACCTTAATTGACTTCTGTTTAGATATGGCATCTTTGTCTTGGAGAATGCCTAGTAATATTGTGTCATCAATCGTAAGACCGTTCACAACACACCTAAAGTATTGATCCACGTTTTTAATCGCCTCCAATCATCGTTTATTTTTGTTGATACTTAATAATATTAGGGCATGGACAAATATATTCTTATATCATCAAAAATATTTTTCCTTCATTATATGTATAAAAAAGGGAGAGAGAGGAAAGGCTTGAAAATGAGGGTATCGACCTCTAATGCCGACCGACCACGGAAGACTCCCCCAAAATTATTGTCGATACTCTCACAAAAACAGTTGACAAATGAAAGATAAAATGATACAATATATGTATGTTAATTATCGGAATAAAAGAAGGGAGAAGGGAGGAAAACATGAGTAAGATTGAGGTTGAAGTTAGAATTGATCGTGAAATTGCATATAGAGAAGATTCTGGGTGGGGAAGTTATGGCGTTAGCCTTGTAAATTATGAAGACTATTCGCTAGAAGATGTTCATGTGAATAAGTATGGCAACTTATCGGTAAATGGTATTGTACACAGATTGGATGTTGGATCAATATGGATGATGGAAGCTACACTTGATAGAAATGATCCCAAGTGGGGATGGAGTTATAAAATCAACAGAATGAAACAAGACATTCCATCGACTCCAGAACAACAAGAAAGATTTATCAAGATGCTTGTAACTCCATTGCAATTTGAGTCAATTATGAACGTATACAAAGGGCATGATATCATTGAGTTATTAAAAGATGATACCTTTGAATATAAGAAGGTATATGGATTTGGAGAAATTACTTATCCAATATTTAGAGATAAAATTCTAAAAAATCTTGAACTTCTTGAGTTACACAATGAGTTCCCTATGTTAGACTACTCAATGCTTCACAAGTTAATGGGAAGATACCCAACGGCAAAAGTGTTAGCAGAAAAGCTTAGAGAGAACCCATACATCATGACGGATTTTGCTGGAATAGGATTTAAAACAGCGGATGACATTGCACTTCAAATGGGAGTAGATGAGGAAAGTCCTTTTAGAATTCATGCTGCGATAAGATATTCCATTAGAGAAGTTGAAAGCAATGGTGACACGTATATCTTAAGACAGAAGTTAATAATGGATTCTTATAAGCTTCTTAAGCTTAAAAAGGAATTAATCACCAAGGAATTGCCAAATGTTGAAGACATTGTTGATATTGATGGCAAATTCGCTCTTGAAAGTAATTTCAAATTAGAAGTACAAGTGTCATATAAATTGAATAAGTTACAAGAACATTCCGCAGAATTAAATTTCGATATCGAAGACTTTATTAAGAGAATGGAAGACAAGTACAAAATAAAATTAACTCATCAACAAAGAAGTTTGTTTGTGAATTTAAAGAAAAATGCTGTAAACTTCTTGATTGGTTATGCGGGTACAGGTAAAAGTATGATGCAAAAGTTGATAATTGAACTTGCCAAAGAATTAGGATTGACATTTGCGTTACTTGCACCGACAGGAAAAGCTTCTAAGGTGTTGAAGAAATATACTAAGGAAGATGCTTTCACTATTCATAAAAAAGTGGGCATAGGTTCAAGTGAAGATGAATTTGGGATGATGATTGTAGATGAAGACTTTGTAATTGTAGATGAAAGTTCTATGTGTGATATCAAATTAGCAAAGATACTTCTTTATAAGCTTACAAATCCGAATGTACGTATTCTGTTTTTAGGAGACAGCTTCCAAATTCCAAGTGTGTCAGCAGGAAACTTCTTGTATGACTGTCAGCAAAGCGGAGTGTTCCCTATTACATTGCTTGATATTGTATTTCGTCAAAAAGAAGGTGGAATACTTGACGTAGTTACAATGGTACGTAAAGGTGAAAAATTTATTGAAGATGACTTTATGGGAGTAAAGAAGTTTGGCAACAACTGTTTGTTCGTATCTTGTCCTCAAGGTCAAATGGAAGAGGCGTATTTGCATTACTTCAATAGAATGGTTAAGACATATACAGTTGATGGATTGATGGTATTATCTCCCACTAAGAAAGGAAACTTAGGAACTTATCATATTAATAATGTACTTCAAGAGATCATCAATCCGAAAGAAGATGATTTTGTAAGTGAAGTTAAAATGATAAAAGATAAGAATGAAATATTTCTTCGTGTAGGAGATAAAGTGTTGAATAATGTTAACACATATAGAGTATTAAATCAGTATGAGCAAGAGGTTGACATTATGAATGGAGATACAGGAACTATTATTGACATTGACACTCAAAATAGAGTATTGACAATACAATTTGAAGATGATGTTGTGATGTTCAAGAGTTCTGAACTTGCGAAACTACTTTTATCGGCGTGTATGACAATGCACAAGAGCCAAGGATCAGCGGCAAGAGGAGTAATCTCTATTAGCGATAAGGCTCATACACATCAATTAAATGCTAACTTGTTGTATGTAGCTTGGACTAGACCAGAAGAATTTCTTGTTATCTTGGGTCAAGCAAGAACAATAAATGAGGCACTTAAGAAATTTGAGAACCTTAGACGCAATACGTTTCTGTGTGACATATTAAATGGAACCATTGGAAATGAAAAGTATCTAAGATATATAATAGAGGAGGAATATGAAAATGACGCTTCTTTTCGCGCTTCTGTTGACAGTGTGCTTTTCAGCAACGATGGGATTAGTAATGACTTTATGGCTTGATCGGGATGATTTTAGAGTCCTATAAAAATAACTGTTGACAAACGAAAGATAAAATGGTATACTATAGTTAGTTAAGGGAAAGAAATAAAAGTCCTTATTTACAAGGAGCTACAAAAGACCAAGCGGTCCAAAGACTTTCCTATATAACTATAGTATATTGTTCCTTGAAAACAGAATATTAAAAATAATGCTTGACAAAGGCATTATAAAGTGGTATAATAGTAACATGTTAAGGAGAAACATTCAATGCTCAGAAAGATCAGTAATAAAAAATGCTTGACAAATGAAAGATAAAATGGTATAATTACTAATGTAAGGAAGGAACGCAACATGAAGTTAATACTACCGAATGGCAAGAAGATTGATCTTGACAATGAGATTCCTTTCGAACAAAAGAAAATTGTTGTTGAGGAAATACTGAATGAGTGGAATGACTACTTTGCTAGATATAAGAACAACAAAACGCACATTTGTTTAGAAGTTCTTTCTAGTTATCTCTGTCATGAAAGCAAAGAAGTAGGTGATAAGATTGGCAAAGAAGAAATCTAGAGTTGAAGTGATGGATGAAATATTGAGTAAAGCTATATTTTCCAAATGGTGTATTGTAAATACTGATAATGAATTTAATTATGATGTTCCTAATTGGACATATATAATTGATGAATCAGTAAAGCAATATATGGTATTCAATAAGCCCAAACTCAAGAATGGTAAGTACAATGATTGGACTAATCAGGCACTTATGACAAGAGTACTTTATGTTGATGTTGTAAATGAGATTAAGTTTTTCGATGAGAATTTGACTGAAATTGACTCAGAAAAAATTAAGATCAAGACAGGTTTGTAAATTGTAGTATACAAGTGAAACATAAAATGAATCACTTGACTAAATAAAAATTATCTCAAAAGAGAAAAAGGAGAAATGTTAAAATGGCACAACTTGGAAAGAAAGAATTTATTGATGTAGTACAGGCTTCGGTGGAACTTGGTGAAGGTGAAAAGTTCACAAAGAAAGATGCAGCTCGCGCAGTTGACGCAGTACTGACAGCACTTTATACCTCATTGGCAAATGGTGACGATGTAGCACTACAAGGTCATGGTGTATATGAAGTTCGTACACGTGCAGCACACACTGGTCGCAATCCACAGACAGGCGAATCAATTGATATTCCAGAAACAAAAACAGTTGGTCTTCGTGTTACAGGTCTGAAAAATTCTGTAAAGTAATTAATAAGGTTTTAACAAAATAATGAAACTAAGGGCAGGGTGTAAAATCCCTGCCCTTTTTTCTATAAAAAATAGAAGCTACTGAGAGGATGTAGAGCTATGACAAAATTTGTGGTGGATACCAATACCCTGCTGGATGATCTTGGATTACTTGAGAATAAGGAGATTGTAATTTTATCTCATGTATTAAGAGAATTGGAGAAACATAAGGGCAATAGAGAAAAGAGAGATTTGGCATTCAAAGCAAGAAAGGCTGTAAGATGGATTAAAGAAAGAAAAGAAAATGATCTAATTCATTTTGATCTTTCGGATTACACATGGAATGCCGAAGACCCATATGAAAACACTTACGTTGACAACATGATTATTAAAGCTTGTCTTGAAAAGGATTATGGATTGATTACAAATGATATTCTATTACAATTCAAGGCAGAAGGATATGGAATTGAATTAATTGAAGCTGATGAAGATAAATCAAAAGACACTTCATACCAAGGGTTCAAAGAAATCAAAGTTGACAATGATGAAGAACTTGCTGAAATTTACGAAGACAATACCAATATGTTTGAGCTGTTGATAAATGAATATCTTATCATTGACTTTAATGGGGAATTCCATTGTGCACGTTGGAATGGAGAGTTTCTAGTAGATATAGACCTTCCACCTGAACGTGTTGTTACTGCTCAAAATGCACATCAAGCATGTGCATTAGACTTGCTTTGGGATAAAGATATCCCTATTAAGATCATTACAGGAACTTATGGAAGCGGTAAAACGTATCTTGCTGTTAAGACTGCTCTTGAATTTGTAAATGGCTCTAATAGTAAGAAGAAGTATAGTTCGTTGATGATGGTACGTAATCCGTCTGGAGCTGGTGGAGAAGAAATTGGGTTCTTACCTGGTAGTAAAGACGAAAAAACAGCAGACTTTTTTAGACCAATCATTCAGCATCTTAATGGTGGAGAGTTTGAATTGGCAGCAATGCAACAAAATAATAAGATTAAGAAAGAGATTCCTTGGTTTATGAAAGGATTATCTATCTCTGACACATTTATTCTTGTAGATGAAGCGGAAGACCTTGACAAGAAAACTATCAAGCTTATCGGTACACGTTTGGGCAAGAATGCGTGTGTAGTATTTAGTGGAGATATTAATCAAGCAGAAGACAAATATACACATAATAACGGTCTTATAGCAGCTATTGAAGGACTTAAAGGTAATCCATTAGTTGGTATTATGTGTCTTCAAGAAGATATTCGTTCTGAGTCCTCTAAGGTATTTGCCGACTTGTAAAAAATAATTTTACTTTCATTTTATATTGTGCTTGACTTTCTATTGTAAGTGTGATATAATTCTTTATGTAAGGTGATGAACACAATATCGAATGTCGGCAATAAAATAAGCCGATGAGATCACAATGCAAGTGATATAATATTAGTGTTTATCATGTTGCGTAGTAGCTCCGAAAGAGCGTAACGTTGAAACTCATGAATAGAGACGTTACAACGGACTATGAGGGCAAGTGGTGGTGATATTGTCATGAGTGAACCGCTACTCAATATAGTAGGTAGTAGGAGGGTACTATATTGGTAATGTTAATCATTGAGACCAACATTAGGTTGTTAGATAAATGATTAACGTGAGGATCAATAGGATTGATCGACCTATTGTGTCATAGGTGAGGATGGACGGTTACTATGACTACATTATTAAAGAGTAAAAAAATAGTGCTTGACAAATACAAGATAAAATGGTATAATAAAGAACATGAGGGAGAGAGGGTTAAATTGGAGAGGTAATAAGGCGGTCTCCAAAACCGTTCCCAAGGAGTTCGATTCTCCCCTCCTTTGCCAATTAAATAATTTTAAAAAGTACTTGACAAATGAAAGATAAAATGATATACTATAGAAGTAGAGTTGAGAACGAGATGTTGTATGAAAAAACTTGACGATGTTAATCCCCTACCAGCCTCGTTAGTATCGTTGAGTTTTTTGATACAATATATAAATCAAAGATAAAACAAATTCAAAGGGAAAAAGGAGAATGTGCAAATGACTATTAGTTACTCAATTACCAGGGCTTTAAATGAACTTAAATTGTTGGATGCTAGAATTACAAGAGCAATCAATGAGGCACAGTTGACTACGATTCAAACTGGCGACAAGCTTATTGGTGGTCACATCACAGTAGAACAATATGAGACAAGTGCGAAAGCATCTGTTGACAAGATCAATTCTCTCATTGCACGTAGAAATGAGATTAAATCTAAAATTGTTGCATCAAATGCCATTACTGTAGTTACGTTCCCTAGCGGAAAAGAATATACAGTTGCAGAAGTTATTGAACGTAAAACTTCAATCTCTTACGATAAAACATATCTTAGCACACTTAAGTACCAACACAACAAGGTATTAAATTCTCTTGAGAATAGCAATAACAGCTATGAATCAGCACTAAATCATCGTATTGAAACAATTCTCAATCTTGGTAAAGATGGTAAGAGAGATGGAAGAGATATTGAAATTCAGGAAATCACAAAGAATTTCAGTAAAGACAATAAGCCAAAACTTATTGATCCAGTAGGTCTTAAAGAATTGATTGAAAAATTGACATCCGAGATTGAAGAATTTGAAAACGAATGTGACTTCATCTTGTCTACAAGTAATGTTGTAACAACGATTGAAGTTTCGGAATAGTATGATGATGTGTTTGTTTGGTAGATCATGCACCTTAAATAAATAAAACTACCTATTTCCAATATGTCGAAAACCATTGAACTCTTACACCTTTCTTACAATGTGGGTTAACATTGTTAATACAATTCCTTGCTATAGGAGCAAATATAAGATTATTTGATACGATATATCAAATTATACAAATTGGATATAAAGTTCAAGACTCAACGCTCAAAGCATTCAATTGTCACGACTCAAGACTCTTATTCTGCCAGAGACGCAGAGTCAAAGGTGAAGGTGCAATTTTCATGGCTAAGAAGTTAGGCAAGATAAGTCCTAACTAGCCAATTCGATAAAATCCACGGTTTAGTTTAATAGGGAGTTGTAAATTGCCCTTGATGGTTTGTACGTGGCTGACATGTTGGAAATATTATATTATTTAACTACAATTTAAAAGAGGTGTATGTAGTGATTGAAGTATTTGAAATTGGAGAAAAATTCAAGTCGTATATGGATGACGTTGATGTTGTTTGTGAAATAGTTGCAGTAATTCCAGAACTTGATTCATATGGAATTCAGAATTATGTTGTTAAGGTATTCTATGAAATTAATAAATTCATTTTTGATATTGCTGAACATGATGTATTGGTTGAATGTGAGCGATTTTAAAATAAGTAATATGGTGTGTATGGCGAAATGGTAAACGCGCGAAGCTGTGAACTTCGTGAAGAGTACTCTTCTTGCAGGTTCAAGTCCTGTTATGCACCCTTTATATGCCCTTTTAGTTTAATGGTAGAACGGCGGTTTTGTAACCCGCAAACGATAGTTCAATTCTGTCACAGGGCTTTGGTTTATGCAGATCCATAAAAATGCAAGGTTTACTTTACTATCCAGAAAGTAAGAGGTCTACTAGTTCTCAGCCACAAGACTAGAGGTTCGCTACATTCCATATATGTAGGGTTTGCTACTATTGCCATAAGAGTAGTGGTGTGACTGCACTTCCCAAGATCGCAGAGGTTGACTACAATTCCACATGTGTAGAGGGGTTATTGCATTACCATAAGATGCAAAGGTTTCGAGTTTTCCATAAACGCATAGCGCTGTGCAAGGGTTAGATGGTTTTCCCTTTCGAAGAAAAAACCTATTCAATATGGCGTGTTGGTCAAGTGGTAAGACTCCGTACTTTCTATACGGTATCACGGGTTCGATCCCCGTACACGCTATTGGGACTGTTTGTACGTAAACAACAAATCGAAAAGTAACGTACACTTTTTATTAACTGGACGTAGAGGAGTTTGGCTTATCTCGCCTCCCTTGGAAGGAGGAGCTTACGCTGGTTCAAATCCAGCCGTTCAGATATTTTGCTGGTGTGATGGAATTGGCATACATTGCGCACTTAAAATGCGCAGCCTTCGGGATTGGGAGTTCGAGTCTCCTCGCCAGTATAGAATTTTTCACGCATGATTGGGGTAAACTCCCAACAAAAATTCTCTATTAATCAATTTTTAGAGAGGAAAAGTTATGTGAAAGAAATATTTACTATTAAAGACTATCTCCAAGAGCAAGAAAGATTGAATATGAAGTTGAAAATGAATGTTGGGTTTGTGTGTCTCATGCAAAAAAGAGACATGGTTACAAAGTAGAGAGAAATGGTGTCCAATTAATAATGCATAGGTATATATATGAATTATTTAGTGGCAACAAGATAGAAGATGGTCTTGTAATTCGTCACAAGTGCGACAATTCATTCTGCATTAATCCAAATCATCTAGAAACTGGTACACATCAAGACAATGTTATGGATAGAGTTTCTAGAGGAAGAAGTGCAATTGGTATAAATAATGGAAGATCGAAGCTTGACGAAGAAAGTGTAATAAGTATAAGAATGAATACTACAAATTCTCCAACAGAGCTTTCAAAAATATTTGGAGTAGATAGAGGTACTATAAAGAATATTTGGAGTGGCAAAAAATGGAAACATATATTGTCTGATATAGATTATCAATCATTAGAAAGAAAAAGTGACGCTGATCATAATAAAATGTTCTCAGAAGAAGATATTAGATACATCAGAAATTCAATGAAAACAGGAATATCTTTGGCAAAAGAGTATGGTGTTGGTACTACTACAATTTCAAAAATTAGAAACTTTATAAGTTATGCAAATGTAAGATAAAATGAATTTTAGTAGTCGAAAGACTACATTTTGCGTCAGTGATGTAATTGGCAAACATTTTGCGCTAAGAACGCAAATCTTGCAGGTTCGAGTCCTGTCTGACGCATATCATGGTGATGCTGGTTGCAGTTCGGTGCACACGAACACGGCGGTTCAAATCCGCTAACAACTCAGGTAGAGTAGTTTGGAGGTTCAATTCCTTCCGTCACCTAATCTCTTTAATAATAAAAGGAGGTAAATCATGTTAAGACATGTTAAAGTTTTCATTGACAAAGAAACAATCTTGAAAAAGATCAATGCCAATGAGAATGGTTTAAAGTTAAAGCCAGAAAATGTGTACATTTCAAATGCAACATACAATGAAAATGGAAGTGTTGACATTATGGTTGTTGTAAATATTGGCGAAGAAGAATACGAAGAATACTGTTCTGTTGAGAGTTTACGAAGACAAAAACTTTAGGAGGTAAAATGATGGATCAAGACATTACATTGTTGCAAGCTTTAGAAGGATTCTTTGCATCAAATCCACAGACATACTACTTGATTACTGATTTAAGAAATAATACAACAATTTTACGTGTAGACGATTTAGATCAACAAGCAATAAACACAGAAGAATTTATTCTTGATGGGTTTGGAGAAATTGAATTTAGTTATCGCCAAGGTGACTATCGTCTTGATTTTACTTCAAACGGTAGCGAGTATTATTTATTTGGATACGATGAAGGTGTAGTTTCAATTTAATCTTTAGGAGAGATCATAACATGTTGAACGTTTCTAATGTAAAAGAAGGAATGAGAATCGAGTATATTGGTGATTCGCTAAGTTATGGTGGTAAGTATCGTGTATGTCTTGCAGAGGAAACGTACAATGATCCTAACAAATGTCCAGAATATGAAAAAGGAAAATTGATAATCGTTGAGTTTACTAATAACGACATGCCAATGTTTCTGTTGATTGATGAAGACCTTAAACTTGAAGATTGGAAAGTAATAGAAAGTTAATTATAATATGGCAAGGCGGCGAAGATGATGAGTCGCGCTCCCATGTAACGGGAGTGATTTACAATCTTAGGTGGTTAAATTCCATCCCTTGCCACCAAATGATGGGATATCTTATAGTGGTTATTATTAGTCTCTGATAAGGACTAGACAGGAGTTCGATTCTCCTTATCCCTATACTTATAGCTGGCGGCGGGTTGGATATCCGGTGAGGTCTCATAAGCCTTGTTAACTTAGTTCGATTCTAAGGCGCAGCAATACGTAGTTTTTAGTGAGATGAGGATGTTATCTACGTAAAAAATAAACGTCCTTTAATCAGATTAAAGAGGAAGAGTGAGAGTGTAGAGGTAAGCTATTTTAAGCATTACGGAGACAATGAGTGGGAAGCGCTGGGAAAAATTAGAAAAGATATAATGATTGAACTGTTTGATATTGGACGTTTAATGATTGAAGATCAAAAGCGTTTTAAGGCGTATCAAAATGAAATTGAAACAATATTAAATCATTCTTATGATCATATCAAAAAAAATATGACTTTAACTACTAGTGAAATTGAATTAGCTAAGGAATATTTTGGATATGAATATAGGTATCTAGAAATTGAGAAATGGAATTGGAGATCATGTTATCCAGAGTTGTATTTACTTATGCGTCTTATGTATGGTGATAATGAAGGTGCGAGAGTAGATCATTATCTTATGAAGGCACAAAGAGTAATAAATATTGCAATTCATAAAGCTTATGGAATAAAAGGTAATGAATAATAAATACAAATAGCCCTTTAATTAGGGCTTTCATATGCGGATATAGCTCAATGGTAGAGCGTTTGGCTTCCACCCAAAAGGTTGCGAGTTCGAGTCTCGTTATCCGCTTTGAGATTCCCCCACCTTATATAAGGATGGGGGAATACTTATTTAAAGGAGAGATTCACATGACAGACACATTTTTGAAACTTGGCAAAGATGTTATTGACACTCAAAATCTTGATATTATTAGAGAGAATGCGAATGTTAATGGCGAATCATTTAGCGGTAAAATGGGAAAAATGGGAAGCGAAGCGTGTAAAGAGTATGCAATGAAATATATTATTCCAGAATTTATTATGGAATATATGAAGCAGGGATATATGCATATTCATGATTTAGATTTTTATGCACTTGGAACGCATAATTGTATCTTTATACCTTTCGAAAAAATATTGGCAAGTGGCTTTACAGTAGGGGATAAAGGTAGTGTTCGTACCCCAAACAGTATTTCTACAGCAATGGCACAAGTGGCAATTATATTTCAAGCACAACAAAACTCACAATATGGTGGATGTGGTGCAAGTAAGATTGATTGGGATTTGGCTCCATATGTTAAGAAATCGTACAACAAACATTACAAAAAAGGTCTTGAATATTTCAAAGGTACTCATGCAAGTGCGGAGTTATTTGCTATGAAAGAAACGAAAAATGAAACACTTCAAGCTGCGGAAAGTATGATTCACAATCTCAACACAATGGCTTCACGTGCAGGTGGACAGGTTCCATTCTCAAGTATTTGTTTTGGTGTGTGTACATCATGGGAAGGAAGACTTGTTAGTGAGTCAATTCTACAAGCTTCAATCAATGGATTGGGTCATGGTGAAACGGCAATATTCCCTCAATTGATTTTTCAATGCAAGCAAGGAATTAATCAGAACGAAGGAGAAGTAAATTACGATTTATTCCAGAAAGCTGTAGAATGTTCAAGCAAACGTTTGTTCCCTAACTTTGTAAATGTTGATGCAACATACAATCTTCAATACTACAAAGAAGAAGACCCTGACACAATTATTGGCACAATGGGATGTCGTACAAGAGTAATTTCAAATAGACATGGTGACAACCATCAGTCAGGTAGGGGAAATCTTAGTTTTAATAGCATTAATTTACCAAAGATTGGGATTGAATCTAAGGGTGACATTGAGTATTTCTATAATAAGCTTGAAGAAGTTATGTTGATATGTCTTGAAGGACTTGTTCATAGATATAGAATTCAAAAAAATCAGCCTGCAAAAGCAAGTGATTTTATGATGGCTAATGGGACATGGATGGATGGAGAAAAGCTTGATCCAGAAGAGAAAGTTGGAGATATATTAAAGCATGGTAGTTTGTCTATTGGCTTTGTTGGTCTTGCAGAGTGCCTTAAGGCGCTTGTAGGAAAGCATCACGGAGAAGATGAAGAAGCTTGGAAAATTGGATATGATATCATCAAGTTTATGCGTGATTTTTGTGACACGTGGTCAGAAGATTTAGATTCAAACATTACGTTGTTTGCAACTCCTGCGGAGTCGTTAGCTGGTAAGTTTGCTAAAATGAATCAGAAAGAGTATGGAATTATTGATGGAGTAACTGATAGAGAATATATTACAAATTCTAATCATATTCCTGTATACTATCAAATACAAGCGCATAAGAAAATAGAATTAGAAGCTCCTTTCCATGAACTCACAAACGCAGGACATATATGTTATGTAGAAGTTGATGGAAATATGAAAAACAATCCAGATGCATTTAAAAAAATTGTTCAATTTGCATTAAAAAATAATGTAGGGTATTTCAGCATTAACCATCCAATTGACAAGTGCAATTCCTGCGGCTATGACGGAGTCATAGGGGAGTCGTGTCCACAGTGTGGAGAGTTAGAGTCAGGTGGTCGTATCGTCAAAATTAGACGCATCACAGGCTATCTGGTTGGCAATCTGCTTACTAGGTTCAATTCTGGAAAACGTGCAGAAGAAAGAGATAGAGTCAAACACTCAACAAATTAAATTAGGAGATGAATTTGTGTACCTTTCAGGATATTATAAAGAGAGTATTAATGAAGGACACGGATTACGTTCTGTATTATTTATAAGTGGATGTAAACATGCTTGCCCAGGTTGTTTCAATGAAGCAGCTTGGGATTTCAAGTATGGTGAAGAATTTACTTACAATAGACAATTAGAGATTATTGATGATATCAAAAATAATCCTTTAATTGACGGAATAACTCTGTGTGGTGGCGATCCATTCTTTTCTGTTAGAGAGGTTGTATTATTCTTAAAACTTTGCAAATATCATATACCAAATGTAAATGTTTGGGCGTATAGTGGATATACGTACGAAGAAATTGTAAAGAACAAGAATTTGAAAGAGCTACTTGTGATGTGTGATGTACTTATTGATGGTAGATTTATAATAGAAGAAAAAGACACAACACTTCTATTTAGAGGAAGTAAAAATCAAAGAATAATTGATGTTCGTGAGAGTTTAAAAGATAATTGTGTAAAACTATTGACAATTTAATCATAATATGATATGATGTATTTTGTAAGGAACGCATGTATCATGTCCGCAATCCGCGCACCGACCAAGGAGGAGGATTGACGAATAATCAACCCTCCTCAAATAATACTTGACAAATGGAAGATAAAGTGTTACAATAGCAACATGTTAAGGAGATGATGAATTGAAAGATTTAGAAACTTTGTTTATAATTAAAACAAGATTACTTGAAGTGAAAAGTGGACAGTTTACTGATGTTTATAGCAAGGAAGAGTTTAAGGCTTACCCTACTGATGAACAAATATTAAATGAAATGACTAGATGGAATTTTTCTATAAGTCATCATACCGTATATTCTCAAGTAGAGAAACTTTATAAGCTTCGGCAAGTTAAAAAATAACTGTTGACAAATGAAAGATAAAATGGTATAATGAGTACTATAGATCAAACACTTCGGCTGATGGTCAAGTGGTAAGGCGGCAACCTGCAAAGTTGCAATCGTGAGTTCGATTCTCACTCTGCCGTTAAAAATCAAATGAGAAAAAGGTGATCTTCAATGGAAAATTTTGACACTCAAGCTTTTAAAGATGCAATTCTTGAGATTGCAGGAAATGATAGAAGTCTTTCAGGAATTGACTTTGCTTTCGCATCAATTGTATGTGACATTCTTAATGAAGAATTTATTGAAGAAGAACAACTTGAAGCAGAAGAAATTGTTGATTCTCTTCAAATGTATAAACGTGCTTATGGAGAATTGATTGCGGAATTGGAGGCATAAGCATAAGATAAAATAAATGTTTTATCTATGGGAGGATGATTTTAATGATGGAAGCTTTTAACAAAATTTCAGAACAAGAAGAGAACTTTTATAAAGGAAGATCATTTACTCTTACGTTTCCACAAGAGAGAAATCCATTCGTCAACAAAGGGTTTATCAAGGAGTTTAATGACAATGGAATCGTTATTCAATGGACTACAATTGATCCTTTTGGATTTTGTGTTGGAGAAATAACCTATCCAAATGTAAGAAGTTCAATTGAGGAATTAACATTCGAATAAAATTATGAAAAGGAGAATGTATAAATGGACTTTTATGAAAAAAATAAGACAATAACTCAGCTTTTAGATTACCAAAGTAATCTTTTGCAATTGATTATTAGCGATACTAATTTTAATAATTCGGAAAATAAGGAAAGAATTAAAAAAGTGTCAAATAGAATTGAAGAATTGTTGGAAATTTAATATGAATTAAATGGAAGGTTGACAGAGTGGTAATGTGCTGGTTTGCTAAACCAAGGCTGGCTTAACGGCTACAAGGGTTCGATTCCCTTACCTTCCTTAGATTTTTGGAGATGTGTCAGAACGGTATTGGGACGCTCTTGAAAAGCGTTTAAGTCGGTGATGAACCGATGTGCAGGTTCGAATCCTGTCATCTCCTTTGTATTATAGAGTTGTAGCCAAGTGGTAAGGCGTTCGGTTGTTACCCGATGCACCGTAGGTTCGAATCCTACCTTCTCTGTTTTTATTATCTTGCTCGTAGCTCAATGGTAGAGCGCGTACCTGTTAAGTACGTTGTCATGGGTCCGATTCCCATCGAGTAAGCTTTTCAGACTTAGTTCAACTAGCTAGAATAATCTCCCGCATGAGGAGATGACATTGGTGCAAGTCCAATAGTCTGAGCCATCGCCTCAATAGACAAAGATGGTAAAGTCGCTTCCCATTAGCGGGGAGAGCTTGTTGGTTCCAGTCCAACTTGGGGCGCTTAATATCGGGGATTGGTGTAAAGGTAGCACAGAAGGTTTTGATCCTTCTAGTTTGAGTTCAAGTCTCAAGTCCTCTGCCAATTAAAAAAATGTGTTTACAATAGAAAAGAAATGTGATAATATTTATTTTAGTTGAGATAGTAGTCAATGACTATTTCAATAATCACATTCCGGTGGTGAAATGAGAGAGGGGTTCCCTCCTCTCAGAAGGGAAACGATTTCCTTTCCCCTCTCTCATTTATTAACAAGTATAACATAAAATTAATATCAAGCTTCTAACTATGAGTTTGAGAATGATTAAAAGATGCAGACAAACGCTTTGCGTGTCACTTCTTCATTCTTAGTAGGTCACACCTATTGTTGCTTGTTTTAAGTTTCATCCTAAATCTTAAAAAAAGGATCGGAGTGGTTCTCCGTTGAGGAACCAAAAGTTATAGTAGGTTAGTTTATCGGATAAAACACTTGTCAATACTCTATGTTCAATTCTAGATGAGAGTGTAAAAGTTGACAAAGAGAAGCAGGGTCGAGACCTGAACCTACTACCATATGGGATTATGGTGAAATGGTTTATCACAGCGGACTTTTAATCCGTCATTCTGAGTTCGAATCTCAGTAGTCCTATTTTATTAAAGAAAAAGCTTGACAAATTAAATATAAAATGATATAATACTATTATAGTCAAGAAGAGGTGAGGAAATGAAAATTTCATTTAACGTTCTATAATTACCGAAAGGAGTTGTAGAATATGAGTAGAAGTTTCAAGAAGACACCTATTGTAAAGGATCGAAGAGTGGGAGGCAAAAAGTTTGCCAATCACAAGGTAAGAAGAAGTAAAGATGTTCCAAATGGTAAGGCATATCGTAAGTTTTATAATTCATATGACATCTCTGATTTTAAGTACACACAAAGCAAAAAAAGTTTCCTTAAACGATGGGAACATCGACATGATGTACATCGTTGGTTATGGATTAAAGACAGACCTTTCCATCAAGCAATGCGTTATTGGTACAAAACATATTATTGGAAATGATTAAAATTAGCTGACTTGTTCAGCTACTACGGGGGAACACCAGAGTTGGAGATCTGGGGCAGACTGTAAATCTGTTGCTTCGGCTTAGTAGGTTCGAATCCTATTTCCCTCATTCTATGGACTTTTAGCTCAGTTGGTAGAGCGCTTGTTTGAAACGCAAGAGGTCAGTGGTTCAAGTCCACTAGAGTCCATTTTAAATTTGCGCAGTATTCCATCTGGTGGGTGGAGGTGGTCTTATATGCCACTATTGGTTGAGTTCGATTCTCACACTGCGTATATATGCGGAAATCGTCTAATGGCAGGACATCCCCCTCCAGGGGCGTGGTATAGTGGGTAGCGGCAGCACCCATTTACACGATACCAAACATGATCTAGGTTCGATTCCTAGTTTCCGCTTAATTTGCGCCTATAGTGAAAAGGATATCACAGTGGACTTCTAATCCTCTAGTCCAAGTTCGAATCTTGGTAGGTGCGTATATGGTTCTTTGGTATAGTGGCTATTACGCTGCATTGTCAGTGCAGAAATAGGAGTTCGATTCTCCTAAGAACCGTTGGGAAATAACATATGTATTGACTCTACCAAAGTCAATACATGAATTGCGTCTTATATTATGTTTACATTGAGTAGTTCGCGTGAGAACGAATACAACGTAGATTTGTACAAATGTCCAAAAAAGTGACAGTAGTACAAATTTCTCACCTACGTAAAAATGTAAACAGAGTATAAGACGCAATTTTTTTATTTATTATTTTAAAATATATTCAAATACAAGCTATTGTAAGCGATTACAAAACACTTGACAAATGACAGATAAAATGGTATAATATGATTGTAGTGAAGAAGACGATAGACTAAAAAATAAGCTTTTCACAAAGGCTGCTTGTGGAAGGTTTATTTTTTAGTCTTAAAGTGCATTCAGGCACACTGAGGAATACATAGAGTAAAAATTTAAATGAGGAAAAGGTGAAATTAAATGAAAAGAGCACATTCAATCGCTGGTAAAGGAATACTTCATGACAATTTTATATTAGAAGTCCTTGGCAAAAAAGATGAACCTAGTGAATTCTACAATTTAATTGAATTGATGGAAGAATTCGTTGGAAAAAATGTAACATTTTCAATAAAAGAAGAAGATATTGTTAAGCAAGCAGAAGAAGATATTGATGTTAACGACAATCAAGAGGAAGAATAGGAGGTTGGTGTAAATGAGCAAAAATAGATTCTACACCAACAAAGAGGGGTTAATTGTTGAAGTTACACAGGAACATCTTGACACAGCGGTAACGCTTAAGATAGAGCTTCAAAAAATGTCTCCATCCTTACGGTGTGATTGGAAGAAACATAAGAAAATGATGGAGGAAGAAGGATTTGAAAATTCTGACACGAATGAAGGATATCGTATCCTTGTTAAAGATTATCAAAGACAAGTTGGTTTACTTACACCTTTATCTAAGCACGTGGGTGTGGTTAAAGATAACAAATTGGAATCTTTAAACAACTTACTTGGTGAGCTTTACAGTGAAAAAAGGGACAATCAATTGGCTCTTGCAGAAATCAATAAATTCAAAAGAGATTTTCATCTTAGCAAGGTAGTTGCGGAAGAAGTCGTTAAAGAATTTAATAATTTCAAAGTTACTCTTCCAAAAAAATATGACCCATATAATGAAGGAAGATATTATTCTAAGAATAAAGCAATTATCATCTTGACTGACATTCACGTTGGAGAAGTAATAAATGATGTATATGGTAATTCATATAATTATGAAATTGCAAAAAAGAGAATGCAATTGTATCTCAAGAAAGTTATAAAGAATTGCCTTATGTATCAAGTGGAAACAGTAAGTGTCGCTGGATTAGGAGACTTTATAGAGCATCTTTACATGAGAGCAAAGCAGAGTAGAAATGCAGAATTCGGATTGGCGCAACAAATTCTTAAAGCCAGTGAACTTATTATTGAGTTCCTAATTGGTTTGTCGGAAGTGTTTGACATTGAATACAGTGGTATTGCTGGTAATCATGATAGATTACAAGGTGACAAAGATTTAAATTTTGATGATGATAACGCTAATGTTATTATCAACTACAATATAAGAACGGCAATTCAATTCATTAACTCGGATCGTCTTAAGTACATTCCAACAGAAGATGGAGCTACTGAAATGAATATTGAAGCCAATGGAAAGAAGATCAAGCTTGTTCATGGTCATTTAGACAGTGGCAACAAGAAAGATAAAATGAAAGGCTATATATCAATGCAAAATGATTTCTTCGATTGTCTTGTGTATGGTCATTTGCATCATTACCATGTTGAAGATTCTGATCATGGAAGATTAGCTATTGGTGTTGGATGTATGTCTGGTAGAAATGATTATGGAAAACACTTCTCAGCGGCAACTAATGCATCTCAAATGATGTTGGTTGTTAATGGTGAAGGAGAACTTATTCCATTGAAAGTAGATTTGCAAATAGTGTAAGGAGATGAAGATATGGAAGAAACTATTCAAGAGTTGACTACTCGTTATTTAGAGGAAATATATAAAGCTAAAACAGATGAAGAAGTTGAAGAAGTTTTATTCATTCTTTTTAATGAAGGATATCTTCATGGATTCTCTACCGCACTAAAAGAAAGAATTGAACAAGATAAGCACACATTAAATTTCATGTTAAATACAAAATGAAGAGAGTTTTAATAGAGTCTAAGTAAATTAGGCTTTATATAAAGTTCTCTTCATATAAACAAGGAGAATTTTTTATGGCAAATGAAAAAAAGAAGTGCACAGAATGCAAGAAATTAAAAACAATTTCTACTGGGTTTTATGCTTCAAATAGTCCATTGTTTCCAGATGGAAGAGTGTCTTTATGCAAAGCATGTGTATTAAAGAATGTAGATGTTGCAAGTGTTGATTCTGTTAAAAAAATGCTTCGTCAAATTGACAAACCATTTATTGAAAAAGAATGGCAATCATGCTTAGACTCTGGTAAAGAACCTTTTGGCTGGTATTTGCGAAAGATTTCGGGGTTGATGCAACATAGTAAACTTGGATATGAAGATGGAATTTCAGATGAACATTCTGTAGTAGATACTAAATTATATAAATACAACAACGACATGCTAACAGAAGATGATATTTATGACAAGCCAACTATTGATGTATTGCGCAAATGGGGAACAAGCTTTTCTAATAAAGAGTATTATGAATTAGAAAATCTATGGGACGAAATGGATAGAGCAAATGATATTTCTACACCTCAGCATAAAAAGCAATTGAAAAATTATTGCAAAGTAGCAGTACTTATTGATAGAGCATTAGAAGAAAATGATACTAAGACATTCCAGTTGTTAAATAAGGAATTTGATACGATTCAGAAGAATTCAGGATTCAGACCAATTGATAAGAAGTCTGGAAGCGAATCTGCTGGAATAAGAAGTTTTTCAACTATCTTTGAGGAAGTAGAGCGCGACGGTTTTATCATATCTGATCCCCTTAAATTTCCACAGGACATAGTTGATAAAACAATTATATATATGTTGAATTATCAACGAAAATTATTTAATATGGAACAATTAATCGAGGTTCCAGAGGATGCTCCTTATGATGATGAAGGAGTTGAATAATAATGGCTGTAAAAGGATTGAATTACAAGCGACCAGAAGATGATAGTGACAATGATTTCACCAAGAAAATTGCGAATATTAGATCATTCCAAGAGGTGAAAGTAGATTGGAGAAAGTATTGCGAATATTGGAGACTTTATCCAGACAAATTCATTGATTTCATAAGACCTTCCGATTGTAAGATTGACCTTTATTTTTATCAAAGAATAATGCTTCGTGTATTGTTTAGATATCAAAAAGTTTATTTTACATTTACACGTGGTACAGCAAAGTCATTTACACAGATTTTAGCACTATATCTAAAGTGCATAATGTATCCTGGAACGGAGTTATTCATATGTGCACCTGGGAAAGCACAAGCTGCAGATATTAGTCAAGCTAATATTGAAAAAATTTGGAGTTTCTTTCCAGTGCTTAAAGATGAGATAAAAGAGAAATGGTTTCAAAATGATTATACTGAGTTGAAGTTTCACAACGGTTCAAAGTTAGAGGTAGTTCCAGTATCTGAACGTGCACGTGGTGGACGTAATAATGGTGGAGCAATTGAGGAAATTGTTGATGACAAGATGAAAAAAGACATCTTGAATGAAGCTATTATTCCACGTATGGCAAATGATAGATTAAGTTCTTTCCAAGGAAAGAAAGATGCAAATGAAATACATAAGTTTGAATGGTATATTACTACAAGTGGCACAAGACAAAGTTTCGCATTTGAAAAAATGAAAGAAATTTTAGGTGAAATGGCTCAAGGTAAAAGTGCTTTCAATTTAGGTGCTGGTTTCGAATTAGCTTGTATGCATGAGCAATTAAGTGAAACGTTCATCAATGACCTTAAGAATAGACCTACATTCAATCCATTGTCTTTTGCAAGAGAGTACGAAAGTATTTGGACAGGAACAAGTGATAACTCATTGGTTCAATTGGAAGACTTGCAAGAATGCCGCACAATATCGAAAGCGGAACATAGACATAGCGGTGAAAAGAATGTTGAATACATCTTAGCCTATGACGTAGCACGTAGTGAAGGTAGTCAGAACGCAAATTGTGCGTTAGTTGTTATAAAAATTATACCTCGCGGTGACGGTACGTATCAGAAGCATCTGGTTAATCTATATAGTTTTGAAGGAACACACTTCTTAACTCAAGCTATTTTCTTAAAGAAAAAGGTGAATGAGTTTAAAGCAAGTATGTTGATTGTAGATAGCAATGGTCCTGGTAAAGGCTTGGTAGACGTTCTTGTTACTGAATGTGATGAAAATCCTTCCTATTCTGTTATTAATGACGATAGATTCGATAAATACAAGACGGAAAATAGCATTCCTATGGTATATGCATTGAGTTCAAATACGAAAGAAAATAGCGCAAGTGACATTCATAACGTATTTGTAAACATGATTACCAATAAGAAAGTTAAAATACTTCAATCCGAATCAGAAGCAAAATCAGAACTTTCACTTGTTTCAAAAACAAGAAAAAAGAAGAAAGATACAGAATCAAATTCAGAACAATTAAGTAAAGATTTGATGCCCTATGTTATGTGCGACCTACTTTGTGAAGAGATAATGAATCTTGAACACAAGCAAGAAGGTAACAAAACAAAGATAAAGCAAATTTCAAGATCAATCAATAAGGATAAATTTTCAGCTTTCGAATATGGACTTTATTACATTTATACTCTTGAAATGAAAAATCAAAGACGCAAAAAGGAAAAAATAGATGTTTCCCAATTCTTTGCGGTAAAAGTTCCCACCACAAGATATAGAAGATAAGAGGTGATATTAAATTGAGCGAAGACACTGTAAAAGAAGTAGTAGGTAGAAAAAGTGCTGTAACAGCTATAAACTTTGCGACAGCTTTGAATCAAATGATGCTTAAAGATTTAAAGAGAATCAGAAATGAAACTAAGGCTGTTAAGAACTACACAAGAGAAGAAGTTGCTTCATATATTGAAAATCCTTCAAAAAATGAAAAGCAATTACGTGATATTAGTATCGCATTGTATAGCAAAAGTCATCAATACAAAAGATTGATTCAGTATTTTTCAAGAATGCTTACACTTGATTATGTTGTAGAGCCATACAATATTGATCCGTCAAAGGTTAATAAGTCAACTTTTCTGCTTCAATATTTTAGAACTGTTTTCTTTTTGGAATCAATGAATATAAAGCATGAATTTGCTAAAATATTGAATGTTGCTTTCCGTGAAGACGTTTTCTTTGGCTATGAGCATTACAAGGATGATTCATATTTCATTCAAAAATTAAATCCTGACTATTGTATGATTTCAAGTATCGAAGATGGATGTTACAATTTTGCATATGATTTTTCATATTTCTCTAATGATTTAAATAAGCTTGATACATTCCCAAAAGAGTTCAAGTCAAAATACAATAAGTATAAAAATGATAATACTTTGAAATGGCAAGAATTGGATTCTAAGATGACAATATGCATAAAGGTAAATGAGGATTTGGACTACAATATTCCACCATTTTCAGCGGTGTTTGAAGGATTGTTTGACATATCAGATTTCAAGGCTTTGAGAAAAGATAAGCAAGAGATACAAAACTACAAAGTTTTAATTCAAAAGCTTCCTATTCGTGAAGACAGTGAAGATAATAATGACTTCATGATAGACTTTGACAATATGATGATGTTCCACAATAAAGCAGCAGAAGCCTTACCAGCTCAAGTTGCATTAATAACTACTCCAATGGACATCACTGATATCAACTTCGAGAAAGATTCTGTTGATTCTGACAATGTTCAAAAATCAACTTCTGAATATTGGCTTGATACTGGTGTTAGTTTATTCGATGGAATAAATGGTAGTGCTGGATTAGAAGCTTCAATAAAAAACGATGAAACAATTGCTTTCAATGTGTTGAGACAAATTGAAAGATGGATAAATCGTAGATTGAAATTATTGACAGCTAAGACAATGTTTAAAATAAGAATGTTGAATACTACTGAGAATAATCACATGGATGTATATGAAGCAGCAAAGAGTGCAGCGGAAGATGGTATGCCAACAAAAATGATGGCACTAGGAGCATTGGGTTATTCGCCTATGTCAGTTATAGGTATGACGTTCCTTGAAAATGAAGTACTTGGACTTGTTGACAAGTTTGTTCCTTTACAAACGGCTCACACATTATCTAGTGATGATGAGGGTGGAGCGCCTACGAAGAAAGGTCTTACTACTGAGGGCGACAAGAATAGAGACAGATAATTGTTGTAATTGAGAAAGGTGGTGAGAAAATGAAGGTAGTTAATACAAATATTCCTGTTATATTCCAGAAGATACAAGAAGTAGATGACAGGTTTATGCGTGTTAAGATATGGCTTATGCATTTAGGAGAGAATTACAATGGCAGTTCTTTTGAAAAAGAGAATGTAATCAAAGCAATTCCGACTTTAGCTAATACTCCTATACTTGGATTTATTGAAAGCAATGGAAATGAAGAAGATTATTCTGATCATAGAATTATTCTCACACGAAAAAATGGGAAATTTGAAGAAAAATACATAGGTCAAGCGTATGGCACTATTCCAGAAGATAACAATGCACAGTTTGAATTGCGTGTTGGTGATGATGGAGTAGAGAGAGAGTATCTTACATGTGAAGGTTTACTTTGGCAGAAATGGGACATTCCAACTGAAATCATGGATCGTGATTTAGTTAAAAGCCAAAGCATGGAATTGCACAAAGACTTTAAAGGATATTGGAATGACGATACTCAATTATTCCATTTCACAGATTTCAAATTTTTCGGAGCATGTATATTAGGTTCTAATGTAATGCCTGGTATGAATTCAGCTTCTATTGAAAAAGAATTCTCATTCTCACAAGAATCATTCCAGTTGCAAATACAAGAAAAAATGGAAGAGTTAAAAATTGCTTTTTCTAGGTATCAAGAATCCCTAGTGGATGATACAAATAAATCGAGTAAGGAGGATAAAAATATGAATGAAAAACTTCTTGAACTTTTGTCTAAGTATGGTTTATCTGACAAAGGAATCGAAGCACAAATTGTTATTGGAGACTTCACATCAGAAATTGATTTGGAAGCGAAGGTATTTTCAATCGCTTTAGAGGTTGCAACAACAGAAAAAGGATTAGAGGTAACGAACCAATTTACTGATAAAATTACTTCACTTACAAGTGAATTAGACACGGTTAAGGGTGATTTTGAATCTCTTAAAGCTGACTTTGACACATTGAAAAATGAAAAGGATCAAGTAGATGGTGACTTCCAAACATTGAATGAAGAAGTATCTGAACTTCGTAGTTTCAAAGAAACTAAAGTTGCGGAAGAAAGAGTTAATGCAGAAAACGCAATTTTTGAAAGTTTCTCAGAACAATTGTCGAAAGAAGATATTGAATCAGTAAAATCCGAATCTTCACAGTTCACATTAGAAGAAATTGAATTCAAGTTGTTTGCTTTGGTTGGCAAAAAGAATTTCTCTAAAAAAGAAAAAACCAAAGAAGTAAATAAGATTATTGTTCACAAAGATGAACAAGAAGACGACAATTACGGTGGCATTCTTAGCAATTTTGCTAAGTCTTAATTAAATTAATTTCAAGGAGGAAATATTAAAATGGCAAAATCAATCGTTCGTTTGGACAGAGTAAAGTCAATCTATAATGGTCACATTGAGTCTATCGTACATACTGCTGAATTACAGAATGGATGGGTGGCACAAGTTGGTGGTCTTAAGAATGGCAATCGTGATCTTAGAACCGCAGTAACACCAACAGCAGGTGCAGGAGCACTCGTTCTTATTGCTGCTCCAGAAATTGTGAAGAGTGAATATGTAAGAACAGATAATGCTCTTGAAAACTTCACAAATGAAGCTGGCAAAGCAATTCGTGCATATCACTTGGAACGCGCTGACATCTTTAGTGTTACTTATGATGGTTTGACACTTATTGGAACAGATCCAGTAGTTGGCAATTATGTTGTTGCTCAAGCAGGATTCAAGCTTAAAGAAGTTGCTGCTGTTACTACTGAGGCTTTCGTAGGTAAAATTATCGCAGTAGAAACACTTGGCACAAGCACTGTTATTGGTCAGGCTGGAACTATTGCTCGTATCAATAAGTATGTTGTTATTGAAGTCGTTAAGAACTAATCAAATAAAAAATATAGGAGGTTTATAATAAATGGATACAAATCTTGTTAAATTATGCATTGATGCTGCACGTGGAGATGTAGGAACTAAGTTCAGCACAGGTCAAGCGTCAGACGCTATTCGTGCTAAGTTCATGGAAATGCTGGGTACTGAAAAAATTGATTTTAAAACATATCGTAAATTCAAGCCTGAGATTTTCGAAATTCTGGAAGTAGTTTTAGATGACCTTATCACTGATGGGGTTACAAGCACACAGTTCTTCGATCAGTTTGTTGAATATCGTGATATCAATCTTGGAGATGATAATGTTTTCTACGTTGAAGATCGTTCAGTATTGACAATTAGTGAAATTGCTGATGGTCACTTGAATCTTCGTAGACAGAAATTAAACATTGGTGAATCATTCTCCGTTACAACTAAGGTTTACGGTGCGAAAGTATACGGAGATTTCCTTCGTTTCATCACAGGTCGTCTTGATTGGGCTGGTCTTGTAGCTAAAATTGATGAAGCAATGCGTCTTAAGATTGCTGCTGATGTTTATGCTTCATTCATGGGTGCTTCTCAGTATCTGCCTGCAGAATTCAAGAAAACTGGTACGTTTGATGACACTAAGATCAGTGATCTTATTCAGAAAGTAAGTACTGCGAATGGTCACGCACCTGTAATTATCGCTGGTACTCGTAATGCATTGAAGAAAATTGGTGCGTCTTATTCAGCTCAATCATTCCTTGTGAGTGAAGACATGAAGAATAGACTTAACCAAAACGGAATTCTCAATGTTTATGAAGGATGCCAACTGCTTGAGATTCCTCAAGTGTTCATTCCTAACACATTCACATTCACTCTTGACGACACTAAGTTGCTGGTTCTTCCTGCAAACACTAAGCCAGTCAAAGTAGTTCGTGAAGGTGAGTCTATCATCGAAGAAAGAACAGAAGGCGCTATGGACATGAGCATGGAACATACCTTCATCACTCGGTATGGTATTGCGGTAGTGTTCAACAACGCTTATGGCGAATATACACTGTCTTAATCTACATATGGTGTAGAGGCAACCCCTCTACACCGTTCATTAAAATTACAGAATACAAGGAGGAAATATTAAAATGGCTTATAATAAAAATGTTCCAGCTAAAACAACGACAGATGGTGCAGAAACACTACCGGAAGAAGTGAAGGTGGTAGTTAGTACGAATGTAGAAGCTCCAAAAAGAAGAAAAATTGACAAGGATGAAGAAGTGTCTTGTCGTAGTGTAGTAAGTGGAGAACTTATTTATACATCACGTAGAACACTTATGACTGTTGAGTGGGATGAATATGGTTCAATTCAGTACCTTACTGTTGAAGAACTTATGACAATGAAGTCTTCTCAAAAATCATTTTTGACAAGACCTTGGATTATCGTTGAAGACGATGAAATTGTTGATTACCTTGGACTTCGCTCTATTTATGATAACATTATTCCACTTGAAGACTTAGAAGGATTCTTGCTTAACACAGACTTAGCAGAACTTACTAGTGAGCTTCAAAAAGCTCCAAGAGGAATTAAAGACTTGTTAGCAGATAAAGCAAGAGAAATGATTGTCAATGAAACATTACATGATACACGTGTAATTAAAATTTTGAATACTCAGTTAAATATTGATCTTTCATTGGTGCAAGAATAAGGAGGAGTTATAAATGGCAACTCCTTATGTAGAAATATATGAATTTTTCCTTTCAAAAATAAGCGATTATTCATTTCTAAATCTTACAGATGAAGAACTTGAAGATGATTTGCGCATATATCTTAAGACTGCAATTGCTGACTTTGATATATGTAAAAGTGATCTTTCGGATAGAGATGAAACTATTAAGCAATTCCAAGAAGATTTGACAGACAAAGAAAAAGACATCCTTGCAAGACTTATGGTTGTCTCCTATTTGAAACCAAGAGTAGTTACAAGCGAAAACTACAGATTGTCAATGTCAGATAGTGATTATAAAACATATTCACAAGCCAATCATATCAAAGAAATAATGAAAATTTATAATGGTATGCGTTCGGAAGTGGATAAGTTGATTGTGAAATATTCTTATCGTGGTGCAGATTTGGATAAATTGACATGAAGAACATAGAAGCAAAAAGTGTAATATTCGCAAATTACACTGAGTTACTTGTTCCTCGATTCTTTAAAATTCTTCCTCTTTTTGAGGAAAAAAATGAAGGATTATTTTCTTACATTCAATCACTTATTTTTGAATTGAATGGTTTGTATTGGACTATTGAATCATTACAAAAGGAAGGTAACTTTTTGTTATTGCTTGCTACATTAGAATCCATTTCAGATGAAGTGTTAATGTATGACGAAGAAAGTCAAGTAATTATAAGAAGAGAAGTCTTTAGATGTATTGATGTTATAAAGCAATTAAAATCCACTAGTGAAAGTGGTGAATGATTTGAGTTTTAGTGACGGATTCAGAAATAGAATGTCAAGACAAGGTTCAAAAGAATCAGATGCAATCATGAATTCTACATTTGAGTTGGTGAACAGAGAATTTTCAAATTCACCAACTTTCAATGTAGTCAAAGTAAATGGTGTAGATACTGACGCAAGAATATTGGATGGAAAAACAGGATTGTTGAAAAACATGTTGTTACGTCCAAGGGCTAAAGTAAATGTAGGAGACTATGTTGAATATGCCTCTGCATTGTGGCTTGTTTTTGATTTTAATGGAGAAGCTATTTCACCGAAAGCAACGCTTCAAGCTTGTAATGAAATTATGAAGTGGAAAGATAAAAATGGAAATATCATACAATATCCTACACTTGCAACTGCAACACGAAATACGAAATTTGACATTGCTAGTGACAAAATGCAAGTAGAAATGCTTCAAGCTGGTGTATATGCCTATCTTCCATATAATGAGTCTACAAAAGAAATAAGAACATCTCAAAGATTCATTTTTGGCGATAGAGTTTATGAGATATCTGGAACAGATGACTTGACAATGTTAGATGTAAATAGAGTAGGAATAATACAGTTTTCCTGTAAAATTACAACTATAAATGATGAAGATGATTTTGTTTCTAGAATTGCAGATAATGAAGCTATATATCGTAGTGATAATGGATTAGCAAATAATGAATCGGATGAGGATGGGGGCAATAAAAAGTTATGGTAAATATGGAACTTATGTCAGACAATTTGACATTATTGATAAATGAGATTATATCGAATCAAAAGATATGCAAATATCTTAATTACAGCGTAGTTAATCCGATGTCTCAACCTGATTTAACATTGCCAGCAACCAATCTTGTTATGTCAAAGATTCATCCATTTCCGTTTGATCCAGTTTCACAAGAGAATGATGCTGTTGAGTTGAGAATCTATTATCCAGAAGGTGCTTTTGATGATACGAAATCAATCATGGAAACATTCTTATATTTTGATATCGTGTGTGCCAAAAGTCTTTGGCTTGTTAGTGACGACAAGTCAGCAATTAGACCGTATATGATTATGAATCACATATTCGATCATTTTAATAAGGTTAGTGTGGGTACACTTGGTAGAATTAAATTTACAAATTTTGCTCATTTACATATAAATCAAAAGTTTGATTGTATGAGACTTGAATCTACCATGATGTTGTTTGGTGCAAAGTAATGGACATTAGAAATGTTGAAGGAAATGTTGATCTTAAAATGAATCTACTTTGTGGTGATGAGATGACTTGTGACAAATTAGTTGTTAAACCGCTAACAATTAGAAAAATAAAGGAAATAGGTTTCATGAATTACAATAGGTTTTTAAGTGTTGTTACATTAGATGTAAAATCACTAACGAACTACAATCCAGATCTTGAAGGAATGTCAATAATTGATCGTGTTATTAAGTCTAGAAACGATATGCTTATATCTTCTTTTTCAGAAGCAATGGGAGCATTTCTAAATGAGGATGTAAATGACTTATTGATAAATGACACATTAGGATTTGTATTTGGAGGCAAGAACTTAGATAGAGATGCTAAGACATGCAATGTTGTAGATTCAAGTAATTTTTCAGACTTTATTAAGATAATCAAGTATCAAAATTGTCTAGTTGAAGCAAGTGAAAAGTATGTGAATGAAGCTCCTGCTAGTGATAAGGCTAAGTTAATACTTGAGAAGCTGAAAAAAGGTAAAGAGATGGTAGAAAAAGCGAAATCATTAGCGAAAAATTCATCATCAAAATCATCTGACACAGATTTTGCAGACGTTATAAGTGCGGTTAGCACTAAAAGTAATAATTTCAATAGAAGTAACATATGGGATTCCACTGTATATCAGTTATATGATGAATATAAAAGATTGGAAGCCATATCAAGTTATGAAATAAATATTGCTGCAATGATTCAAGGTGCTAAGATTGATGATCTTAGACATTGGGCAGCAAAAGTTGATTAAGTAATTTAGGTGGAAGCCTATTACATATTAAAATATCTTAAGGAGGAAATATTAAAATGGCAAATAAATACGGAGTTAAAGAGGTAGCAGATATTACGTTTTATGATCTTACTACCAATAAGCCAGTATTGTTCTTGGATACTCTGAAAATGACTACAATCGAAAATACCGCTGAAACATCTTATGCTCGTGGTGGTAAAGGTAATCCAAAACTTTTATCTTGGGACTACAACCGTGAAGGTACAGTGCAAATGCAAGATGCTCTTATGTCAACCAAGTCAATTGCTTTAATGACAGGTAATGAAGTTATTACTGGTATTGCAAATGTACATAGCCGTGAAGTGTTAACTGCTGTTGCTGGAGCTACTGGAAAAACTAAGGTTACTCCAAAGAAAACGCCTTTAGCTGGTTCATTTACTGCGTTCTTGGTTTCTAACGATTCCGATGAAGTAGATGCAACGTTGACTACTGGAGACTTGATCTTTGATCTGACTGATGTTGCGCTTGGTGCACAAGTAGCTGTATACTACCAGTATGCTACAGATGCTAATGCTCAAACAATCACAATTTCTGCTGATAAGTTCCCTGCATACGTAAAAGTAGTTGGAGATACTGTAGTTCGTAATGCTGATACTGGTCTTGATGAAGCATTCCAAATCATCATTGACAAAGCAAAAATTCAACCAGCATTCACATTCACATTCCAAGCGGATGGGGACCCTACAGTGTTTGACATGAACCTCGAAATCTATCGTAGAACTGCTGATACTGAAATGTATCGCATGATTAAGTACTAAGTTCAGGACTTGACAAACAGAAGAATATGATGTATAATAGGGATATAGGGCGAAAGTTCTGTGTCCCTATTTTTTTGATTTAAATACATAGATAAAAGGTTAGTTTTATCTATTCCAGAATATAAGGAGATGCTAATAAAAACATGGTAAGTGTTAGAACAGAGGAATTTATAAGAGCTACATCGGAAGTTGTTTATCAAAAATTGCTTGAAGGTGCAATAAAAAATGAAAATCTTTATGTATATGGTTTACGTGGTATTGGAAAAACTACAGCATTAATACGTTTTGCTAAAGAGTTTGGGTACGGTGTTGTAATAGCTAATGGTGGATTGGTAAATTATTTTAGAGATGAATTTATGTATGAAGACATCTATGGAGAAAAAAGTCAGATGGTAAGAGGAATAAGTAAACCAATTGTTTTTGATGAAGGCGTTGACTATAAGAAGTTGAAAAAAGAAGGATACGATGTTATTACAGGTTTTGTTTTAGAATAAAAGAAGGAGATGAAAGATAAAATGGCAAAGACAACATCAAGCAGCACAAAGTTAAGTATGACAAATGTCAATAAAAAAGTAAAAAGTCTAGATGCTCAATCGGAAGTAAAGGTTTATAGTTCAACTCTTGACGAATTTTTCACACTCAAAGTAGATGAAACATTTAAAAAGACCAAAGTTATGAAACTTGTTTCAGAACTAATGTCTCAAGTTCAATATGCAAGTGTACATGAAATTGATCTACAAGAAGTATTCATTCCATATTCAATTTTATTGATGATTAAATACTTCACTTCATTTGGTCCAGAAATTCCTCCTGATCTTCCTAGTCAGATTATAGTTATGAACAATATGATCAACATGGACTTGTTGCAACCAATTCTCGAATCTCTTCCAGAAGATCAAGCAGATTTGATATTTAACACAATAAATGAAACAATTGCTGGGGTTGATGAGAAGTATAAGGAAATCGCTGCAAGAGTTGAAGAAATTCAAAAAGCATTTGACAATGGAGACATTGAAAAAATTCTTGATCTTTCAGATGAAGAATGGATTGAAATGGGAGTAGAAGATTCTCAGGAGTGATATAAATGACTACAATAAAGTCTATGGCTGACCTGGAGAAAGTGTTGAATAAAAAGATACTTTCTTCTGTGAAGTCTGTTGGTAATGATGGAGTAAATAATTTAAAGGAAAGCGTGCAAAATAACGTTTATAATGTTTACATTCCCAAATATTACAAACGAACTGGAGACTTGAAAAAAAGTGCATCAAAAGAGGTTTTACAAAAAGGGTCACTTACAAGTTTAAGAATTTATCATAATACTGGAAAAATGAGACAAATGGCACCAACATCAAATTATCGTATGGGAACTCATCACAGTAGCGTGGAAAATTATTCTCCTCAAGAGTATGCGTACTTTGTTCCAACGGTAGTTGAAGATGGAACTAGTGGCAAGATATTCGGTGAAGGAGCATTCACAAGACCACGTAGATATTTCTCCATATTTGCAACTAAATTTAAAGTGAACTTTAGTGAAAAATTGAGAACTGAATTAATTAGAAATGGTCTTACAATCAGAAGAGGTTAGAAGGTGAAATTAAATGGCAAGAAATTATAAATTTTATGCAACAAAAGAAAAGCTTGCTTTAGTAAATCCATCCAATGTTGAGCATATAAGAAAATTTTTCATATCAAAACATAGAAAACTCTCAGATTCAACAAAGAAGAGTTATGAAAGCGATTTCAATCAATGGTTAGTTTACATAATGGAGTATTACGACAATGCTGATATTGTGAGCACTGATGCTGGAGATATGGCGGATATGCTTGAAGAGTATATGCTATTTTGTTCAATGGAACTTGGAAACAACGATAGAAGAATTCAAAGACGTATGTCAAGTATATCATCTTTCTATCTAGCACTCAAAAAGAAAAGAAAGATTGAACAGAATCCAATAGATTTCCTTGAGCGTCCAAGTCTTGGTAAAGATGAAAAAGTGCAAATTAAACAAACATTCTTAACGTTAGAAGATGTGGAACGATTAAGAAAGTTGTTTGGAAAACTTGAAAAAAATCTTTACAACATGCAATTGGAATTACTTTTTGAATTTGGATTGAGTACAATGGCTAGAGTAAATGCAATAAGTAATGTCAAGGTTTCTCAACTTAATTTTAAAGATAGAGAAGTTAATGACGTACTTGAAAAAGAAGGAAAGATTGTTGATTTACTCATGTCTCGTAGAACTATAATTCTCATAAAAGAGTGGCTTGAATATCGTAAAAAAAATAATATCGAAAGTGAATATTTATTCTTGGCACTTTATGGTAAGACATGGCAAAAGGTAGATAAGAGAACGTTACAGCAAAATTGGATTAAGAAAATTGGTAAGCTAATCGACATGGATTTACATATGCATGATTTGCGTCATACTGGTGCAACTTTACTTAAGGAAGCTGGCATGGAGATAGAAACAATATCTAAACTGCTTAATCATAATGGTATTGACGTAACTCTTAAACACTATATCAAAGACAATGTCAAGAAGATAGCAGAAGAAAAAGAGAAGTATGAAATCTAACTTGACAAATGACAGATAAAATGGTATAATATAATTGTTAATAAAATATGTTAACAATCAATTTTTGATAACAAGGGGAAGGTATAATGAAAATTAAGAATCAAGATATTGAGAGATTTGTTGAATTTGTTATGTCAGAAGAGCTTCCAAACAAGCTTTCAAGAATGCGTTCAAGATTCGTTGTAGGATATGCAAAAGAGAGATTGAACTTGGTTTACCAAGAAAGAATGGAAATCATAAATCAATATTGCAAAAAAGATGAAGATGGAGAACTTAAAATAATTACAGATGCAACTGGTCAACATTATGAAATTGAAGATTTAGATTCATTTAATAAAGACCTTTCAGAGCTAATGAATGAATATTTTGTTTTGGAAGCGAATGAAGAGAAAAAAGAAATGCTTAAATGTATTAAGGAAATTGTACTTAATACACCAAAATTTTTTAAAGGCAATGAGGCACTTGAGTATGATAAATGGTGTGATATTGTTGAAGAACTCAACGTGTAAGGGCATATTATATGCCCTTCTTTTTTTATTCTAATACTATGAGAGGGGCGAAATAAATGTCCGATTTAAAAATATTATTAACAGCAGATTTAAATGTGGCACAGTCTACAAGAGATATTAATGCTGCAATAGCAAAAATTCAAGAAAAACTTACTAAGATTCAACTTAAGGTTGATACAAAGGCTTTGACTGATGCTGGTGTAATCATAAAAGGTATAAATGAAAATGTAGCAAAAGCCAATAAGGGTGTAGCGCAAGCTGCGCAAGCAACTGGTAGAGTTGTTAAACAAAGTACTCAGACAATTAGCAAGCAAAGAGATGATTTGAAAGAATTCCAAGCTGCTATGAGAAGAGTAAATGATGAAATTGGGAAGTCAACTCCTAAAAAATACTCAGTTACTAAAGATGTGAACGGAGACATAAAAAGAGCTACTGTTACATATACGAACGAAATGGGCAAAACCATTCAAAAGAATTTTGATTGGGTTAGCAAAAGAGTTGGAGATACAACTACAAAAACATTTAAACAAGTTAATGAAACAGTAGTAAATTCAAGTACACAAGCGGCAAAGAAAATGCAAGCGCTTTACAATGAAGCTGGAAAGTTGAAATACAATTTAACTTCTGGAAAAACTAATGTATTTGATTCAAATGAATCTAAGAAGTTAGTAGATTCATATAGTACATTGCAGAATAAAATAGAAACTGCTCAAGCTAGTGGGAATAACTTACGCGCAAAGACACTTGAAGGTATTGAGAAGGAAATTGCTAAAAATAAGCAATTAACGGATGAAATTATTCGTCAACAAAAGGCACAAATTAAAACCCAAAACTTAGGAAGAGACATTATAGGAAATTCTGGTGGACTTAATTTTGCAACTACAAGCAATTCAAAACTTATTTCTAATGCAATTCCTCAGTTGAATGCATATATGGCTAGTAATGGTATAACCGGAACATCTAAAGCAAGTAGTTTTAATGTTGATAGTGTAAAGTTGACAGAAGCTGGGAAAGCTATTGCGACTCTCAATGCACAAGTTGAAATTGGAAAGGGTAAATTCGCATCCTTTAAGATAAAGGTTGATGAAGCGTCTGATTCAACAAGAATCTTTGGTCAAAGACTTACAGAAGCATCTAAACACAATATGAGCTTTATGGATCAATTGAAAACGGCTATGTCAAGAATACCAGTGTGGATGATTGGTATGACCGCATTCTATCAATCGTTACACTTCTTCACAAATGGAGTAGCATATGTAAACGAATTCAATAAGGCATTAACGCAGCTTTCTATCGTATTCAATGAGAGTCAATCTGATGTAGAAAAATACGCTAAACAATTCTATGATCTTGGAATGCAAATGAGCGTTTCTACAGAAGAAATTGCAAATGGAGCAGTTGAATTTGCTCGTCAAGGCTTAAAGGGTGCAGAAATGATGGATAAAATGAAAACTGCTACCATTTATGCCAAAATTTCAAATTTAGATTTCATACAATCAGCTCAAATTCTTACAGCTACGGTAAACTCAATGGGTGTAAGTGCTGAACATGCTGCGGATATTTACTCATACATGGGTGATGCAACAGCTACTGGTGCCGATGAAATTGGTCGTGCAATGCAAAAAGTTGGTGGTACTGCTGGAGCAATTGGACTTGAGTTTGAAAAGGTTTCTTCATGGATTGCGACAATTTCATCAAGAACACGTGAAAGTGCTGAGACAATTGGTAGCTCAGTTAAGTCAATCATGGCACGTGTGCAATCTTTGAAAGAAAATGGGTTTGATCAAGAAGATGGAACACAAGTAAACCAAGTAGCAAAAGCATTGGCAAAGGTTGGAATACAACTTGTTGATTCACAAGGTGAATTCCGTAACTTTGGTACAGTAATGGACGAACTAGGTGCTAAATGGACTACATTAAGTAATAGACAACAAGCGTACATTGCAACAACTGTTGCTGGTTCATATCAGCAATCACGTTTTTTAAACATCATGGAAGGATATCCAGATTCTGTTAAGTTATATGAAGCATCTCTTGATTCTGCTGGTATAGCACAAGAGAAATTCAATAGATATCAAGAAGGAACAGAAGCCCATTTAACAAGAATGAAAAATGCTTGGAATGAAATATTCCAGTCTTCATTTGATTCAAATGGAATAAGAAGTCTTATTGATGCATTGACAACATTAGGAACTGCTGTAAATGCTGTCGTAAAAACTATTGGAATATTCCCCGTTGTCATTGGTGTAGCTACAACTGCTGCACTTATATTAAGTGGTGCCGCAAGAAGAATGTATGCATCTTTCATCCCTAGTGTAGCATTATTCAAAAAGGTTTCATATGAAACACAATTCCTTGCACTTAGACTTAAAGAGGCTGCACTTGGAATGAAAACAACTGCTGGAGCTATGAATGTTTTAAAGGTTTCTGCAAAAGGTCTTGGCATAGCGCTGGCTACAATAGGTCCAATGTTAGCATTAATGGCGGTAGGTCTTGTTATTCAAAAGATAACTGAGGCAGTTCAAAAACATAATGAAAAAATAAAAGAACTTAAGACTGTAAATTACACTCTTAGAGACTCTTACAAGGAACAAAAAAGTGGCATTGAGGCATTAAACGATGAATACAATACGCTTATGGCTACTGAAGATAAATCAATCGAACAAAAAAATAGATTGCTTGAAATTCAGAATGAACTTGTTAAAAATTATGGAGTTACTGCTACCGGAGTTGACGCAGAGGGTAATGCATATGTAAACAGCCAAGATGCTATTCAGGATAGAATAGATATACTTAGTGATTTGATTAAGATTCAAAATGACCTTAATAAATCTAAGGTAATTTCTACATATACAGATAAGTCTGAAAAAATAGAAAATAAGGCAAAAGCATATGAAGAAAATCAAAAGGCATTGTTGGATTTACAAAAACAAGAACAAGACTATTTAGACGGAAAAACAAACACGAGAGTAGTAAATGTACCAACTTCATTTGGCGAGACAAAAGCAGTAGAAATTAAAACTGATATTGAAGAAATAAATAAAGCTAAAGTTGCAGTAGAAACTGAGCTTGAAAAGAGTAAAACAGAATTAGATGCACTTACTGCTGATAGAATTAATGCTATCAAAAATGAATATACTGAAAGACTCCAAGAAGCAGGAAAAACTGTAACAAACGAACAACGTGCGTTCGCTGAGTCTCTTACAAATGTTATTGGTCAAATGGACTTTGCAGATTTCGACAGTCAAGTTTCTTTTCTGGAAAAATCTTTGGATAGTCTTGAAAAAGTTGGAATTCATTCTACTGAGGAATTGAAATCATTCTTTTTTGACAATGGCGTAGAATTTAATACTAAAAACTTCCAAGTTTTCGAATCTATGATAGAAGACCTCAATAGTGCACAAGTTAAAAATATGACAACAGTAGAGAAACAAGATGCTGTTTATAACTCATATGGAAAAACGTTGAATTTAGGAACTGATGCAATTAGAAGAATTGTTGAAGCTGTAGAAGGTGGAACACCTCTATTTGCCGCATTAAACGATGAACTTGCAGACTCTGGAACAAACCTTGAATCATTCGCTACAGCATTAAAGGCTTTGAATGATAGTTACAGTGATACTTCCGATACTGTTTCAACGCTTAATGGATTTTTAGAAGATAATGCAAATGGCAAACAAATAAGTGCTGATGCAGTTATGGACTTGATTGCTAAAGATGCATCTCTTATTAGTTTATTCAAAATTGAAAATGGTGTTGTTAAATTAAACACACAAGCTATTGTAAAAAAACGTGATACCATGATTCAAGCTGTAAAAGATGAAGGTACTGCACAATGGCAAAGTGTTTTAAATCAAAACTCTGCATTGGTTGCAAAATTGACCGCTTATGGCATAGAAGTAAATGCTATAAATGATGTAGGTGCTGCTCTCGATACTATCAACATTAAAACAGCACAAATGATTTATTTAGCTCGTCAAATGGGCGAAGGCGATCTTGTTGAGAGTCTTCAAGAAGATGGCAAGAATCTTAAAGATTTTGTTCAAGTCCTTGACGATTTAAAAACTCAGGCAGAACTTGGAGCAGAAGCATTAGAGAATGTTGGAAAAGATGCTGATGATACGACAGAATCCATAACTGCTCTCCAAAGAGCTATCAATGATGTTGATGCTGCTCTTGACAAGGTACATGCACAACAAAGTAAATACGCTAAATCTTCTAAAGAATATAGAGCTTCGGTAGCAGAAGAAGTAAAACTTTTAGAGAAAAAGAAAACATTGCTTCTTGAAGCAAAGGCTGATCCATCCAAATTAGTTGCAGCAACAACAACGACAACATCTGGAGGAAGTACTTTTGCTAGTACAAATTATACTGGAGGAACTGGTGCTAAGTCTACTGGAGACATTAAAAAGATTATAAGTGAAGCGGCGGCAAATAACGGTGTTGACACATCTATATTAGACGCTGTTGCATGGGCTGAGTCAAGTTATAATCCTAATGCTAAGAGTGGTGCGGGAGCCGCAGGATTGATGCAATTAATGCCAGGAACCGCTAAGGGATTAGGTGTATCAAATGTTTATGATCCTCAACAATCAGCAAACGGTGGAGCAAAATATCTTAGTCAATTGTATGATAAATACGGTTCTTATGATCTTGCTTTAGCGGCATATAATGCTGGTCCTGGTTATGTCGATTGGGCTATGAAGACTACAGGAAGCAAAGATTGGGACGTATTAAAAAATGCAAAAGCTGATACGGCAAAATTAAACCGTGGTGTTGGAGACAACATCTTTAAAAGCGAAACTCTTAACTATGTTCCAAAAGTTATTGGTTATGCTCAAGGAGGAAACGCTACAAGTAGTTCAGCAAGTACAAAAACAGGTTCCACAACAACAGGTACTACAACGACAGTTGTAAATGCTCCTTCCTCAAAGGACATTGATAGTGCGAAGAAATCAGTTGAGGATCAATTAGTTGAGGTTGATAGTGCACTATTCACTAGCGCTAGAAACGTTGTTGATAGTTATATGGCACAATATGAAAATCAGTTGGCAAACAAAGATGAAGCCATAAGCCAATCTCAATATAGAGCAGCAAGACTTGATCCAAATTCTGCTAATTACACTGCTAAAAATGCCAAAGAAACAAATGAACAAATTATGCAGTTAAAAGTTAAACAAAAACTTATGCACGAAGAGGCTGAATATCTTAGAAATTCGGGGATTCAGTCAGATGACTTGACTCAAAAAACGTTAGAACTTAGTCAATCATATAGAGATGTGCAAGATCAAATAGATGCATTAAATGGAGATTTAGCTGATAATTCGTTATATAAGTATGAAAAGGGAATAGAAAGCACAAACGCTGAATTGGCATTATCATCTGCAAGATTGAGTACTTATGATGAAGAATCAAAAGAGTATAGAGCTGAGTTGATAAAACAAATTAAAATAAACGAAACTCTTCAAAAACAAAAGGAAGAAGAGGCTGTAGCAATTCGTAAAATTCTCAAAGACAATGAAAAGAGTCACAAATTGAGTATTGAAAAAGTTGAAGAATACAATCAAAAACTTGCTGCATTGAAACTTGAATGGTGGGATATTGAAGCTGCTATTAAACAATCCAATGATGCATTAAAAGATTTCAATGACAATATTGCAGACAATGCCATCGAACTTCTTAAGGATATGTATGAGAAACAAAAGGATGCAATCATTGATGCGATTGATGAACAAGATGATGCACTTGAAAAAGCTCATGAAAAAGAAATGGATAGAATTGATGAAAAGCTTAAGGCAGATCAAAAGATAATTGAAAGCAAGATCAAACAACTTGAATTTGACAAGTCAGAAGCTGAATATCAAGATAGCTTGAACACAAAGACGCAAAGTCGTCAAGAGTTACAAGATAAAATCAATCGTTTATCTTTAGATGATTCCAAAGAGGGCAAGGCTCAACTCAAAGACCTTATCGAACAAAGAGATGCTGCGGACAAGGAAATTGCTAAACTTCAAGATGACCATTCTACCGATGCTCAAAAACAAGATTTAGAAGATCAAAAAACTTATTTAGAAGAAAAAGCAGAAGCGGATAAAGAAGCTTGGACAATGAGTGTTGAACTTTGGGATGCTACATCTCAACAAATGGTAACTATAACTGGGAAATCTTACGATGATATGAAAGACATCATTGAAGATTATAAAGATAGTGCTAACAAATACTTCAAAGACATTGCAGATGATGAAACTCATTGGTCTAACCTTAAAGCAGAAATTGAGAAAGGCAACATTCAAGGAATTTCAAGCGAACTTGGAACTTTAAAAGGATGGTTTGATGCAAATCTTCCGCTTGTTGGTCAATCAATATATGATAATGTTACAACTCAACTTCAAAAGGTAGTTGAAAACCTTAAACTCATTAGAAGCGAATCAGATATTATTACAGAAATGCAAGCAAACTCTGCAAAATGGGCTAGTGCAACTGCGGAAGAAAAGAAAAATCTTGAAGCCGCTAATGAAGCTCTTGGTTCAAGTATAGGAGCTACAAAAACAAGCGCTGGTGTTTGGCTTGATTCAAGTGGAAACGCGTTGTATGGAGGTACTACTACTTCTACAAGCGGTTCAACAACTACATCGTCAAGCTATGCTTCTGTTGTAGCACAAATGAAAGCAAACGCAGCAGAATGGCATACTGCAACTGCCGCTAGACAAAAAGAACTTGTTGCCTTAAACGAAAAGTTGGGTCCAAGTATTGGATTGTCTAAAAAAGCTGATGGTCATTGGTATGATAAGAGCGGTCTTCAAGTTCTTCATAAAGGTGGTGTTGTTGGTGGAGGTGGAAATAAATTAACTAAACTTATGGATCAGATGATGAATACTGATGCAAACGAACAAGTGATATTAGCTTTGCAAGATGAGTTAATGTCTCCTTCTACAAACATTCAAAACAAATTCATGCCAAACATGGGAAAACTTGTTTCATCAATTTCTCCTTCTGTGGTTACTAATAGTGGTGGAAGCAACATTAACATCAATATTGGTAGTGTAACGGGAGATGAAAAAGGTGCTGACTTAGTTACTACTAGATTGGTAAATGGATTAAAGAAGCTTGGTTGGAAGGGATAAGTACACATGGAGAGGGTTAATCGCCCTCTCTGTTTTTTATAAAGGAGGAAAATAAAATGGCAGTAATGGAAAGTATTAGCTTTTGTTACGATGGAAAGTATAGCGTAAATTTTGGGATATACAATGTAAGCTTAAATAATAATATGCATGAAGAACAATTTTTTGCTAGTAGAAGCATTGTAGAGCAAAAGATAAGAGGAAATTCAAAACCTTATTTCCAAGGAGTTGAATATGAACCACTCACACTATCTTTATCGTTTGCTTTTGAAGATACATGGAATGATGCATTAATAAGAGATGTTGCAAGATGGCTTAGACAAGATTATTATAAACCTCTTTGGTTCGCAGAAGACCCTGGAAGAATATTTTACTGTATGTGTGTTGATGATTCTCAATTAGTTCACAATGGATTAAAACAAGGATACATTACACTTAAACTTAGATGTGACAGTCCTTATACATATTCACCAGTATTAACAAAAGGGTGGCTCAATTTCAGTACTATAATTGGTCCTCACGCGTTTGAGTTTGTAAATGATGGAGATGTAGACCTAAAGCCTGAATTGTGGATTAAAAAAATTGAAACAGGTCCACTAACAATTCTAAACAAAACAAATGGGAATGAAACATTTAATTTCTCCACATTATTGGACAATGAAACTATTTATGTTGATAATGAAACAGAGTATATAGAGACAGATTTAGCCAACACATATAGATATGGACAATTCAATAATAAATATCTTAAATTAGTTAGAGGTAAAAATGTGTTAGAAATAACAGGAAGATGTAATTTGAATTTTAGATATCAATATCGAACACTACAATAATTGAAAGGAGAAAGATAAAATGGCTTTAGGTGATATAGATTTAACTTTGCCAGCAAGAAATGTAGAATTATTCTTAGCCAAACCAAATCGTGAAATTGTTGCAAAATTAACGGAGGCTTACAATAAAAAACTGCTTTTAAAACTTGGTAATATAAATGAAATTACATTTACTATTCCATATGATGTAGATAAAAATAAAAAACTCACTATAAATCCGCATATGAACTTGTTAAGAGAAAGATATCTTATCAAAGCCGTATTTTCTGGAAAAGTAGAGTGGTATAAGATTATCAACATTGTAAATGCAATGAGTGAAGGAGATTCAATGGATGTAACGTGCTATCTTCTTCCATATGAATTATCTGATAAAAACATAAAAGTATTCCAAGAAGATGCTTTAAGTTTAGACCAAGTAATGAATGGAGGAACAATTGTTGACCCAGATTCAGGTACTTCATATCAAATTGATGGACTACTTGACGAAACATTATGGACCCTTGGATATGTTGATGCAGAGATAGCTTACAAGTATAGAGGATACAGCTTTACTTCTACAACTGTCCTTGACGCTGTATTTAAAGTTGCAGAAACATTGAATGCTCTTATTGTATGGAATACGATAACTAAAACAATTTCATTCTATGATGCAGACAATTACGGTATTAATCGAGGATTTACAATTAACTATGGTCGATACTTGAAATCTTTAAGTAGAGAAAGCAAAAGCGATGAAATGGTTACAAGACTTAAGGTATTTGGTAAAGATGGAATGTCTATTCAGGCATTAAATATTAATGGACAAAATTATCTTGAAGACTATACATATTTTCTTTATCCATTTCAAAGAGATGTAAATCACAATGTAATTCAACATAGTTATTACATGAGTGACGAACTTTGTCATGCAATCTTAGATTATTCGGAATATACTCAATCCAAACAAGGTCAATTTACAAGCTTATTAGCCCAAAAGGTTCCGTTTGAAGTATCTTTAGCGGCTAGAAAAAACGAACTTGCAGCACTTCAAGAAGAGATTGCTATTATCAATAACAATATTGATATATATAAATCTATGGAATATGATTATACATCATTGACTGCCCAAAAAAATGCAAAGCAAGTAGAAATAGATAGTAAAAATGGAGAAATTACATCTATAAATGCATCATTAACCAGCTTAGATGATCAAATATTGACGTTGAAAAGCTCATTAAAGTATAGCGTATTTTTCACAACAGAACTTTTAAGAGAATTATCTGACTATATTATTTACAAGGAATTCTCAAACGAAAGTTATACGGAAGAACAAATGTTGTATGATGATGCTGTTAAAGAGTTTGAAAAAGCTAAACAACCTCAAATAATATTGACCATTGACATAATCAACTTTATGAATATCGTTGAAGCTCAAAGAGATTGGGATAAGTTAAACCTTGGAGATACAATAACTATTAGATACGGTAAGCTGAATATTAATATGGAAGCAAAAATAATAGAAATTTCTATTGATTTTGAATCTGATAGTATAGGTCTTACTATTGCTAATACAAAAGATATAATGACAGATGAAGAAAAACTTATCAAGATGATTTATTCAAACAATGCAGCATCTACTCTACTTGATCTTAAGAGTACAAAATGGGATGGAATAGATACTACAACCTCCAAGGTTAATGCTATAATTGAAAACACTTGGAGCGCTATAAAAACTGGAATAGAGGGTGGAGTAAATAACACAATATCTATTACAGAAAGAGGTATACTTGTTAAAAATACTCTTGATCCAGACAATTATCTTGTTATTCAAAATGGAGTACTAGCAATTACTAATGATAATGGTAATTCTTGGAAACATGCAATAACTGCTAATGGTATAGTTGGAGAAAGAATTTATGGCAAGCTTTTGGCTGGTGCCAACTTGGTTATTGATGCGAGTACATCTAGTGGATATAAAACGTTTACTGTGGATGAGAGTGGAGTAACTATTGCTGGATCGAATCTAATTATCACAGGAGGGCTTCCACCTTCCCAATTGGACCCATCATTTAAAGATTCTTTGGTAAACCTTAACACGGTATACAATGGAGTTGTAATTGGTATAGAAAACGGTCTTGTGATAACGAAGAGTGACAACACAATAAGAACGATACTAAATGCAACAGAAGGATTCAGCTTTGAAAAGAAAAATGGAACAGCTTGGGATAAGAAACTTTATTACAATGCTGTTACAGGAAATTTAGTATTAGATGGAGAATTTAATGCGAAATCAATAAAGATCAATGGAGTAGAGGTAATTGCTGGAGGTAAACTTGACGGAGACATGATTGATAGTATCAAAGTGCAACAATTAGATGCCACAACCGCAAAGATTGGTACAGCTATGATTGAATCTTTAATAGTTGGTACAAACGTATTGATGGGACCAAATGCATATTTAAGTTGGACCAATATAACAGGTCAACCTTTTATACCAACAGATGCAACTCAAATTGGAGGTATCTCAAGCACATATATTGATGCCAATGGAATATGGGCTATCAAGGTAAATGCAAATGCGCTTGTAGCAGGAACAATCTCAGGTGTAACGATAGCAATTGGAACTGGGAATAATATCTTTAAAGCTGATGCCAATGGTATTTACTTAGGTAATGCATCTTATGCAAGTGCACCATTTAAAGTTAGTATGGGTGGATCATTGATGGCAACGAATGCTGTAATATCTGGCGATATTGCAACTGGAAATGCAGGAACGACAAGAGTAGTTTTGAGTTCTGGATTGGCTGATATAAACTTGTATCACAATTCGTCAAATATATTTAGAATAGAAGATGATGTAGATCATACTACAATATATAGTCCTACAAGTACTCCTATATATATTGGAAAACCTAGTGGATCAATTTATGCATATGGACCATGGGATTTTACAAATGCAACTGTAACAGGTGTTAAAGCCGTATTTGGATAAAAATAAAGCACCTCTTATAGAGGTGCTTTAGATAATTCTTTGAGTATAGATTCTTTGATAAACACTATCCCTTGGTAAGTGAAAGCTTCAACATCCGAAGATACTACATCCGAAGATACGATTATTTTGTCGCTATCTTTAAAGGATACGGTTTTTGTTTTTTGTGTATACGATATGTCATTAAACAAACCATATTGTCTACTTCCGCTTGCCAATGTAACAAATACAGTGTCATCTATCTTGATGGCAATATCTTCACTACCTGAGGAATAGTAATCTTCAAGTACTTCGATATCCTGTTTGTTGCTTGTCATTTCAACACTCCTTTCCTTTTGGTTCCATTTAACACTTGTGTTCGTTAGCTTCCCAACGTCCGTCAATGGCAAGTAAGTTTTACCATTATATGTGATCGGCGGATTGCTTAACGCTACATTTTTACTATTGTACACAACGTTAACATCGTAGTTGAGATAAGCTTGTATCTTCTCAATGGTATTCGTATTTGCGTATGCGCTTCCAGTCGCTAGTAGTGATACACCGACAAGGAATCCGATAGTAAAATTCTTGATACTTTTTAAATTGATTTTTTTCATTTTTCTCACCTCTTAGTTTTTTATATCATCGTAACCAAGATATAACAATATTATACCACAAAATATGGTTACAGTCAATCTGTTTTAAAAATATTTTTAATTAAAGAAAGGGGAAATTATTAATGGCAACAATTAGTTTTGCTGGAGCTACATCTAGTACAATCATAGTTAACATTGCACACAATGGTAATGCGGTAAATAACTACAAGTTATATCGTGATGGTAACTTAGTAGATAGCGTATCATTCACGCAAACAACTAGTCATAGCGCACAAAGAACAGTGTCAGGGCTTAGTGCTAGTACATCATATTATATTTCCGTAAACTATTATTTGAATACGACTTTAGCAAGTGGAGGTAATGCAGGTAATACATGGTCTACAACGGCACCACCAGTTCCAGGATCTGTTGCATGGTTAACTGTAAACGAT